CCCCCCCCCCACCCCCATCTCAAGATACCCCCTCCCCACCTTTGAAAAATACCCACAGGGGGCGGTAATTCCTTAACACAACCTATCTTGTCTATAATTCCTATATGCAACACAGCGGCTATGACAAACCGACCAATGAATTGCATGAATTCATGTACCGGCAATTTCCACCCAAACCCACCACATTCAATTTCCAATCGGAGATGTCCCGTTTCATGTCGGTGGGTCATGGGATCAACGATGACAAATCCGAGTATGTGTTAATCACCGACGCGTTCCGAATACCGATGCCCGGTGCGGCCCAACAATTGTTCCAAATTGCGTGTTGCCGGGAATTGATAAGACGGGTTCAATTCAAATGGTTCCCGATGCCGATCCATTTGACGGTGGATTGTGGTCCGGGCGGTGAAGATGACGGTTTGGCTAGCGGTGTATGATCGCGATACCGGCGAACCCATGTTGCTCCGGTCCGAATGCATGGCAAGGGAATTATTCATGCCCGGATCGTTCGCGATCGCAATACAATTCCTTCGGGACTACGTCCGCGATTTGTTGTTGCACGAATTGGACGAATGCATTTTGGTCGAGGGTGTGCGGTTGTACGATCCCCACAAACCTAAACCGCCGGCCAAGTATGCCGGCATGGTTATGCTGCCCCCTAACGTGGTAACACCATGAATATTTACATGATCGTTTTAACCATCGGATTGATCGGGTTCGCCGCCGTTTGTGTGGTTTGGATGTTTGTGTTATCGATAGAGGTGTGGCGGTATAGTCATTGGAGATCAATTTTGATGTTTGTGGGAAGTGTACTGATGACCAATGCGTTGGTGTCGGCGGTCCTGTTTTTCTTCAAGTGGGCGGTTTTCCAAAGGATAAAGTGACCCTTTTCCATTTCTATTTGAAGGTAATTTTATGAGCGAACGTGTCATCGTATTTACGCCGCGCGAGGCCAATCGCTACCGGGAACGCTATCATCGGGTGTGTGACACCGAGCATGTCGTGGCGGGGGATGGGTTAATCATCCCGGTTGCGGACATCGACGCCGTTTTGGACCAACGCGCCCAAACTATCACCGCCGAAAACGAGCAATTGAAGGGGGATTTGCGGGTGGCGGTGTCGTTTCTTAACGATTTGACCGATTTGTTGGACCAATTCGTGCCGGTCCGTGAATTCATCGCCAAAATCCGGTTCCCCAAACCCAAGAAAAATATCATGGAAACACCGACGCCCACCGATCCTACCGCCGTGTCCGAAATCACCCGTGGGTTGGCCATGTTCCTTCGGCACCGCAACATCTACCGCGTGCCGGAGACCATCGACGTGACCGGTAAATCGACCCCGGATCACATTAAAAAGGGGGTGTACGGTGAAACCCGGTTTGATTGTGACAACGCCAAAAACCTGAACGTGTATTTGGACGGCATCAAACAGGATGCGGTGGAGGTGGACGTGAAGGGTGGGTGGGCGCGTTGCCAGGATCGTTGCATGGGGGCCCTGTACATCATCAACAACCAAATAAAGGAATCTATTCGGTTTGGCGAGGTGACGTTGGAATTTATGGACCCCGTTGCGGAAAAGGTCACAACCATCGCCGATCCGGCCGCAACCGTTGAAAAGGTGGTGGGCACCGAATCGACCACGGTTGCGGCGACCGCCAAACCGGAAACGATCGCTAAAAATACCGACGCCAAAATCATGGTGACCGATTGCCTGGCCCGCATTTGCCAATTTGAATCGTGGATGCGCAGCTACAATTTCCTGCGTTCGCCTCTTGGGGAACAACAGGAATCCACCTCGTTGGACGGCATCCGGATTTTGGTCCATGGATTGGATGTGGCGGTGCAATTGGAAAAGGGTGGCCGGATTATCACCGCCACCGAATTACCCAATAGCGAACACACCGACAACATCGAGTTGTATCAAACCATCGTCAAAGCGCTGCCGATCCTGGGAAATCTATTGGTCAGCAACCATCATGCGATTATGAAGGATCAAGCTAATGCCCTCGATGTTTACGATGGGTGGTTTAAGGAGAATCGGCTACTTGAGAACGTGCCGAAAATAAAGGAGAGCCAATGGCCTACCACATAACCTGCGAACGATGCGAAAAGAGGTGCCCGCAAAGGGCGAATTTTTGCCCCGCATGTGGGTATCAATTGGTTTCCTGTAGAACGGTTACCCGGTCCTTGCGGCAACAACGTAAAATGCTGGACAAACAAAAACAATTGTTCGGACAGCCCCATTTGGTTGCGTTTGGCGAGGAATTGGAACGATTGGCTGCGGCGGGGGCGGTTTCAAAACAACATGAACCCAATGCGCGTGAATTGTTGGTGGGGTTTCACCAACGACGTATTGACAGGCTTGAAAAAGAACTGGCCGAGGAAAAACAGGAATTGGAAAAGGCCAAACAATCCGATCCGAACGCCCCCGTGATCCGTTGCCCGGTTTGCCGTGGCTACGAAAAACCCTATTGGTCATGCGATTGTTAGAAAGGACACCCATGCGCGCAATGATGGTCAACCGTGGATTGCGGTTTTTCCAAGTGGCAAAGGCCTGCAATTTTTCCTTGAAGTCCCCGGCCCGGAAACGGGCCATTAGGAAAATCATCGCCCGTCGTGCCGGAACGGAACCGGCCTATGCGATTTTGGCGGCATCGATCCCCCGGCATCTTGTTTATATTTAGGTCATGGACGAACAACAACTAAATCAATTGACCCACGTGGCCCGCGACGGCGCGTTGACCAAGGAACAGGGGTTGGCGTTGATCCGGGAAATCCGGGAACACCAACATCATGACAACCAAATGATGGAATTGCTTCTTTGCATGGTCCGCTACGCCGGTCATCCGGTGCCCAACACGGAAAACACCTACCGCGTGTCCATCCCGGTCAACCATGACGTGCGCGACCACGATCAATTGGAAACCGGCCGGGACCTGGACAATAAAACCTTTACCTACATCCGTCGCAAAGGAGCATAAATCATGTGCGCAAAAGAGGAAACAGCATCGGACCCCAAACCGGCACCACAGCCGATTCCCAATGACGCGAAGAAATTCGTCTCCGACGTGATCGAACGGTTCTACAAATCGTGCCGCGAAAAATCGACCGCGTTATCCGTCAACGAGATCCAATTCGATTTGATCCTGTTTCATTTTACGAAAACGGAAATGGAATTGGGCAAAATCGCCCAATTGATAGGAATCGACCGCGCGCACCTCGATGAGTTGGTCGGTTTCATGTTTCAATCCCGTGGGTCCGTCCTTCGGTGTTACCAAACGGTTAAGGAAAACCACCACGTCACCGATGCCCAATTGGAATCGGTTATTTCCGAGGTTATGGAGAAGGTTATCAAGGATACGTGAACCCATGACGTTTGAAAAAACCGCCGCGATCGTCGCCCAAAAACTCATGGAAGGGTTAAAGGATTTTCCGTGGGTGACCGAAACCCCGGAAACGTATTTGACGTTCACCGATTTATTCACGATCAACATCTACCCCAAACGGGTGATCGGGGACCGCCAATGGATGGAATCGCTGGATCGGGCAACGGCTAAAATCGTCGCGGCGGTTCAAGAATATGCCTCGGTCCATAAAAATATCCTCATGGTGGCACCGCCGAGAACTCCATTAGGTCTTGGCGTTAAAATGACGCAAATCGGTGGACCGTATGGGACCGTCGAGTATCGATTTGATTATGTTGCACACGAACGGCTTCCACGATGTTGGGTTGGTTTTGTACTGGGCCATATCATACCGCCCGCACGGCCCACACCGGAGATGATCGACAAAATTCTCAAAAACCTGTTGCGGGACCATCGGGCGATCATCCAACACCGTTGCCGGGAATTTGAAAACAACCCCCATCCCGGCAAGGATAAAACCATGTGTCCGGTGTTGTCCGGCGATGGTCCGTGCGATAAATGTGAGGAGCGATCGTTGTATGTCCGGCTAAACCATCTTTTGGATTTGATCGAGGGATAATCATGGGACGCCGGATGCCACCCGATTTTCAAAAGCGGATCAGCGAGGGGATGAAACGGTATTGGCAGCGCCGCAAGGAAAATGAAAAATACTGCCACGCGCAACACAACGATGGGGAATGTGATTGGGCGAAATGTCCCAATCCGTCGAGGGATATTTTGGTGGGGCGATGCCCGTTGCCGCGACGGGAACGTTACGAATGTTGAAGGAATTTCGGATGTCATTTACGTTCCATTTTGAGAAAGGCGTTCCCACTTGGACAAGGAATTTTGTCCAATCGGTTTGCCGTAAAATGGAATCGATAACCGATATCCGTCACGATGTTTTGGTTTACGTGGTTCCATCCACCGCCGTTACCTTCAACAACACCGGATGTGGGTTTGGTTGTTTCACCCATCGGGTTAAGGGAAAACCCGCAATTATCCTGGCCGGACGCCGGTTACCGGAAATACCCGTTGCGGAGTGGGTGGACCATCTAACCGACACGATCATTCATGAGATTGTTCACTACGAGCAATTCCGTGATGAAAAACCAATCACCGAACGCGGCGTGGCCGTTCGCATCAAAAATCTTATTAGGATTGCAAACCAATGAACCGTTTGACCGATGAACAAATCACATGGTTGGAAACCCAATCGTTCCCGGACGCGGTCCCCCAACCCGGTCCCGAGGGGTTGCCACAATTCCTGACCCATTGGGGCAATAAAGACCACCCGACCCCCATATCGGCACTAGCAAACGCTCTTCGTGCCGCAAACGCGACCCTGGATCGTCTGCGCATGGATTCCACGGCGATTCAATTCGCCCATTGGTTCCCCAAATACGCCGGGTCCGCTACGTCATTTTGTCATAGCGATATGATGGCCGCATTTTTGGCCGGGGTCCGCGCCGCGTCGCGCGTCGATCCGTTACCGCTAGTCGCTACCGAAGCCCCGCCGTCATTGACCGGGGAAACGGCGTGGGAAATCCATCGGATGCCCCCGCGCAAATCGGACTACTACCACGGCGAACAACCCTTTACTGAGGAGATGCGCAAATTCCTTAAATTGGGAAGATTGTATCGGGCCAAACTTGGCAAGGGTCGATACTACTATTCGACCACCGCCATGGGTGCGGTGAATGCGGCGCTGGTGGCAAAGGAACGTTTGATGTTGCCGACTAAGGCAAAGGAATAATCCAATGGTTGTGGACACATACGAATTTGCACAATCCTTGCGCGACAAAATTTACCGGATGGAATTGCCGGCCGGTTCAAAACCGTTGACAGCGAATTACATTAAGTTTTGTGGTGCCTTTGTTCTTTATTTTGAGCGCACGCAGGAATTGGCCAATCCGGTGGATGTTTATGATATTGGATTCTTCCACCCCCGACATGAAATTCCCGAAGGGATGATTTATCTTAATACGATCGTCCATGAGGGAAGCATTTTCGTGTACTACAAGAAGTTTTCGAAGGAGTAGTTATGGCAATCGACACCGACGGCGAGGGTGGGTTTATTATCCCACAAAACATAACCAATGCGTTACCGCGAACGATTAGCGTAGAGATCGAACCCAACAAAAAGATTTTTCTTCGGACGCGGATCAACGACGAAAAGCTCGAGCATGAGGTTGAAATATCACGCAAGGCAATTGATTCGTTGATCCGGGAATTGCGGAAACACTCAACGATGACGGCGCACCAATGGGTTATGGAGGAGCTTGCGCGGATGGGGGTTGGGATGGTTCCCGGCAAGACGATTGTATTGGAATGCGTGGCGACGGTTCATGCACGAACGATAGAAAACGAAATCCAGCGCGCCGGCACCGTAAAACATGATTGACGACCTTTCATTTTTTACCATCGTCCACAACGAGGAATCGTTGTTGCCGGGGTTGTTGTCGATCATGCGACCGGTAGCGGCGGAAATCGTTGTGGTGGTGCAGGAAAGCACCGACAAAACCCTTTACCATGCATGGCAATACGCGGATCGGGTGATTGGGGACAATCACTATGGGTTCATGGAACCATCGCTGAATCTTGCTCACGCCCAATGCACCAAACCATGGTTGCTTCAATTAGATGCCGATGAGATGCCTACGCCGCATTTATTAGAGGATCTTCATTGGATGGTTAAGTCGGGCAACAATGGTTTTCATTTGCACCGGATAAACTATGTGGATGACCGGCATTGTATCGATCCTGAAAACCCCCACGATATGCAGATGCGGTTATGGCGGCGGAACCGTGTAAAAGCATTCCCCGGACGCCGAATCCACCGCACCGTAGAAATCCACCCGCCTATATCCAGCATTCTGTATGAATGCATCATCCACCGCAAAACCCGCGAACGATACGACGCCAACCAACTTCGATACAATCAATTGATAGCGTCCGGCGCTGCCGTTCAATGGCGTTAGGCCGGATTTAACAACAGGAGCGACCGATGAAATGGAAATTGGATGTTTTTGACAATCGGGTTTTGATTAGAACCAAGGACGGTCAATTGGTAGGTGACCTTGCGAAGGATGGCAAAATTGCGTCCGATCTGCGTTGGTTGATTGCGGCCCACAACCGCAAATCGGAACGATCGGCGCACCAACAACGGGTGGATGAATTCATGCGGTTGGCCGGCCGCACCCTTCCCCAAACCCCAACGATCCCGGACGTGGACACGCGGCGATTGTGCGGCGCATTGATCTTGGAGGAATCGTTGGAAACGATCGAGGCGTTGGGATTCCTTGCCTCGGTTGAAATCAATCGAAATCCGGATGGCGTAACCCAGGAAATGGTTTCGTACCTTTACGAACATGGCAAACCGGATTTGGAAAAGTCGGTGGACGGCTGTATCGACACCCGCTACGTCTGCACATACACCCTTTCATCATTAGGGGTTTCCGACCGCCGACCCCAGGAATTGATTGACGCCGCCAATCTCGCCAAATTCGATCCGCCCCATTGCCCGGATTGTGGCAAGGTTTTAACGTGGTCCGGCGTTATTGAGAATGGTGGAGGATGGGTTTGCACCTACCACGAATGTAAACGAACCGGTTTTCCCAAGGAAATTGGCCCCTACACCCGCGAGGATGGTAAACACATCAAACCGCCCTATTGGAAACCGCCGGCGCTGGACATGGAATTGGTCCGGCAATCGGAGGGGTGCCCGACGTGTGCGCAATGCGGCGCGATCATGGTCAAACACGACCCCAACGAAACAACCACCTATGCCGGTTGGTGGGTGTGTTTCGAGCATGGATCGGAACATCGGATCGTGAGTACGAGTGCCCTTAATAGGGGAATCGTAAACCAACGCATCGCCGATACGATGGTGGTAAAAGAACCGGTCCAGGAATTTGCGTCCCGTCAATGGCTTGAGTTGTTGGTAAAGGAAGGGAAACGACTCCGCGCCACGGCCATTGTTGATGATGATTTTCCAAACATCCGATCCATATTCGACAGCACCTTGGCAAGTGCTGATAAGTATCTCCAGGATGGTGTATTTTGCGCCGATAAAGAAACGGTGTCCAAATTTGAGAAATCCATGGCGTTCGCCGAATGGTGGAAATCCCATCCGGAATTGCACCATAATTCCCAATCCGAGGAATTGGCGCACGCGGCATTCGACGCCGGACGCAACGCCCCGGTGGTAGGTGAGGTGCCATGGACGATCCGGGGTGGTGTCCGTCCCGACCCGACAACCGTTCATGGTAATCCGGGTGAACCGACACCCTTCGAATTTGCCTACATGAACCATCGTGGGGAATTTTCCAATCGTCGGGTCATTCCCCGTGCCGTGGCTTATGGCATCACCGACTACCACCCGCAACCGGGATGGTTTTTGATCGCGCACGATTTAGACAAAAATGAGATCAGGACGTTTAGTCTAAACGGCATCAATGACACACGCCGTCCTGCTCAAATCATCCCTTCCGAATCGATCAAACCCTATGTGCAGGAAATATCGACCTGCTCCGAGGAGTACATATTGATCCATCATCCGGGATGGTACGCGATCATCACACAACCCTGGTGCAAGCTCGGTCAACCGATCCATTTCGTTAATAACGGTAGGTTTATCGCCTCCGGCACTATTACCGCGATCGACCGGCCCGAAAACCACGACATTAAGGAATTTCCGGGTTGGTGGATCATTCGCTACAAACCGGACCAGGTAGTTGAATCCTCGCCGGCCCGCACTACCGAATCACAAGATATGTCGATGTCCCCGTTCCCGGATCAAGGAAGTGGTGGGTAATGAAACCAACGACCCCCGTTTTACCGTCCCATCCGGAATTTCCGGAGATGACGTTGGCCAAGGACCAACCGGAGTACGAACCATTGCCGGTATGCGTGATCCGCTACGGCAACGGGGATATTTCTACGATCTCGCGTTGGCGATTCACGTGGCGGGAACGTTTACGGGTATTGTTCACCGGAACCATGTGGTTGGAGCAACTTACCTTTGGTAGTCGTTTGCAACCTCAATTGCCCCACACGCGGGAACCATTGACATAAGGATTATTTGTGCTGCCTATCGCCGTTGGCATCCCGACGTACACGAACCTTGCCGGATTGTCGCAGTTGGTCCCCTCGCTATTCAAACAGGGGGATGTGGCGGTTGATTTGATGATCGTTTGTAACCACCCCGACACATGGGGGTTCGTGGACGATTGGCGCAACGAATGGGGGGCGCATGTGTGGGCACCGACCGACAACCGGGGCGTAGCCGCGTCATGGAATATCCTGGCCAAACATGCGTTCGCGACCGGTCACAACCAAATTATACTCCTTAATGACGACGTGGTTTTAAAATCGGATAAGGTTTTGTCCGATTTGCTGTGGGCCAATCGACTATGGGATGGTCGTGCATTGTTCACCGCCGGCGTGAACGGTTGGCACACATTTAGCTTGTCCAAGAAGTTGTATGACGCCGTGGGGAATTTTGACGAGGGGTTTTGGCCCGCCTACTACGAGGATAACGATTATTCCCGCCGCATTGCGGTTTGGAGGAGTATGGAACAGATCATTTGTGATTTTACCGGCTTGCCCTATAGACCGGTTGCCGGCGCGCGATTGATAGAGGAGGTGGGAATCATGTTGGGGGGTAAATATGAAAAACCGGTAACCCCTCTAAAGGAACGGTTTGAGGAATTAGCGATCAACGTTCCGGTCGAACACAACCTTCGTGGATCGCAAACAAACCATCCCGACGTAAAAACGTGGTTGGAAAAAACCCATGACATCGTTCATGCCCGCTACATCGCCAAATGGGGCGGTCCGGCTAAACAAGAACGATTCACCCAACCATGGGACGGCAAACCGGGCTTGGACACATCCCGCTATATCTTAGAGCAAATGGGCTTGGGCAAACCCTAATACGTTGCCTATCCCCTTAAAATTCGTGTACCATCCCCGCCGCTATGGCCAAGAAACCAAAACGGGAACGGGTGAAATTAAAGCGCAACAAACCGGTGGCGGACCGGTCCGCGCCAGTGCGGCATTTGTCTAAAGAGGTAAGCAAAGAGTTTTGTCGGTTGGCCCGTAAGGGAATTCCGGCATCCACCATCGTCGATTATCTAGGCATCCCCGCCAGTGCATTTCACGAATGGTTGGCCAAGGCCAAATCGTTCGATGCCACCAACGATCCCAATTTGGCGGTTTACGGCCAATTCGTGCGCAATTTCAAACGGGCGTGCGCCCGGTATTTGATCGACCGGCAGGCATTGATGGAAACCGGCGACCCCAAGGAATACTACCGCGAGGTGGTGATTTTGGAACGACGCGATCGCAAGAATTGGGGCAAGATAGAGCAGGCCGGTGGTGAAACCGAGGCCTACGATCCCGACGAGAAGTTTATTTAGTCCACGGGATGCACCATGCCACGCACCTCACGTCCGGCCCTTAGTTGTTGGGATCGGGACATTAACAACGTGGAGAAACCGTCGCCGTCCGCGTCGGATCGTTCCCCGTTTTGGTCCAAGGAGCAACCGGAATTCGAGTGTGGTGGTCGAATCTACTCGGCGTCCGAGTACGCCAAATTACCCGAGGAAATTCAAAAACATGGCCGGGTGGTGCGGGGCGGCATGTTTCCCCATCAACGCAAATGGTGGGAATTAAACACCTTTATCAAAGCGCTGATTGGAGGATTTGGTGCCGGCAAGACGTTGATCGGCGCTAAACGGGTCATCGCGTCGGCATTGGACAATTCCGGGTGTATGGTCGCGGCCGTGTCCCCGACGTTCCCATTGGCCCGCAAAACCATCATCCCGACTATCAGCAACCTTCTAGCCGGCAAACAAGCGAGATACGGTCGTGGGTTTTGGTGGAAATACAACCGCACCTCCCATGAATTTTTCATCCGACATAAGGGACGTGACGGATGGATTCAAATCATGTCGGCCGAAGATCCGGATTCGTTGCGCGGACCCAATATCGCATCGGCATGGTTGGATGAACCGTTCCTGATGGAGGAAACGGCATTCCGGCACATGGCGGCACGTATCCGCGCCGGCAATTCCCGTGAATTGCTTCTTACGGGATGCGTCACGCGGGACACCCTGGTTTTGCCGAGATCTGGCATGACGCCGATCGGTGATTTGGACCCTGGAACCCTTCCAAAACAATATCGCCGGATCGCGACCGATTTGTATGGTTCGCATCGATCGTTCCACCATGCCACGTCGTTTTTCAACAACGGGGTTTCCGAGACCAGGCGCATTACCGTTACCAACAACTATCAAATCGAGGCCACACCGGACCATCCGGTTTTGGTCATGGGTGATGATGGTAAACCGCAATGGCGTCCGGTGGGCCAATTGCAAATCGGGGATCGTGTGGCGATTGGTCGTGGCATGGAGGTTTGGGGTAACGTCGATCCGTGCGAAGGATTTGTACCTCAACAACGGCGAAAAGTTAAAAAACCGTTGCCACAAAAAATCCAAATGACCAAGGATTTGGCCTATTTCCTTGGTTTGTGGTTGGCCGAGGGGAGCGTAGAACCGGGTCGGTTGACGATTACATGCGGCGATCCCTGTGTTATCAAGTATTTGTTGACTAAGGGTGTTTTGGGACTTCGGTTCCGTAAACAAAGCCGTGATAAACTTCACGTTCGACTTAGCTCGGTGGAGCTAATCGATTTGATGAGGCACCTTGGGATGCCATTGGTTACGGCTATAAATAAATACATTCCACAATGGGTTTGGAACGGTCGCCGCGAATGGGCGCTGTCGTTTTTGGCCGGAATGTGGGACGGTGACGGTTGCGCAATGCGTGATGGAGGGGGAATCAGCTACCGGACCAATTCTCCTCGATTGGCTCGCGACGTTCAATGTCTTTTATTGAATCTTGGAATAGTGTCGATCCGGCAGCGCACGGTTGAAAAAGAAATACAACCGGATGCGTTGGTGCAAACCCCAACGGTTGGTTATTACGTTGAATGTCGTGCCATGAACGCGGCCAAATTGGCCAAAATCCTTTCGTTCCGTATTCGGCGTAAAAAACAAAACGCGTCAATGCACATTCGGTCGATGCGTTGTTCGGATGTGTTGGCCGGATCGTCGGCGCTGATTTTGTCGGCGTGGCGTAAACGGTCTAAATTGACGTGGAGGAATTGGGACGGTAATCTTCAACCCAACGTCATTCGGGAAACCGCCGCCGGACGCCCCGGCGTAGCCTATGGTACCGTCCGGGATTTCGTCCGTTATTGGGAAATGAACGAAGGAACGGCTTGCCCGGAAATTGAAATACTTAAGCAAAATCTTGGCGATAACTACTATTGGGCCAAGGTCCGCAAAATCGAACGGGGATTGGCCGAAACCGTTGATTTTGTCGTGCCCGAAACCCACTCATTTTGGTCCAATGGGTTTATCAGCCACAATACGCCCGAACAAATCAATTGGGGTCACGATTTATTGATGGGGGAAACGCGGGAAGAATTTGAATCGCGTGAGGTTACGATTGGGATGGTTCAAGCATCGTCCCGGCAAAACCCCGCGACCGGCAAACAATACATCCGGCTACTAGAGGGCGCATTCACCCATAAAATGGCCGAGGCGTTCATCGACGGTGGATTCGTCAATTTGTCTAAGGGACAGGTATACTATGGGTTCCAATCCATCGGCGATGAATCGAACGTCCGGGCGATAGACATACCGGACGGTGCGGAATTGGGCGTGGGGATGGATTTCAACGTGAATCCTATGTCGGCCGCCGTGTTTTGGCGGTTGGGCGAACGGATGCATTTCTTTGATGAGATCGAGTTGCCCAACGCCGATACCGACATGATGTGCGCCGAGTTGTACGACCGCTATGTAAATAAAGAAACCAAGGTCGTGCCCCCGCAAATCGCGCCGTTGGACGACATTTTTCCGGATGCATCGGGACAATCCCGGCATACCTCCAGCGCACGGGGTAAAACCGATTTCCACATTATCCGCGAGTATGGGTTTAGCGTCCGCGCCCCCCACGCGAACCCGAAGGTACGTGACCGGCAAAACGCGGTGAATGGCAAGCTTCGTCCGGTTAATGGTGAGATTACCCTGACCATCTCGCCCAAATGCAAAAAATTGCAACGTTATCTGTTGACCTACACCCACGAATTGTCCAACCGGCCGGAACAAAAGGCCATGTCCCATTTGTTGGACGCGTTTAGCTACCCGATCCATTACCTGTTCCCGTTGGCCCGCGCCCACACCGGGGAGTACCGGTTGACGGGCCTTTAGACGGTACGTTGCCGGTTGGACGAACGCTCGGTTATTTTCAAGCAAAGCTATGGGTGATGTAATCTGTTTCATGTTGAATCCCACTAACCGAATCCGACGCGAATTGCGCCGGTATGGCGGTAGCGTGGGTGATTGGACGCAAAAGGTTTGCCCCAAGTGGGGTTACTACCATAACGCATCTACATTTTTGGATGTAGTTGAAGATACCGACAAAACCAACGATTGGCCCCGCAATGATCCACGTTGGCCTACGACGTGTGATTGTGGCGAATACAACTTTACCGAAAAGGACAATTGGCAACTTTTCACCGAGCATTTGTATCGTCGCGATACCGGTGAGGAGTACACACTTCGTAAAGCGCCGCCCGGTGCAATGTGGTACGCCGATTGGCTAACCGAGGGTCGTCCGGCCTCTGGTAATTTGTATCGTGGTCCGGATGGTCGATGCTTGGTTGTGGTGTGTCCGGACGGTCATCAATGGATGGTGGACAGCCGTTGTTCCAATTGCACATTACCCGACGACAACATTCATAAATGCTGGGTGCGACACGGGACGCCGCCCAACATCACCGTGGACAAAAATGGCGTTACGTGTGCCGCTGGCGCTGGGTCGATCCAAACGCCAACGTGGCATGGATTTCTTAGGAATGGGGTTTTAACCCAATGAAACGGAGAGTATTCTCTATGGCACGGAAACCGAAGCTTGGAACCGGTAAGCGATTTTCAAACCTCAAGAAAAGCCTGGCGAGGAAGGGTGCCCGCAAGAGCGCCGGGATTGGTCGTAAGAAATTCGGCAAAAAGAAGTTTGCCAAGTTGGGTGCCAAGGGCCGACGCCGGCGTAAGTAGAATCTAACCGCCAACCACGTAAACGAGGCGCGCAAAATGTCATTCGAGGTTTTTCACCCTACCCGTGTAAACGTGATGATGGGCCAGGCGTCGTTGGACGCCGCCGGAAACGTCACGTTCAACGCCGTTGATTTGCAAGGTGTTGGCGTTCGTGACGCGGTGACGATTATGGTGGACCGGGAATTGAAACGGATCGCGGTTCGACAGCCTACGAGCCGCGATCCGTCCAAACGATTGACGTTCAACAAATCCAAAAACGCGGCGAAAATAAACCTCAAAAGCGCGTTGAAAAACATCGGCATCCAAAATAAAGAGGTTGTCGGAACGCGACACGCCGTGATTAAGGACAATTTGATTATCCTTAATTTCGGCGGAAAGTAACAACATGCCGATCGATTCAAAAAACCCCGAGTACGACAAATTCGCGTTCCAATGGCAGAAATGCCGTGACGCGGTCGCCGGCGAGGATGCGGTGAAGGCCGGCAATCAAATCTATTTGCCCCAATTGGAGGGGCAAACGGACTATGATTATCAGGCCTACAAAAACCGCGCGCTGTATTTCAGCGCGTCGGGCCGTACCGTCAAGGGTTTGGCGGGCGCAATCCTTCGCAAGCATCCGGTGATCCAATTCCCCAACGAGGATTTGTTGTTGACCATCGGCCCGGCCGGCGAGTCGTTGGAACACATGATTAAAACCATCGTGGAGGAGGTCATCACCACGGGTCGTGTGGGGGTTTTGGTGGACAGCGCCGCCGGTCCGGACAATCAAAACGTCGAACCGTACCTGGCGATCTACTATCCAGAAAACATCATCAATTGGGATGAGCGGACGGTCGCCGGCCGCCGGCAATTGGTCATGGTGGTGTTACAGGAATCCGGACCCCGCCGCGACGATGATGGAAACGACCCGTTCGCATGGAATTCCCGGGTGGACACCTATCGGGTTATGGAATTGATCGGTTGGGACACGCCCAACCCGTTCCTTCGTGTTTCACTTTACGAACGTGTGCAATCGTCGGACGAAAACCCGACCGATCAAACCAAGGAAAATGAGGACGAGGACGGTTACAAGGGTTTTGAGTTGATCGATCAGGTTGAGCCCAAATTACCGGGCGGCATCCCAATCGATTACATTCCGTTTGTCATCATCAACCCATCCGTTGCCGGGTCGGAATGCGAACCGCCGCCGATCATCGATTTGGTGAACGTCAATCTTTCCCACTATCGAAATAGCGCCGATTTGGAGCACGGGTTGCATTTTACCGCGTTGCCCCAGCCATGGGTGGCGGGCGTGGAATCACCCAACATCCGGTTGCGGATCGGATCGCAAACGGCGTGGGTCATCGCGGACCCGCAGGCCCGTGCCGGGTATTTGGAATTCTCCGGCAATGGTCTTCGCGCGATCCAAGCGGCGATGGACGAAAAGAAAAAGATGATGGCGATTTTGGGGTCGCGGTTGTTGGAGGATCAAAAGGCCGATGCCGAAGCCGCCGCAACCGTTAAGCTTCGTCATAGCGGCGATGAATCGGTTTTGGCCAACATCGTTCACGCAATCGATGAGGGATTGGCGTTGTCGCTGATGTGGTTCGCCCAATGGGCCATGTTGGACGGGGAAATCACCGTCGAATTGAACGACGACTTCAACCCACTAGGCATCGACTACCCGACGTTAATTGGTTTGATGTCGGCGGTCCAGGCCGGTCAATTGTCGTGGGATACGTGGTTCTACAACGTCAAGCGCGGCGAATTGGTGCCGGACGGCCGCACGGCCGAGCAGGAAAAGGCATTGATCGAGGCCGGTTACCCGGTCCTTCCGACCCCCGATATTTCCGAGGATACCGCCGTGGGCGGTGGCAAGGTGAAATCGGGTGGTGCGGCCCGCATGTCGGGTGCCAACGATACCGGGGATGTCGGACCCTCGTAATCAAAGGAGTTTCACATGGCGGGCGGTCAACCGGGGGCCGACGACGGCAAACCCGTTTTGGATTTTGTCACGACGCCGGAATTGATGGGGGAATTACAGAAACGGTTCCGCGGCAGTATTTTGGTGTTGGAAAGTGATGGGGGTAATTTTTTCGTTACCACCCATGGCGGCAAATCCATGGCATTGGGTTTGAATCTTCGCCTACAAAACTATTTCAAGGATTGGATGGAAACCGACACCCAATTTGACGCCGACCAAGAAACCTGTGATAATTCCGTCCCTAAAAACAACGCAGTAGATGAGGATTTTGACGACGAGGACGACAATGCCGAACAACCACACTAGCCGTGAGTATCGACGGGTCCAGGCCACGCGCCCGGTCGGTTTCGATAAAAAAGAAAACCCGGTGGCACGTCCTAAACATCCGTCCACCGTTCCGGTCGTCGGTCCCCGCGCGGTCGTGGACGCCAACGCCGGCAATTTTCCTCAACGCAAGTGACACATGGCCGGCAACCTTTCGGATCAATTTCACTCCGAAATGATCGGCCGGCGTGTCGATATCAACCGGGCGGCGGAAAACATCCGTCAGCAGGTTTTTTCATTTTTGCAGGATTTGCAAACCGAATTCCAGTCCCAAATCGGGTCCGCCGATTTGGCCGGTTTGACCCCGCCGCGACGGCCCAAGGGGGCCGAGCAATTGATTAAAAATGTTTCCGGCCCGATCAACAATGCCTATGATGGCATGGAAACCGTCCTCGCCGATTCGTTGGTGGGCGTCGGCAAATCGGAATCCATAGCCATTCCGCAAATCATGGGGGACGCGATCCGGGGCGACATCAACAGTGTCCGGTTGTCCAACATCGAATTGCAAACCCTGGCGTCCGATTCATGGATCAATGGTTCGCCGGCGGCGCAATGGTGGGCGTCCCAATCCAATACCCTTAAACAACGATTCTCCCAGCAAATACGGTTGGGCGTGGCGATGGGGGAAACCAACGATCAATTGGTTGCCCGGATCATCGGCGGCCGGACCGGTGCCAAAATTCCCATCACCGATCCCAAAACCGGTAAAACGGTGATGGTCGATCAATACGCCAAGGGGATTATGGATCTGAGTCGTCGTGATGCCATGAATTTGGTGCGCACGGCGGTACAAAGTATTTCCAACGAGGTGGCGTACCAAACCTATTTGGCCAATGCCGACATTTTGAAGGGATTGCAGGCGGTGGCGACGTTGGACAACCGCACCACCCCCTACTGCCGCAAAATAGACAAGGGGGCATGGGATTTGAAGGGCGAACCCCTCCCACAATCGCCGGTGCAAACCAAATTCCCCGGCAAACCCCCGTACCATTTTTGTTGTCGGACGTTTCTTATCCCGGTGACAAAATCGTGGGATCAATTGATCCATGACCAGCACGGTTCTAAGAAAACCGGGGTATCGTCCGATGAGGCCATGTCGCGGATGGATCAAACCAAGGGAACCGACGCGCGGAACAACAACGCGGCATCACCGTTGCCGGTAATCGGTGTTGATCTTGGACCCGGCGGTAAAGCAATCGTGTCGCGCGCCGCCCGTGCGACCATCGCCGTGGACGTGACCCCGACCGAATTGTATTTGACCACCCCCACGCTGGACTATGGGGACGTGGCTACCGCAATCGACAACGGCAATCGGGCCGGGATTATCGCGGTGCGCAAAAATGGCCGACTCATCGTGGTATCCAACCCCGAACGTGCCGCTGCCGCCGTTTATGCCAACGAGGCAACGGTGCCGATCCGGGTAGCGGATTTCCCGCAATCAGGGCGGCTAATAGGCGACGAGATCGGCGCACCGGTAGTCCCGGCCCCTTCACATGGCCTTATTGGTCCCAAATCGCCCGCCATGCCGGTATCCACCCGTGCCTCGATGGATGGTCAGGTGGCGTCCGATCTATCCTATTCGGATTGGTTAGCCGGCAAATCATCGGGGTTCCAAGACGAGGTATTGGGTCCGGCCCGTGGCAAATTGTTTCGCGCCGGCGCAATCGGGTTATCGGATTTGGTGGACACGACCGGTCGGGCGTTGACGTTGGAGGAGATAGACTCAAAGGTAAATCCGATCCGGGATGAAAGCGCCGAACCCACGTGGAACGATTACACCGCTAATGAGCTGGTCCGGTTTGCCGGCAAAATGGGTTTGACCCCGGCGCAAACCCGGCTAATGCTTTCATCGTTGGGCGTGGATATCCCGGCCAACACAACCCTTTATGATAATTTGGACGCCGGTGCGGCGGGTCAAAACGTGCCGGTGTTGTCGCCGGGGGATTTGCAAACGATTCAATCGTTGGTCGAACGGATCAAAAACGGCAAGATCATTAAAGGAAAAACCAAATGAGCAACGACAATCCATACGCACAGGGTCATTCGGTCCACCCCACGGCGCTGTCCAAATCCGGGGCCAAACATTCACATGTTAGCGGTCCCCACCCGGCGATGCGTCCGGCTCAACAAAACGTGGTGAACATCGCCGAAACCGGGATGCACGACGGATCGGAGGGGATGTCACAATCCGGAAATGCGATCGGCGACAAAGGAATCAACGCTTAAGTCCTTTGGCAAATTCATCGTATTCGGCGATGGCACGGTTGATTTCATCGACCTTATCCAATTGGGACTTTTCAGTTGCCTCAAGCATTTTCGGGAACAACCGAACCGCCGCAATTTTTATTTTAAGAGGAGCATCCTTCAGCGGCGTGTAGACGATATGATCAGCTAGGTTGTCGCTGGTGGATTGGCTGTATGAAATAATCCACGACGAACCGTCCCGATGCCATTTCAAAACTAGCAATCCATGGTCCGGGTGGGGACCGGTACAAATCGCATCGACCCGACCCGGAATTGTGTTGAGGTGGTTTTGAAATCCCACGATCCGAATCATTAGTTGGTTCGCCGCGTCTTGTACGGTCATGTTCATATTTAATTTACCTGTTGAGGAAGGTCCAACCACAATGATACGACCCGCCGCTGCCACTCCGGCAATTCCGACATATCCTTTTTGTAGGGAATTCGTGCGTTGATGACGGTTTGCACGTCGCCCCAATGTTTCCGGTCAATTTGTTCCGGGGCGATGTACGCAATCCTTTCCCCTATTTGTTTTAATTGATTGGCCAGCAACTCACCATCCTTGCCGCCCTCCTCGGCAAGGCGAATCAATTGACCAACCAACGGGACTAAATATCGTGGTTCTTTCATACCCATAATTATACCGCAGGGTACGTTGGCCGTGTTTAGCAGGGTCGTTATAATCCCCGCCCGGTTGAGGAATTTTCCTCGAAAACACGTTCATTTACAGGAGACCGATCGATGAAGTTCAATATCAGTGCCGATGAGTACGCCGCGCTTCCCGATGCCCTCAAGTCGGCATACAAGCCGCAGGGCGATGGGTATCAACTGCAGGTAGAGGGGTTGGACACCGACCCCAAGAAGGTCAAGGAATTCCGCGACAACAATTTGAAGTTGGAGCGGGAGAAGCGGGAATTGGCCGCGCAAATGGAAAAGTACAAAGGGATTGACCCCGAGGAATACGCCCGGCTGCAGGAGGCGGCGAACAAACTTCGCGAATTAGAGGAGAAAAACCAAATCTCCGCCGGCAACCTCGAGGAGGTCGTGGCCAAGCGCACCGAAACGATGCGCCAGGATTACGATAAGCGGTTGGACGCCACCAAGAAATTGTTGGACGCAACCACCGCCGAGCGTGACCGTTACAAATCCGGTTTCCACAACCAAAAAATGGACGCACACCTGCGATCCGCGCTCAACAAGGCCGGCAACCTCAAGAACGGTGCCGATAACCTTCTGATCCGCGAGGCGCGGGAATTGTTCACGTTGGACGAGGAGAACGATACCATCGCGTCCAAGGACCTGTACAATGACAAGGGCGAGCCCATGACCGCCGAGGAATGGGGTAAGCGCATGGTCATTGAACGCCCCTATTTGTTCGAGCCGGCCCAGGGTTCGGGCGCATCGGGCGGAAGCAAGGGCAATGGCGGGGCCAATCGCGGCCAATCGAAAATCAAGGTGTTGTCCAATCCCTCGCCGGTGGACTTCGGCAAAAGCTTGGAAGGCATCGCATCCGGCGAGGTTGAGGTACAAACGGCCGACGAATAGGCAGAGGATTCATCGGTCGCCGGTGGGGGCGGTTCGGGTTGAATATCCGGCCGCCCCACCGGATATAAATTGGGGTGGTGTCCGGGTGCATGGTGTACAGGGAGAGCCTGTTTCCGGGTCGATGCCATAGGATGGCCCTCATGAAACACACCCGGACATCATTTTAAGGATTTTGGATGACCCCAACCGATCACATTTGCCTGGATGCCACGATCCTTGGTGGAAACCAAAAAACCGAGGTACAAATCTTTGATCGTGGGGAAAAACGATGGTTTCGGGCCATGATTTGGCGTAATGGCCGCAAGTGTCGCCCGGCCGAATTCCGCGTGGATGCCACGTTGACCATCGAGGAATTATTAGTTGCGGCGTTGTTGGAAATCCAACCCAACACCAACGAACCACAAAAACCAGGTTTCACCACCGGATGGGGATTATTTTGTTTAGGCATCGCTACCGGTAGTGTCCTTTCATCCTTTGTTATTTGGTTGCTTTGGTTACTTCACAATTGACGGTCTAACCAAGGGGTATAAATGGGGTTGGATGATCGAAACCAAATGCACATGTCTGGTCGATGGTAACTTCATTTTTTGGCGGGCGTACCACACGCCGGGAATGAACCTTTCTCATCGGTGCGATCGTTGCCGGGTTGCCGGCGCAAACGATCCCAAATGCCCGGTATGTGCCGGAACCGGACGCGAACCCACCAAGGCAACCTATGGGTTTATCCGTGAAATTCTTTCAATATTAAAGGAATCGCGGCCGCGACAATTGGCGGTGGTGTTTGACGGTCCCCGTGGGGAATTGCGCCGGCGCGCCATTTGGCCGGGATACAAGGCCAACCGCGATGATAACGACGATCCGGGGGTGACGTGGCAAATGATCCGTATCAAGGAAATCCTCCGGACGATGGGGGTTTGTGTGGTGGAGTGTCGGGGACACGAGGCCGATGATGCGCTGGCGACGTTGGCCGTCCGGTGCGCAACCCAAAACCGGACGGTGACGATTATCACCCGCGATAAGGATATACGGCAATTGTGTTCGGACCGTCGTATCAAATGCTTCGATCCGGTTTCCAAAACCACCTACGATTGGATCACCGCCGGCAAGAAATGGGGCATTCGCACCCGGCAAATTTTCGATATGCTGGTTTTATCCGGGGATGGCACCGATGGGATTCCCGGAATCATGGGGATTGGCGAGAAAACCGCCGCCAAACTTCTTCAATTGTATCGGAATGTGGACGGGGTGATTGCGGCGGCGAATGGTGGGTTATTGACGCCCAAAACCGCCGAATCGATCAAAAACGCGGTGGCACGGGGGTACATTGACCGCAACAAAACCCTTGTCCAATTGGATCGTAACATTTCATTCCAACCCGGTACGTTGGTGATGCGGACGAAACGTATTAACTTAAGTGCATCGGTCCCGTTGTTCAAAGCACTCGGGTTCCGGAGTTTGTTGGGCTAGAGAATGGCAAATAAAAATCAAAAATGTGAAACGGTGGCGCACGCGGTGAATCGATTGTACGCAACGTGCGAATTTCTTGCATCTCAAGGTTTCGTGTTGACCGGCGCGATGTTTGTTGTGAAACCCAAAGGGGATTTCAAGCAAAACGCGGTCAAACATGTTACCGACGACGGGCGTGTGGGTACGGTGCGGATCATGCCGCCGGATGGAATGAAACCCCCGGCCGAGGGAAATGGCGGTCCATTGACCCCATTAAAGGCGGCGGTGGTGGTCACCGCCAGCGCAATCGCATCCGGTGCCGTGACGGCGGCGGTCCATGCCCATGGCGGCGGTAAACCGGTAATGGGCGAGATTTGCAAGAATTGTGGTGGTGCGAACCTTCAACGAATGGGTACGTGTTTGTATTGTCAGGATTGCGGGGAGTCGAACGGGTGCAGTTAATGGAGTAGCGATGACGACCCTTAACGACATGGCGAACGGACGGCCGTTGTGTGATCCTTTGATTGTCTATCTGATAGGTCCATCGTGCGCCGGCAAGGGAACGTTTATCGCATCCGAACGCAACCGTGAAAACGTGGCGTTTGTCGAGGTGGGTCGGGAATTCCGCAAACGCTATCCCCCCGAGCATTTCCGTGGGTGCGGGTCGCCGGACCATTTGGAGGCCGAGGCACTTCAAATCTTCCAAGAACAATTCACGGCCGCGTTGACCGATTGTCCCGACATCATTTACGTGGACGGTCAACCCCGCCGAACATCCCAGGTTATTCCCACCGCACCGCCCCAATTCAATCGCCGGATGTATTTGATTATCAGCGCCGCGGACACGGTTTTGGCCGCACGCGCTTTGCAACGATTCGGCGGTGAGAATAATGAGGGTTATGCCATTTGCCGTAAACGTGCGGTCAACGATCGGGTCGATTTATTCGATGTGCTTCACGCACTGATTTTGAAGGGCGAACGGGTTTTCGCTATTGACGGCAGCAAATCTCCGGACGATGTAGCCGAAGATATTCGCGCCACGATCTACAATCACGTAATGAAGGATCACCTTTATTGTCGCGCGGATGGGCATCCGCGATAACGATTGGGACCGCCGGTTTGGGCAAAACCACCGGTGGGTGTTTGCGGGTTGTGGGTTGGCAACCGGTCGTCCCGGATCGTATGGGACGACCGCCCAATCCTTCGTTGGGAGGTTATTTGTGTTCTTCAGTGCAGCGCAGATTCGCGAGCGCTCTCGCGAAAATCGGAGGAATTTGGTTCGGTTGGATGAAGCCTTGACGGCATCGCGGGAATCGGAGTTGGCCAAAAGGGCATCCGAAACCGTCGTGTCCGTGGGACGTGCCCGCGTGGAGTTGGGTTGGTTGGCACGGAACAACCCGGTGGAATTGGAACATTTGATGGATTCGTGCCCGCCCGACCACAAGGATTTTTGGGCAATTACCCTGGTGTACGAACGCTATGAAAAGCGCATCCGAAATTCGGTCAGTAAGCACCGGAGCGATCGACGCCGCGACACCCTCGCCGGCCTCGCCGCCGTTGGACGCGCCGCGGCGGTTTGCTGATGCAATCGCCACGTGGATTCGGGCCGAATGGTATTTCCGCGCCGGTCCCCGTGCGTTCCAAACGCCGGAGGACACGTGGTTGTTGAACGCCGAGGACAATCTTCGACAGGTGTTGACCGGGTGTCGTGGGTTGCAGGAGGCGTTCGAGACGGTTTGCGATCACGAGGAAATGTCGTTGTTGTACTATTTGGAATTAGGAGGAAAACCGTGAAACGCGGCAACCACCCGTTCGGGTTCGGGGATTTGTTGTTCATGTCCGGATTGGCGGCATTGGTTGGCGCGTTCGTTTTTCTTAGGTTTCACAATAATCGGGAACCATCATCGGACCGTTGGCAATCCTTCGTACACCTTCTTTCAAATAACTGATCATGAGCACAAAGTTTGCCCATAGCGGGGATTTGGGAGATATTATCTACGCAATGCCCGCGATCCGGGCATCGGGTGGCGGTTCCCTTCAATTGTGGAATAACCAGGGTGTCACCACCCATGCCATGACCCCCCAACGGGTGTCAATCATCTACGATTTTTTGATTTCCCAGGACTACATCACGGCGGTTGAATTCGGCCCCCGGGCCAACCATCCCCTCAACAATTTCCGTGCGTTCAACAACGGTCGTCGCAATTTGGTGGACATGCATTTGGCCGCAATGGGGTTGCCGGTGGCCGAGCGGCGTTTCCCGTGGATTAAGATCGACGAGCCCCGTCGCGTGGCCGAGGTCATCATCTGGCGAACCCCACGATGGCACAGTTTTGAATTCCCGTGGGATCATATTTGGGAACGGTTCGGCAAATTGTCGATTGGTTTCATTGGCTATCCCGACGAACACAAAGAATTTGTCCGGAGAACCGGACACAGGGTCGATCACATCCCAACGGCTAATTTGTACGAGGCGGCGAGGGTCATTGCCGGCAGTACCGTTTGTGTTGGCAATCAAACATGTCTTGCCGCAATCGCCCACGGTTTGCGACACCCCATGATTTTGGAGATTTGTGGTCACGAACCCGTGGCCGTTTTTCAGTACGATGGTTTGTTCAATGCATATGATGCCGACTTTACACTTCCAACCTTAACCAAGGAAAAACATGCGCGCGTTTCTAGTGTATGATGGTGGCGATTCGGTCTACGTTCCGCCGACGATGGGAACCCCCCGTGCCGATCAAATGCACGGAACGCCGGGCGAGCAATTGGTCGAAATCTCCGGGCGCGTGTGCTATGACTCGCTGGGCACCGGCCGCAACACCCCCGAGTACCATAAACACCTTTTAGGTGTTAAACACTATTCGGTGCATGAGCACGTACATTTCACGGTCGAGGTCCAAGATTGGATGGACCCAACCCCGTGGATTGGTATTCCGGATGTGGTGTTCCGACCCATGCGTTCCGTCGCCCGTAACCGATTTACCTTCAATCTTCGTCACGCTTTGGAGTGGCCTACCCAACTTCCGCCGAATCTTTACAACGAACGTGTTATCAAGGATTGGGGGCGCATTCTACAATGGGCGGCGCATGGGGTGGTGCCCAATTTGGTTCCCACGCCGGAAACGCGAATGCCACCGTCGTTGGAAATGCGTTTGGTGCGGCCCGAAACCGACCGGGAATGCTTCGTGTCACTGTTCCTTGAGGATTCGTTGGTGTGGTCGCACGAGCAGGTACGACACCGTTTCAACATGTCCCAACGATCCGGACGGTTCTGCGATCAAACCGACCGCGAATACGCCATACATCCCTTGTTGAAAAAATACCTCAACGAGGCCGGGTACATGGCATTGAACCCGGAGGACGGCGAGCAATTGTTCATGCAACCGACCGTCAACGATGCCGCCATACACGCCCGGACCCGGTTGGGCAATGACATCGGGTCGTTAATAACCCAAACCAAAATGGTCTACGAGGCCACGGTGGACGCGCTGCAAAAATACATCGGCGAAACCATGTCGGTGGATGCGACCACGGCCCGCAAACAGGCACGATCGGCCGGACGCTATTACCTTGGCCAGGGACTTTCCACCGAAATGATTTTCACGGCATCGGTCGCGTCGTGGCGGGGCATCTTTGAAAAACGGGTCAATCCGGCCGCCGACGCCGCGATTCACGAATTGATGTCGCAGGCTAAGGATTGTGTGTTAAAATCCCGTTACGGCCAATTGTTCTAAGCGAGGGAACGTGCATTTCAATCAAGCCATGGACGCGGTTGTGGACGAATACACGTCGGACGCCGATTTGGATCGGCTATGGGTATTCTTGGGTTCGTACAAATTGGCGATGCGCAAACTGTACTACGAACAACGACCCAAAATGAAATGGCGACCGCTGGTCCCCATCTTTCGCAAGGTGAACAAGAAAATCGATTTGATTTGGGACGAGATGCTTAAACGGCAATTTTGCCCGTCCTACTACCGTTACCGTTATCGCGAAGGTTTACAACGTCCGGAGTGGATTCCGGAACGAAACTTCCTTCGCCACGAGATCCCCTCGGCGTTCGATTAAAAATTTCATTTCCTACGTTGCACGTATATTTTCTTGTGGTATATATCCCATCTCGTGAAGATGATTTCGGTGGCTATGCCGATCATCTAACCACCAGAAACTGAGTCCCGACAGAATCCGTGGGCGGCGCTCATGGATTGCCTATAGACGGCGTTTGTAGGCAGCTCTCCGGCGGAGGGCCAAGAGGATCACTGGTTGCACCAGCGTTTCATTTGGTCCCTTTCCGAAATGGAGATCTGTCATGGCTGCGGCCAAGTGCTACCTCGAACGAAGGCAAAAAGGCTGCTTGCCCATCCTTTGCGGTGGTGGCAGGCACTTTTTGATGCCTTTGGGTCGCGGGCACTTTGCCAAGGTTGATGTCGCCGATTTCAAAATCGTGCGGTACATGCCCTGGCGTTCATCCCCCCAAACCAACGGCGTTTATGTTTTCGGACAAAACGCGCCGCTTCACCGGTTTTTGATGAATCCGGGCAAAGATTTTGAGGTGGACCATAAAAACGGCGACCCGCTTGACAACCGCCGTTCAAATCTTCGAGTAGTTTCCCACGCGGTCAATCAGCAGAATCAACGTGTACGTCGGAATAGCAAAACCGGCGTCCGAGGCGTTTCGTTTGAACGCCAAACGAATAAGTACAAAGCCTCCTTCAAAGTTGGGAATCGTGTAGTCACATTAGGTCGGTTCGTCAATTTGGCGGATGCCGCCGAGGCCCGTCGCGAAGCCGAGCTAAAGTTTTGGAACAGGACATATGCGGTTCGCTAGGTAAAACTGGCTGGACCGGTTTTGAAAGGTAAGGGTATCTATATCGCTAACATTTTAACCGCCGTTACCCCCAAACTGCTCGCCCAGGGCCTTCTAGCGCTTCGCCAGGTTGCGATCATGCCGCAATTGGTGAACCAGGGCTATTCCCAGCTTGCCGGCGAACGCGGATCGTCGATTGACGTTCCGATTCCCTCCGCAATCACGGCGCAGGCCGTGGCCCCCGGCAATACGCCGCCCTCGACCGCCGATGTGCAGCCCACGTCGGTGAGTATCGCGCTCAACAACTGGTACGAAGCCCCGTTCTATTTGACCGATCAGGACATGATGACCGCCATGGAGGGAACCATCCCCATGCAGGCATCGGAAGCGATCAAATCGCTGGCCGTCCAGGTCAACAGCGACATTTTCTCGCTATACAAGAACATCTATGGTTTTTCGGGCACCCCCGGCACTACGCCGTTCGCGTCCAACACCACGGATGTCACCACGACCCGTAAGATTTTGAACACCCAGCTCGCGCCGATTTCCGACCGCCGGTTTATGCTGGACCCCAGCGCTGAGGCCAACGCGCTGTCGCTCGCCGCGTTCCAGGCCTATCTTAACACCGACGACACCGGTGTTATCAAGGACGGTAACCTGGGCCGCAAACTGGGATTTGATTTCTACATGTCCCAGCTCGTTCCGACCCACACGGCCGGCTCGATCACCACGGGACTGACCGCCAAGGCATCGACGGTCCAGGCGGTGGGCACCACGGCTATCGTTTGCACGACCGCCGCCTCTACCGGCGCCTGTGCGCTGGTTATCGGCGACATCATCACGTTCGCCGGCGATACCCAAACCTACGTCGTGACGGCGGCGGCAACGCAGGCATCGGCCGCAACCGATGTGACGGTGAACATCTCCCCGGGTAAGAAGGTTGCCCTGGCCGGTGGTGAGGCCGTTACGCTCAAGGCATCGCACACCGTCAACCTCGCGTTCCATCGTGACGCGTTCGCATTTGCGACCCGTCCGCTGACACAGGCGGCTGAGGGATTGGGCAACATCATTCAGAGCGCCGTGGACCCGGTTTCGGGCCTTAGCCTCCGGTTGGAAATCAGCCGCGAACACAAGCGGACCCGATTCAGCTACGATATCCTTTACGGTATGCAATGCATCCGTAAGGAATTGGCGGCGCGATTGGCCGGATAATTCCCCGACCAACCAACAATTTTCTGCACTCAAGGAGCGGCGACCCCAAGGGAATTTTAGGAAACCCTTGGGGTCGTTTTGATAAACACAAACCCTTTTCAAGGAGTCCGTCAATGCCCCCGATTTTTAGCCAGAAGTCCTCGATCGTCAGTTTGGTGTTGATCGGTGTCGGTATTTATTGCCACATTAAGGGCACGACCCTTTCCAGCGCCAACGAAAACATGATTACACAGGCCATTGGATTGATCTTCGACATCTTGGCCGGCAACATTGCGTATTTCGTCAGCCTTCACAATAAAAACAAGAGCGCGATCAACCAACACGCCGACGTGATTAACCAATCCACGGCGACGGCATCCAACCCCGGTCCGTCCACAACGGCCACCGTTTTGAAGCTTTTGTTTATCGGCGGCATGGCGGCGGCGATGACCGGTTGCCTGGGTGGATGCGCCCAATTCAATCAAATGTCCGACCAGGACAAAGTATCACAGGCGGAAACGGTATTCACTACCGCCGTAACGGCCCTTAGTGCCGCCAAAACGGCCAACCTGATCGATGCTCAGGATTACCACACCATCGTGGGGATCGAAACAACGATAAGCGCCGCGTTTGACACGGTCCACGCGGACCTGGACGCCGGCGGAAAACTGGACGGCAATACCGCATGGTCGGTGCTTAACACCACTCTGCAGCAATTAGCCGTCTTCCAATGGAGGTTTACCAATGGACGCGGCAATAATAGCGGCAATCGAGGCCCTGCCAGCCTTCCTTCAAGTAGTCGATCAACTGATTACTCAACTACAAAAGGGTGGGCAGTCATTGACTACCGAACAACGCGATACCATCGAACAGCAGCGTAAATTGGCGGTCGCCGCCGCCGTTTCGTTGGATAAGCTCGCCTAGTCGGGTGCCACCGGGAGGGTTTTTGGAAATGCTTTCGTTCATTCCATACGAATTGGATAAAAACCCTTCCGGTGGATACCTTGTACTAACCGCCATGGTGTTGATGTTGGGGGGAAACGGCGTGATTACCCGACTCCTTCGCTATCGTAGTAAAAATCTGCTTTCCACTAACGAAACGATCCAAAAACTGTTGATACGTATGGGGGCGCTGGAAACCAAGGTAGATTTACTCAAGGATCAATTGGAAGAGGAACGAAAAATCCACATTGAGGAATTGACCCGGTGGCGTCGGATTTGTAGCAAGCTTCGGTCGCAATTGGAAACCGCCCAAAAACGCATAGCCGAGTTGCTAGCCGAGAACGAAAGCCTGCGGGGAATGAAAAAGGACTGACCATGCTGCGATTTATTTGTAACGTATTTTTTGCGGTCATGTTCGCGTTGACCGCCGACGCCCAAACGACCCAACCGTTTGCCCAGCAACTTGGTTCGCTGGGCAATTCCATTGATGCGATCGTCGCGGCCAAGAACCAACAAATCACCGCATTGCAATTGCAAAACGCCACGCTGGCCGATCAGGTCGCGGCGTCGTTAAAATTGCAGGCATTGCCGGACGGCACCGATCTTACGCCGATCCTATCCAATCCGATTTCCGGGCAGTTGGTGGTGTTGAAGGAGGATGGTAGCTATCCGGTCCTTCACCCGACTATCAGCGCCACTAAGGTAGTTTTGGGGTTCAATTCCACCCTAAGCATGGTGTCGGTCAATCCCGGTGGTACGGGGATCGGTATTCGTGCCCCCAATTGCGTGTTTTCGGGGTTGAATCTGATCGGTAACGTGACCGCGTTCCATGTGTGGGCGGCGCACGCCCAAATCAATAACTGCCGTTTTGACAAATCGATTGCGGTAGGCATTCAAACCGATGTTGGTGGTGATAGTACGACCATCGACGGTTGCAATTTTGGGATTACCCAGGCCCAGGGCATTTACGCCACCGCCGACAATCTTACGATCATCAACAGCTTTTTTGCCGGGTCGGTGGGGGAACACCCCATCCGGGTCGATAAAAACAGTACCACGGGGCATCGACCCAATAACATCTTGATCGCTAATTGCAGCATCACCAACCACAATATTTATGGGAAGGAGGCAATTGCTCTTCGAGAATGTGATTTAGTTACATTGCATAATTTGGTGGTTGATGGTTGGGTCCGTCCGGGCAACGTCATAGGCAACCCTGATTCGACGGTGCATTGCAGCGATTTGATTATCCACGGGTTGACCTTCGCCTCGCTTCGCCCGGGGGGTTCCCTTTTGCAAATTGAGCACGATGTAAACTCGGTAATCAGCGACATTTCCGGACCAGGAAGCTTAACCGATCCGCTGATTAGTAATCAGGTCCGTTCGGTACTGTCGATCCACAACGGGTCTTTGATAGGGAATCCTCCACCGGGCAAACAATGGTTTCCGATGATTAGTGGTCCCGGCGCTGCTAACGCGATTTAAGGTGGTGACGTAATGCCCCGTAAAACGACCGCAAAACCGTTGACCGAGGAACAAAGGAAATTGGCGTCCAATGTGGAAAAACTGGTTAATTACTTTGTGAGTAAAAACCCACGGCCCCGTTATCTGACGCCCGACGATTACCGGGCCGAGTTGTACCTGGCGGTGGTTCGTCGGTCATCGCAGTTTGATCCTAAAAAGGGAACGTTTGACACGTGGGCGTACCGGGCGATGGAACAACGATTGAAAGGGTTGCACTATGCGGCGTACCAAAAGGCAACATATCGGGTTGGCAAAGAACGACATTTTAGAGAGGTCCGGGTGTTTTTCGTCGATGCGAAACTTTTCGATGTGTCTAGGTTCCGTCGTATTGATGGTGTCTATTACGGCAGTATTCGCAACACCGCAAGCCGTGGCCTCCGTAAGCTACAATGTGATGATTGACACCACCAATCTTCCCACCGCCCGGGATTACACGGTTCAATTCTACTTGACCAATTCCGACGCTACGGACAATTGGAGTCGGATCGTTCAACCCGACAGCTTTTCAATCGATGGTGATTTGTATCGGGACAATACCCACTACTATGCTGATCAACCAACCCTTGATCCGGTGCCAGCGCCAATCCCAATCAATTTCTACTTAACCCTCAACGGCGCTGCTGGAAGCAATGATGTCTTTTTGATGTCGATCCGGACCCCCGATGGGATTATCGCCGGTCCGGATGGAAGCGATTGGTTGGCGTGGGCGTCGATGGACACCGATTCGCCGGTTCTTAATTTTGACATGCCGGCCGGGGTGTCAATGACATCGGCCATTGTTCCCGAAACATCGTCGGCAATTTTGATGTTGGCGGGGATCGGCATCATCCTTTTGCTGCGTTCGCGCCGTCCAAAGGAACATGTCCGATGGATAACCAACCGTCCTTCAAATTTCATCCGCAAGTACGCGAATAACTATCCGGATTGTCCCCCGCGTCGTCGATAGGCAGGGTTTTACCAATGAAGCACACACGATTTCTTGTTTCGTTTGTTTTGGCCGTTGCATCCATGGCCGGCGGCGCATTTGGTGCCGTAGGCGATGTCACGCAATGCATTATTGACAAAAGCGCATTTGTCGCGTTTTTGAAGATTAGTGGTGTTTCTCCGGGTGGAACGTATGTCCCGACAAATGCCACCTTTACCGTCACGTCGATGGGGTTCGACAACACCGGTGCCGCGACTACCAAAACGCGCACGTTGACCGGTGGCCACCAAATGCTTTGCCCGACCGGCGATGGCTCAATCGCTATGTCGAAGGTGCAGATTGGTCCGGTAACCGGTGGTATTTTTGTCGATGGTGACACGGTAACACAGGCCGGTGGCGCTACGGCGGTGGTAGACAGCAATTCCCCGTGCAGCCCTCTATTGCTTCGAAATATCACCGGAACACCGAACCTAGGCGCATGGACCGACAGTACCACCGGCGCTACGGCTACGCCCACAACCACACCCACCGTCTATACCGGCTCGCCCGTTCGCGAGGGTGTGGACGGCTTCGATCTATGGATTGCGATTAGTCTTAGTGACCCGGTTTATCAAAAGGACAACACCGGTGGGGGCAACAGTGGCACCGCCCCGACCGTCACAACCACCGCCGGTCTTTATAATGACGGCACCCATAACTCCAACGCCGTCACGGCCCTGACATGCACTAACGATTCCACCCTCGCCTATCCAAAGGCCCTTGCGCATTGGGCGGTGGTTGGTGGTCAGAGGTTTAATGCCCCCATTGATATTGAGGTAATCGGCGTTCAAAAGTTTGCCGGGAATCAAGAGCCCCTGGCCTGCGTCATTATCTCGGGTGCTGATGCACATTCCCATACGACTACCGCCACGCTTACATCAATGGTCCTTAGTGCGGCGGATAATGTCCCGGTTTATAAAACCGTGGCCGATCCGACCAGCTTCACGCAGCTTGATCGCGTTAATTACAACTTCAAAGCATATCCCAATATTGGCGATTCCAGTTGCGTGGTCGATACGTCCGGGGGCGCGGCATGGCCACAGTTTAATGCGACGGGGAACCCGGCCTTAGGTCCAATCACCTTTACCGACAATCAGGCCAATGCACAGATTTATCCGGTAGCGGTGGTCGATTCGACCAGCAACATTACCGGGACGCTTGGTGGAACGGGAACCTTCGCCGATCACGAGCACCTTACCCAACCAAACACTGGCGCTACGGCTTGGGTTATTGGTGCGCAAAGTAGTAGTCCGATCAAGGTTTCAAATATTATCGGAAGTCCTGATGGCACCGTTTGGAACGGGACCAGCGCAAGCATCACCCCGACCGGACCTCCGACCGCGAACGCCGCCGGTGGGACGGTCTATAAGGACGCAAGCCTTGTTCCTGGAAGTCCCGGAACCTATGCCAGTTTGTCGGTCGCAGCGGCAAATTTAGCAGCTTACAACAACACAAATAATGGACATAACGATCCGGGTAATGGCACAATCTGGATGACCGAGCAGGCCTACCACACCGGGGACACTACCTCGGCGTTTGTTTGCTCGGATTGGTTGACGATCACCCGCAAACCCGGCCTTGCGACCGGCAAGGCGGTTATCATCGGTTACCTTAGCTTAGACCAGCTAGGACCGACACTCGATCGTTACTATGACCTCGATTTTGCACCGGTAGATGACTATTGTGTTTCGGACAATTGGGGCGTCTGGTTCGATCACGATCGGTTTGATGGTACAGCGCACGCTAATGCCCAACCGTCATTTCAGGCGGCGCATCTTGTAACTACCAATTGCACCTTCTCTAATGGATTTCGTCTTTGTGCCTATGTTTTCAGCACCGGCAATTGGCCCTACATCACCCGAAATAATACCTCGGATCGTGGCGCGGTGATGGCCGGTCTTGTTTGCGCCGGCAATACGTTGGTGCAGGGATCGGGGGAAACCGGCTCAACCGCTGCTATAGTGCAGGATACCGCGATCTATATCAACAACACATACCGGATTTACGGTGTGTTTGTCCAAACCGCGCCCACATTGCCCACGGGAATAGCGTTCATCAACAACCTGGTGGAGAAGGTTGGCACCGATACCCAAACCGCCACGGCGATGTGGGCCGATGGTGTGACCGTCGATGCCGAACAGGTAATTTGGTGGTACAACACGGTTGTCGGAGAGCGAAGTAATACCGGGTACAATGATAAGACGCCCGCCAGTTTGCGAACCAATTGGAGCTACATTGGCAATAGTTGTGATTGGATTCCGACCAAGCACGACATATTCAACCAGGGAACGGGTGGTGAGGGCCCTAATCCAACACGAATCAAGGGGTGGCCGGTAAACTATGGCGTAGGTTTTCATCACAACCACTCGGTTCAGGCGGATGGCGGTACTTTCGCACCGATCTATTTTGGTGTGGATGGAACCCGCCAATCGTCGGCCGGATACACCCTAAACGCGAGCGAATCGGGGACAAATGCGGGGGGCGGCAACTACACCCCCGCCGTGGGATCGACCCTGATTGGCCGTATTCCATTCGCAGAGCAACCGATTGCGTTTGACCGTGCCGGGAACACCCGTAGCACCTCTTCGACGGCCGTAGGGGCGTTTGCGGCCCAAAGTGAATTGATTGCCACCGCGTTTGAAATATCCGGTGGCGCAACCGCGACCCCGGGCGTTTCCTATCTAGGCTCGGTCACCCCCAACGGCCCGCTTCCATCCGGTGAAACGGTTGTCGTAACCGACGATTTGGGTAACACAATTGCCACGCTTACCTTTGCCAATGGATCATCGACCGGTCAAAACTTTAATTGGACCCCCACCAACGCACAATCGGGTTCGCGGACCCTGACCGCAACGGCAACCCCGGCATTGGGAAGCCCGCCGACGATGAGCGTTGGGGTTGCCGCCGTTGCACCGACACTAAGTGCCGGCGGATCGGTGGGAACCATTTCCCTTTCATGGGGCGCAATAACCGGCGCGGCGACCTATAACGTCTACCGTGGAACGACCCCGGGTGGGGAATCGGGAACGCCGGTGGCCACCGGGATTACCGGGACCACCTACAACGATACCGGGTTGTCGCCTAGCGCTACCTTCTATTACACGGTTAAATCGGTGAACACGGGTGGAACCTCATCGTCATCGAATGAGGTAATCGCCACGACCGTGGCAAGGAAATTATCCGCGATTCCCGGCGCGGTGAAAACCAACGGAACAAATATTGTCGTTACCTTAGTGGACAATTACGCAACCACGTTCACGACCGGAACGCCCGGATCACCCACGGTCACCGTGACGGGCGCTACCAAGGTAGGTCAACAGGTAACGGCAAACAACCAAATCAAGGTTACAATCAATACGGGTGGGGTGGGAACCGTCACGTTCGATCCGGGAACCGGATTTACCGCAACCGTTTTGATTAGTAACAGCGGCCTTCGCGATCGAAGGACGGACCCGTTTGGAAACATCAGGCATCGACCATTTTAGGAGGATACTGTGGATACGATTGTTCAAACAACATTGGTGGACGGTTTCAAACGTTTGTTTGCGACGGATGTAACCACCACGAACAATTTTCCGGTGGCCACCACGCAGGAACCGAGCGGTGACGGTGTTTTCGTCATCGGTGAGGGGGATGGGATAACCAGCGGGGCCAACGCGGCGTTGCTGGCATTTTTCGGCACCGGCTCGGCTACGCAAACCGCAACCGCCAAATTGGTGGGGTGGCGCAAAATCGATCAATTGTGGGTGCCGATCCAATTTCTGAGTTTGAATTTGGCGCTGGGATCGGGCGCGGCGGTCAACCATCCGGACCTGCAAACCGGTGTGGGTGAAATCCTTGTCGATACGATCACGGCGGTGGCGTCGTTGACGATGGCCGATGAAATCGTCAGCCCGGCGGATGGAACCCTGGCATACGTCAAGTGTGACATCATCGGGTGTCACAAATACCAGGTTGTGTTGTCCAAGGGAACGGCGACCTCGATCAATTGTCTGGCCGGCGCGTTCTAAAAACGGTGAAACATGAAACGCCAACTTAATTCCACCAATCACCCCATCGGATTTTATATGGTCCTATCCGATGGGGTGACGCCGGCCACCGGCAAAACGGTTACCCTGAACATCATTAAGAATGGGACAGGGGGCGGTGCGTCTGCGACGGGGGCCATAACCGAATTGGATGCCGTCAACAATCCGGGTTGGTACACGTGGACCGGCAATGGCACCGATCGAAACACGGTTGGTGACATCCTGTGTTCGGCCACGGCCGCCGGATGCAACACAACCACGTTCACGGTGGGGATCGTCAATTACGATCCGTTCAATCAATCGCAGGTTGCGGTGTTGGTTACCCAATCCCTGTTGACCAATATGGCGACCACGACGGGGGGAACCGTCATTCCCATTTCGGTGTTCCAAAACACCCAGGTGAATTTGGCGTTTAAGGTGGTGGACGCATCCAATAACCCGGTCAATTTGAACGGGGATTCGGTAGAATTCTTGATCCATAACGTCAACGCGTCCACCGCGACCGCCACGATTGCGGCGACCCTTAGCCAATCCGATCCCTCGGGGCATCCGGGGGTGTATGACACGGTGAACGTTTCGATTGCGCCGGCAAACACGGCGACTAACGGCAATTTCATGTACAAGGTGCGGGATACGACCGCCAACGCGATTTACGCCAGCGGATCGTTCAACGTCATTGTCTCGCCCTGATCCCTACGTTGGAAGGTGGATTGAGTCGGGTTATAAATCGGCTTCGTTTTTCAAACAACCGCCCTTTGGGCAAAAGGAGAGTGTCCGATGAGTTTCGAGGTGCCAACGGTCAAGGTTCGGTTCAAGGAAACCGGCCACGAATGCAAAATCAACAAGGACGAGTTCGACGAAAACCTTCACGAATTGGTCCGACCCAAGCTTGCCCGCGCCGAGGACAAAAAGGACGACGGCAAGAAGGACGAAAAGAAGGGTGACGCGGACAAGAAGTAGTCCCGCGCTGAAAGGCCCAAATGAGCGTGACGCTGATTGCCACCGATGGTTCGCCGCAGGCCAACGCATATTGCGACGTGGCCTACGCCGATAATTTCCTGACCACCCAACGCCCGTTTGTGGGTACGGAGTGGACGGGCCTGACCACGGATCAAAAGGCGACATTGCTCATTTGGGCCACCACCTATTTGGATGACATGGTGGATTGGAACGGGTACAAGGCAACCCGTGACCAAGCATTGCGATGGCCGCGTTCGGGTGTCTACGATCCGGATGGGTTTTACGTGGACAAATCCACCGTGCCCGATCGCATCCGCCAATGGACGGCGGAAACCGCGTGGGAGTATTCTAAGGTAAACCGCCAGGCCGAACCGACGGCGCTGGGACAGGGGATTACCGATGTCACGGTGGGACCGATCCGGGTCAAAATTGATCCGAACATGCAACTACCCTATTTCCCGCCCTATCTAGCCACCAAGATTTCCCGCTACGGAATCCTCATCGCCGAGGGCGGTCCGGGCGCGTTCACCATGGCCCGATTGCTTCGCGTGTAACCTATGGGTGTCCTCGATAAACCACTTTTGTCGATTGTTCAAAGGGTGTTGAAATCCTTCGGTGGAACGTGCGTACTTAAACAGGTCAACAATGGATCGTTTGATCCCCGGACCGACCAGCAAAATTCCCAAACGGTCCAAACATGGACCCTCCCATGCTCGCCGCCCTACCCGTTCGACGTGAAATTGATTGACAACACGATTGTTAAGGTCGGTGATTTCAAATTGTTGGTGTCGGTATCCGCCGCAACACCCCCCGTGGTGCCGGACATCCACATGAACATTATCCGCAATAACCGCGAGTACAGCATCATTCGCGTGTCCCCCATCAATTCCGGGGATCAGGACGTTTGCTATGAATTGCATTGCCGGGGGTGATGCATGAGCAGCGCCGGCACGTTTAGCGCGGACATTACTAAATGGGTTATGGCGGTCCAAATCGATTTGGACCAGTTGGTTCGCAAGATTGCCCTTGATGCCTACGCCGGGTTGATCCTTCGTTCCCCGGTGGACACCGGGAGGTTCCGGGCATCGTGGCGAATCTCGGTCGGTAGTATTGATTCGTCGGTTGAGCCGGATCGTGGCACCGCACCCTCGCAATACAAGGGCATGGGCGGATCGGTGCCACCGGACTCGGCCGAAATGGCCTATGCGTTGGGCAAAATCGCCAGTGCCCAATTTGGTGACATGATTATCTATCTCACCAATTCATTGGACTACGCCCAAGAATTAGAGGACGGTTATTCACAGCAAGCGCCGGCGGGAGTGTTGGCCCTGACGTTTATTGAGATCGTGAATAAATTGAACAACGCCATTCGACAAATGCAAGGATACTAGCCATGTTGGATACAACCGGAATTCGCCAGGCATTTCGCAACGTACTGCTGTCAATCCCCATCCTTCCGGGAACCGGGGATAACCACAACGACCGTGTATGTTGGGAAAACATCGATTTCACGCCCCCACAATGCAAAAAGGATGATCCGACCGGATCGATGTGGGTCCGCGAGGATTATTTAAAGGGATCGGAACCCCAGGTTGCCTATGGGTACGTTGAGCAAACATCTATTATGCAGTACACTGTCTATTGTCCTGCAGGTAGTGGGACAAAGGATGCCGATGCGCTGGTTAAGGCTATCGGCGATGCGTTTGGTCCGGCCAAGGGACTAACCTCGACCGGAATTCCGGGTGTGACGGCGGCAACGCCCTCGGCACAATCCGGAAACCCGATCCAAATTTCGATCGAACAGGTCGATCCAATGTCGGGTCGGGTAACGACGGTCAAGAATATCGAAGGAACCTGGTGGGCTACCGGGGTCCGGATTACGTTTCGGGCGTATGGGACGGTAAAGGTTTAGGGAGCAATCATGAGCATCGCACAAGGACCGCGTATTCGCATTTGCTACGGCGCTGAGGTCACCCGTGGCACGACGCCCCCCAATTTGAATTTACAGCAATTGCGGACGATCACCCGCGATATCGATTTGACCAAGGGTGGTTTGTCATCCGATGAGCAATACCCGGACGGGCAACGCCGCGATTTCCGCCAGGGTTTTAACCAGGTCGTGGGGTCGTTCAATTTCGAGTTGTCGTTGGCCCAGCAAAGCACCGGCACGATCACCAACACCGGCCACGATGATTTGTTTGAGGCGCTGTTGGGTGGTACGTGGTCCGCGACCGGAACGGCCGGCGGTTCCCCCGGCACGTTGAAATGCGGCACCAACCTCAAAACCAAATCGTTCGAGCGTCAATTCTTGGACATCGGACAATACGAGGCGTTTGCCGGTTGCATCCCCTCCGATTTAACATTGAGTTTCGACCCGGCCAAAATCATCGGCGGTACGTGGAACATCATGGGCATGTCCGCACCCATCATGTCGTCTACGTCGATCCAGGGTTCGGGAACCCTGACCACCCCGACTACCGCGCCCCCGTGCGACACGTTCATTGGCGCAATCACCGAGGGTGGTTCGCCCATCGCCGTGGCCACGCAATGCCAAATGACCATTAAAACCGGCCGTTCCCTTTCGCCGGTCATCGGTTCCAAATTCTCCCCCGATATTTTCATGGGGACGATTCTGGTTTCCGGAACGTTAAGCGCGTTCTTCCAGGACAATTCGTTGGCGACCAAATTCTACAACGAGGTCAATTCGACGTTGGTTTTGACCGCCAATGAGTTGCCCACGTCCGGACAGCGCAAAATGGTTTTCACCCTGCCGAATATCAAGTATTCGGGCAATAAGAAATCACCCCCGCCGCAGGGTGGTGTTGTACAGCAGCTTCCGTTTGAAGCGTTGTACGATGTTTCTTCCGGCACAACGTTACAGATCGACCGATACCTCTAATTTGGAGTGAATCCTACCGTGGCGAAATTTGATCTATCGAAAATGGATACCCGCGCCGCCGGCGCAAACGCCGTCGCGATGACATTGGAACACCCGACGACCGAGGAGCCGTTGACCGACGACGCCGGCAATCCGTGGACCATCACCCTGTACGGTTCCGATTCCGAGGTTTACCGCAAGGCACAACGAAAAATCGTGGACCGGCGGTTGGCCGAGGCCAAGGCCAAGGGTGGTAAATTCAAAATGAACGCCAACATGGCGGAAGAGGAATTGACCGAATTGTTGGTGGAATGCACCGCCGGTTGGTCCGGGTTGGAGGAGAACGGCGCGCCGATCGAATTCAACACCGCCAACGTTCGCGGCGTCTACGCCCGTTACCCATGGATTCGCGAACAGGCCATGGCGTTTGTTTCCACACGAAGTAACTACCTGGGAAACTCGTAGAGGCCTTGGTCGAGTACGCCGAGGCCGTATTTTTGGATGAAGCCCCCGCGCCGGGGGGAGCGACCAAGGGAGCGCATATACGGCAAGCGCAGATGTCGGCCGCGGCGCTGGGCATCACATGGTTGGACGACCGTTTTCCCGCCGCCGCCGATCCCATGGACCCCCCGTTTGAATGGGAGGGTTTGTGGGAAATGTTCCGTGAATTGAGCGCCGCCCGGACATCGGGGTTTTCCCCCAATCCGCTGTCATGGACCGATATCCGGTCCTACTGCGAATTGTTAGACATCCGGTTGACGGGTTTTGATTTGATGGTGATTCGGCGTTTGGATTTGACGTGGTTGCGGGTGATGGGAGCGGCATACAATGACCTCAACACAACTGAACCTGATCATCAACTCCCAGCAGGTTAATTCGGCCAATTCGGCGCTGCAGCAATTTAACCAAACCGGGCAACAAACCCAATCCGCCGCCGAAAAGCTTAACATTTCGTTTAGCACGTTGATCAGCACATTGACCCAATTGGCCGGCGTCTACTCGTTGGTCCAAACCGTCCGCGCGGCATTTGCTACGGCCGCCACCGAGGACCGGTTGCAAAAGGGTTTTGACAATTTGACGGGTTCGGTCAGCAAATCCAAGGACATGCTGAACGAATTGATTACGGTCAGCAACAATTCCCAATTCTCGTTGGCGGCGCTGGGTGACGCCACCCGGCAATTCATGGGGTTGGGGTTGGGTGCGGACCAATCCATCAAATTGGTTGAGGACATCGCCAACACACTGGAGAATTTGGGTTCCGGTGAGGAACAAATGACCGGCATCGCCAACGCGCTGGGTAGAATCCTTGAAGAAGGACAATCCAATTTGTACGTGTTCCGTGCGCTGGCGGCACAGGGCATCCCGGCGGTTAAGGACGTTGCGGATACGTTGGGCATTTCGTTCCAACGGGCCATGTTCCTGCTTCGCAATGGTGCCATTTCGGCCAATGATGCAATCGCGTTGATCCAATATAGCATGGAGAAATTCAACCATGATGCGATCGACACCGCCCCGACCTACACGCAATTGTGGACCAGTATCGGTAATTCCTTCAAAACCGGGTTTGGCGACATGGTTAAACAGGTTTTGGACATTGGTTCCAAATCGGCGCTGGAGCGGTTCAATGCCGAAATTCAAAACATGTTCCATATCGTCGGGGATGCGATCCGTATTCTTGAGGGCTTGCCCCCGCAATTTGAACGGTCGTCCGAGGCATCAAAAATTCTTGCCGGCATCATCAAATTGTTGTCCGAGGCGTTTATGGTGTTGGTCGCCATTAAATTGATTACGTGGGCGTCCGACGCGTTCAACGCCCTTTTCAGTTTAATTAAGCAATTTGCCAATTTGGGGGTGATTTCCCAAGCGTTGATTGTCGGATTGATCGTATTGGTGGGAATCGAATTGGGCCGGTGGGCGTCGGAACAGGTTCCGGAATTGGCCAAACTCGCCGTCATTCTTCGTGCGGTGGGATCGTTCACCGGAAGTAGTTTGAGAAATGTGGGTGAATTCATTGCCGACAAATATTTGGGTGGTGCGACGGCGGGAACCGACGCCCAAAACGACGCCGAGCGTACCGCCCACATGAATCAAGCGGATGACGCCACATGGAAGGCGTTCGATAAGGCCATGACCGACATCAATAACGGAAACCTTGGCAAGGGACAGGGAACATCGTTTTTCCAATACATGGGGGAGGATCTTAAGAAGTTGGGGGAAAACGCCAAGGGCGCGCTGGGTCCGATTCAGGATTTGATGCGTTTCATGGAGGTGGCCAGCATCGGCAAACAGGGAAATTATTTCGACGGCAAACGACCGGAGGTCAGCACGGTCATTCCGGAAAACGAGGAATTGTCGTTACAGAAAATGATTGATTCCCTGAACCAAAAAACCTCGATCATCGGGTTGGACCCCGAATCCGCGTTCCGGTCCACCGAGGTTGCCAAAATGCAGGAAATTTTGGACAAATACAACATCGCCCCCGGACAAAACACCGCGGAGGGCGTTCAATTCCTGATGCTATTGAACCAAGCGATTGATCGGTTGCAGGGAATGCAAACGTTGGACATCGTGGCCAAATCGGTAGGCCAATCGTTCGCAACCGCGTTCGGTCAATTCATCACCGGGGCCAAAAGCGCATCGGCGGCGGCTAAACAATTTGTCACGTCATTGGAACAAATGATTTTGAAGGATTTAGTCCTTAACAAAATCGCGTCGTTGATCGAGGGCGGCATCACCGGGTTGGGAACCGGATTGGGCGGTTTGTTCGGCAACAAATCCCCATCCTACACTACCGGTGTCACCGCCGACGATACGGGCGCTTCGCTAAACACCAGCGTTCAATTTGCCATGGGCGGGGCGTTCATGCGGGGCGTCCGCATGTTCGCCGGCGGCGATGTGGTGAACCGTCCGACGCTATTCGGCATGGCCGGCGGATTGGGCATGATGGGCGAGGCGGGACCGGAGGCAATTCTGCCATTGGTTCGCGGCCCCAATGGAAAATTGGGTGTGGCGGCGCACGGTGGGGGCGGTCAAACCGTTATCCATCAGCATTATTGGAACATCAAAACCCCGGATGCCGACAGTTTCAAACGGTCGCAACGCCAGATCTCGGCGATGATGCAACGAAGTCTTCGGTAGGAAATGTCTATGTCATTTGCAGAAATCCAATTCCCAACCGATGTGTCCTACGGATCGCGTGGCGGTCCCGGGTTCAACACCAACATCGTGGTGACCGATGGGGGTTCGGAGGAACGTGTTGCCCGGTGGCAAAGTGCCAAGCGCCAATACGACGTGCGGTACGGCATCAAATCGCCGGACCAAATGTCCAAGGTCAAGGATTTCTTTTTGGCCCGCACCGGCGCGTTGATCGGATTCCGCTACAAGGATTGGCAGGACTACGATTCCACCGCCAAGGGGCATAGCTACATCAGCGACGGGTCGTCGGTAAGCGTCACCAACACCGATCAACAATTGGGTTCCGGGGACGGTTCCACCACTCGGTTTCAATTGATTAAACGGTACAACGACGGCCTTCAAACCGTCATCCGCAATATCACCAAACCGGTGGCCGGTACGGTGGTCGTGGCACTCAACGGGGTCAACCAAACAACCGGTTGGACGGTGGATACTACAACCGGCCTAATTACCTTTACATCCGCCCCGGCGTTGGGGGTCACGGTCACGGCCGGGTTCCAATTTGATACCCCCGTCCGGTTCGGGGCCGACGCCGACAAATCGTTGATGGCATCGCAGGATGATTTTGGTTACGGGTCGTTGGAACCCATTCCGTTGCAGGAAATTCCCGATGGGTTGGCGGTGAACGACGATGCCGATTGTGGCGGCGCGGTCATGGTGTGTTTGACCGCCAACTATCAATTGAGCGCCGGCTATGCCCGTGGGTACGTATTTGAACCGCAGGCCGATGGGATCATAGTTTTCCTTCCGGACCCGTCCGCCGCCACGTTCCCCACCGGTGGACCGTTTTTCTATTTGATGAATTTGGGATCACACGCCCTGACCATAAAAACCTTTAGCGGTGGATCGTTCATCACCCTGGCGGCCGGAACCGGCGTCGATGTGGTTTTGACGGTTGATGGTTCTTCAAACAAAGTATGGCTAGCTCTTTAGAGTTAAATATGCGTCCATGTTCGTCGCAAAACTATCGAGGATACATTGGTTTGGCGAATGCCAAACTCTTTTGCCAACTTTTTTTGCATTTCGCCGTTTTTGTAGCGGTTGCGTATTTCCAAAACCTAGATTGGTTTGCATTATGAGGCGGTTGCAGGAAATATTCGGCGGTGCCATGTTTGTAACCATGTCCGGGGACGTGGTTTTAAGCAATGCCGCGCCTCGTGTTATCATCGTCAACGCCACCGGCACCGGCCACAAATTCACGTTGCCGGCAACCGCCAACCAAATGTTCACCGACCCCCTTCGGTTTTTGTTTTTCAACGTGGGATCGAACGCGTTTGATTTGGTTTACACCAATTCTATCGTTCACACGTACTATAGCATCACCGCCGACGCCGCCACTAATTCCTTCACCGCGGCCTCCGGTGGATTGGCTATTGCACCGCCGGGTAGCTACATCATCACGACCGGGTTTAGCAATTCGGCCAACAACGGCACATTCCAGGTTTTGCAACGCAACGCCGCCGGAACACAGGTATGGGTGTCGGCATCGTTGGTCAATGAAACGGTCAATGTAACACCCCCGGTGCCCCCCGCCACAACGCCGCTTCCGCCCGTCAGCGTGTCCCGAGGAAAAATTACGACCCTGACCGGGGGAAATGCTCTTCGATTGATGCTGGGGCAAAATACGGTGTTTGCCGGGTTCCGGGAATATTACCCGTTGATCGTTGCCTACAACGCCGCCCGGTCGTTTAGCAGCGCCACGATGAACGGTTCGGCGATTACATCGATTTGTTCGGCCGTTCGTAATCCACCACCCCCGCCGCCACCCCCGCCGCCCTATGACGGCGAGACTATCGATCTGTCCTCATGTCCAACCACCAAAACGATCACGATCACCAATGGCATCGGATCGGGTGCGGTGTGGAACGGGGTTTGGACGGTGACTAAGGTTACGTCCGGGTCGGTGACCTATTACCGCTATGTCATCGACGCCAACCATTACATCGATCTTCGTTACTACCCCGGTGGCCAAGGCTATGGCTATCAATGGCAGGTGGTTTGTACCGATTTGACGCGGACCATCAACAAACGTTTTGGAAACAACATCTCCGGATCGTGCCCACCCAACACCACCTATACGTGTTTTTCGGTGCCGATCGAGGGTGCGAATTGCACGTCCGGACAGGATAACGTGACGCCGACACCGATTGTTTGCACGGTTTCGGCATAGACGAGGTTTTTATGCCCCATGATTCGGACATCGTTTCGCTGGGTTTCAAATCGGGAAACGACATTCGGGAAAAGTCGCGGGCCGTGCATCCGTTGGGCCAGGTCCGCGAAAACGCCAAGAAGTACGTCCAACCCAAGGGCGTGAAACGTCCGGCCGTTCCGTGTTGCCACGGCACCGCCCGCGCCGAACCCCGAACGAACCGGTGAGCCCAATGCCGTTACCTTTGTTTGTTACCCAACCCTTTTGCTTGGAACGCCGGCATTGTGCCCAATGTCGTGGCCCCGACCCATTGTATCGGCGGGAGTGGTCCAAACGATATCAAATGCCGCCGGAGTGGCCCAAGTGTCCGTTTGGCGTTCCGGACAACGCCGCCAATCCCCCCGCGCCGCCGCAACCCCATGAATTGGGGATCTTGGTCGATGCGCCCGGCAGCGCCGAGGCCCGGGAAATTGAACGTCGTTGCCGGGAACGGGCCGATCGGGTCCGGGGCATTTGCCTGGGTTGCCCGGAATTCATCGACATCAACGAGGACGGGTTGACCATCCATTGCAAACGCGGTTATTCGTGCGGGTGCGGCGGGGATCAACCGTCCATGATGCGCGGGTTGGTCCATTTGGGCGTCGGACATTGTTTGTTGAATCGGTGGGGTGGCCTGTGAGATTAGAATCTATTACGCCCCAAACGCCGCCATTTTCCATTTTCCTGGAATTGGATCGAATCCCGGTTCCCGGCGAGAAATGGCCGGAGGGTTTTGCCGGTTGGCCCAACGTACAGGCAGCGCACATGCACGGGATGCGCAATGCCGCCGCCAACGCCCAACCGTCCCCCGTTTCCAAATCGGGACGCGGATTTGTCATGTGCGGGGGCGGCATCTATCTCCCCACGGCGTATGTGTCGTGCCAAATCCTTCGAAAAACCGGTTCCAAATTGCCCGGTCAATTGTTCTATTTGGGCGATAACGAGATGGATGATTTCCATCGTCGGTTGTTCGCCGCCATGAATGTGGAATGCGTGGACGCTACCCAATACGCCGAATGGGGTACGCTGCGGAACACCGACGCCAAGGAACGGGGTTGGTTGCTAAAACCTTTTGCGTTGCGGCACACCAAATATAAATCGGTGGCCGCGTTCGATGCCGATTGCTACCCGGTGGTAAAACCTGAGGATTTGTTCAACGTTACCGAGTACTTCAAAACCGGCGCATTGTTTTTCGCCGACACCCCCCACCACGATTTGACGGAGGAAAAATGGCGGGCGCTGGGGTTCCCACCCCAAAATTGCTCGTCGTTCGAGTCCGGGCAAATGTGGATCGACACCAAAATGCATTGGCGCGCGATCGCGCTGACATTGTGGTTGAATTCCCACGCCGATTTTTACTACCAATGGTTTTGGGGGGACAAGGAAACGTTTTGTGTGGCGTGGCGGCAATGCAAAGAATTGTACGCCATGCCGGACGTGCGGGGATGCATCTACGAGGGTCAAATCATCATCCACTATGGGTTTGGACCCAATGCCGCCCCGGTCACGGTCCACCGGTGCCGGTCTAAATTTTCGCCGATTGAGGGCGAGGTTTACCACCGGCTATTTTGGAACACCGACCAAACCGCCCGGACCCCACGACCCTATTTCCCTAACCTTCCCTATGAACGCGAGGCACACACGGCGTTCGCCAATTACCTCCGAATGTCCAAGGAGGAATCATGCCGTTAGTGTTGTTTCCATCGTTGGACAGGTTGCGGCAACACGCAACACACCGGTTCGCGTTTTTGTGGCGATTGGAGCGGGTGGATGGCGTCACGTTGCTGTTCACCGACCACGATTGCCCGATTACCTTCAATTACACCCATGCGTTGGCCGAGGCATTGGCCCCGGGGAACGTAGGAAACGCCGCCGGCACCGACGAGATTTATTCCCCAGTCGATTCGTTTGCCGGCACGGCACGGCAAATGCAAACCGGGTTGAAGGATGCGAACGTCGAGATGACGGGCGTTGTGTTGTCATCCGGATTGATTACCGAGGCCGATTTGTTCGCCGGCCGTTATCGATCGGCCCGGGTCATCGAAATGCTGGTCGATAGTCGATTCCCCTACGCCGGCTATTTGACCCATGCCCAATACTTCATCGCCCAAACCACCTACACCCGGGAATTTTGGAAAGCGCAAATGTCGGGGGTGACGGCATGGGGGAACAAGGCGGCGGGCAACGTCTATTCGGTGTCGTGCCGGTTCCAATTGTACGACCCAAATACCTGTGGCGTCGATCCGACCGGCCACACCGCGACCGGGACCGTGACTATCGTAACCGATCGACAAACCTTCAACGCCGGGGGTTTGAACCCGACGCCCAATGCCTATCGCTCCGGTCATCTAACGTGGCTGACCGGTTTCAATCGTGGTATCACATACGAGGTTAAATCCTCGTCCGGATCATTGTTGACCACCCAATTGGGAACGCCGTTCGATATCGGCGTCGGCGACACGTTTACGATCACCGAGGGTTGCGACCATTTGCGGGGCACGTGTTCGGGAACGTTTGCCAACCTTAACCGGTTTGGCGGTTACCCGTTCCTGCCCGGCAACGACGTAATGCTTCGCGGTCCGGTAACATAATTGGAGGTTACGATGGGCGACACAATGGAAGGTTATATGCGGACGATTTCCTACAACACCCCACAGCAAACGCTTCCGTCCAACCCGACGAACATGGGCCACAACATTCACCATAGCGCGCTGTCCAAATCCGGGGCCAAGCACACCCCCGTTAGCGCGCCGGCGCGCAACACCGGTTCACGACAAAATGTCGTACCCAATCACCCCGTTCCGCCCGACAATGCCCCGGTGGACCGGCTGGACTCGCCGGTGCCGGGTGGCAAATCGTATGGAACCCCCGAATAGACGGCCCAGGATCGATTATGACACGCGAAGATGTCATCCGATATGCCCGTATGTGGCTTGGAACCCCTTACGTCCATCAGGGACGATTGATGGGGGTCGGGGTGGATTGTATCGGGTTGGTGGCCGGCGTGGGCCAATACTTCGGGTTGCCCTATGAGGATCGTCGGGGATATGCACCGACCGGCCAAGGAGATTTTTACCTTACCAATGAATTCGTCAAATGGATGGACCCGGTCTACACCGCCCATGCCCAACCCGGGGACGTGGCGTGTTTTTGGGTCCGCAAACCAACGTTCATTTGCCATTGTGGAATTCTTACACCGGTTGGTTTGATTCATGTCCATTCGATCATCGGCCACGTGGCCGAGCATGTGATGGACGCCGGTTGGAAAAAACGTTTTGCGTGCGCGTTCCGGTTCCGTGGAATGAAGGATTAGTGTATGGCAACCCTTGTTCTAGTCCCCATCGCCGCCGGCATCGCGGCCAACGCCACGGCCGGGTTGGGCGCTACGGCCGCCGCCGTGGCCACCAGCGCTATTATCGGCGTTGCCGGAACCGTGGGTGCGCTGGTCGATCAAATGTATGTCTACCCGGCCATATTCGGCAACGGGGCATCGCAAATTAAGGGACCGCAACTCAACAACGTGGCGATTACCGGTGCCAGCGCCGGCACACCGATCAATTTTTGTCTAGGTCGCGAGAATCGGGTTGGCGGCTGCATCATTTGGGTCTCCAACCTTCGTAAAACGGCATCCAACGCCGGTTCAGGTGGCAAGGGCGGTACGAACGTCACCACCTATCAATACTTTGTGGACATCGCCATTGCATGGGGCGAGGGAACCATCAATGCAATCCGCAAGATTTGGGCCGATGGAAAATTGATCTATGACCAGGCGTTGCAAAACAACAATTCGGGCCAATCGAACCTTTACGATTCATTGATTAACTATTTCGGCGACCAAACCACGCCCGATCCAACAATCAGCGCCGCGGAGGGTTCGTCCAACACCCCGTCATTCGTCAATACCTACTACACGGTCATCAACAATTTTGCCATTCACGATTGGGGCAACCGTATTCCCAATTTCACGGCGTTGGTCGAGGCCGAGGAACAAACGTTATTGGGTGATGCGATTGTCAAGATTTGGGAACGGACCGGGCGTCCGGGGTCCGATTTGGACGTGTCGTGGGTATCGGATGTGGAGGTTCTTGGTTACACGTTGGCGGGACCGCAGAATCCGATCAATTCAATCGAACCGTTGATGATGGCCTATGATTTGATTACCCAGGAGCAGCATGGCGGGGTGATGCATTTCTACCATCGCAAGGATATGTTGCCGGTTTCGGTGGCGTCCAACGTCCTGGCGGCGGGTGCGGAAAAGGACACGCCGCTCCGCGCCTTTCAAATTACCGACAACGCCGATTGGGAGGTGGTGGATGAGGTGGATGTCACCTACACCGATCCGGCCACGTTTTGGCAACAGGGAATGCAGCGCGAGGTTAAATCCGACATCACCAACCGTTCGGTGTCGTCGATGTCGTTGCCGTTCACGTTGGATGCCAATAGCGCCAAACAAATCGCCGCGCGAGTATTGTGGTCGGCCCAGGTGGAACGGTGGGCATCACAAATGACGTTGGCCCCGTCGCAATTGCACATCCTTGAAGGTGATGTGTTGCAATTGACCGCCGATAGTTTGACGTGGCGCAATCGGATCACCACCGTTTCACGGGGACAGAATTTTGTCTATGAATTGCATGGATCGGCCGAGCAATCCGGGGTGTTGGATCAATCCGGGTTGGTGGCCGATATCCCGATCATCCCGCCACAACCGGAACCGGCCGGCACGTCCACCCACACCGGGATTATGATGGAGATCCCAATCCTTCCATGGGAGGGGTATGATCGGGGAATCCATTTCGCGGTGTTCGCCGAGCCCGGGGACGATTGGCAGGGCGGTTCGGTCTATCTGTCCAAGACGGACAATGGCGATGGTTCCTATTGGTTGATGGCCGATTACCAAATCGAGGCCACGGGCGGGGCGGCGCAAAATATATTGCCGGCGTCCGGGCCGATCGGTTATTGGGACAACACCACGACGTTGGTTGTCACCATGAACAACGGCCAATTCTTTAGCAATTTGGAATCGTTGGTGTTGACCGGGTACTTCAATCACGTGTACGTAGGAAAACCGGATGGAACGGGTGAGGTTATTGCGTTTTGCAACGCTACACTGACCGGACCCAATGAGTATACCCTAAGCAAATTACTTCGCGGCCGCATGGGAACCGAGGACCGCATGGCCGGCCATTTGGTCGGGGATGCCGTGGTGCTGTTGCAACAGGATGGATCGATCCATTTCCATCCCTACAACACCGATGGGTTGGGTAAGAATTTATTTTTCAAAACCGTTCCGTTGCATCGGCATTTGTCGGACGTGGCGGCCGCGAATTATTACCGATCGGCCCGTTCGGTTACCCCGTTCTCGCCGGTTAAAATCAAGGGTGTCCGGGACGGGTCCAACAACCTTACCATTTCGTGGTTCCGTCGAACCAACGAGTGGGCACCGATTTTCGATTTCCCGGACGCGGCCAATTTGCCGGAAAATTTCCCATCCGACGAGTACGACATTTACATTTACAATGCATCGGGGTCCACCCTGTTGCGGACGTATCTAAACTATACGGGCGGCGAAAGTATTTTGTATTCCGCCGCCGTTCAAACGTCCGATGGGATCACCCCCGGGGATACGGTCCAGGTTATTGTGTATCAGGTCAACAGCGCATTGTCGCTAAATGGCGGCAAGGGCGTTGCATCGGCCCAAACAACCATTTAAGGAAACAACAACATGTCGTCCCCCACCATTCGCTGCACATTGGATACAATTGACCCGTCGCAATCCGGGGCCGATGTCACCCATAACCTGGCCCTCATCAAATTGGATTTTTTGGTGGGTGGTGCAATCAAGGTAATCAACTCCACGACCGCCGCCGCGCCCGGATCACCCACCAATGGGGATACCTATTTGGTGGCCACCGGGGGTTCGGGCGCATTTGCCGGCCATGATGGGCAAATCGCGCTATACAACGCCGGTTGGTATTTCTTTGTCGTGCAGGTAGGTTGGATGATTTACGATGCGGCCGCCGGCACGTTAAAACTTTGGAACGGCACTACCTACAAGACCATCACACTGACATGAATCAAATCCGTCCAAATCTTTACATCGGCAATGCGCCCGATGCATGTTCGGCCCCACTGTTGGCCGACAACAAAATCACCGCCGTGTTCAATGTGGGGTTGGATTGCAACGACCCGTGGGATTGTCCGGGCGTTTTGTTTGTAAAAATTGGTTTGATCGACGGTCCCGGAAACCACCAATCCCAAATCCGTTTTGCATTGGATGTGTTGGACCGGTTATTGATGGACGGTCATCGGGTAATGATCCATTGCGTAGCCGGCCATTCCCGCGCTCCCTACATCACCGCCCGCTACCTATCCCGTCGCGAAAACCGAAATTTCAAAATCACGTTGGCCGAGGTTATCCGCCTTCGCCCCGGTGCCGAAAACCCCAATCGGTTGGTTGCGTTGTATGGAACCGGCTGGGAGGGGTTGCCCGAACCGGCGCAATAAAAATCCCCGGCCGAAGGCGTTCGCCGGGGATCAATCGCTGAGGGCTTATGTCAACGATTTTGGGTTTCGTTACGTGGTCTTGTCGGTCCCTCCGGACCCGGTTACGGAATCGGAACCCGATCCTCCGGTAACGGTGTCCGCGCCGGCGCTGTTGACGTTCGCGGTCGAGGCGCCGCCAGAAGTATTCGCCTGGCCGGTGCCGGTGTTGGTCCCGGTTGCGACGGGTGTAGACGCGCTGGGCATCAATGCGATCAAACCGGTGACCTCGGATTGAATAGACGAGATCTGGTCGATGACCGGCTGCTCATCCGGCGCACCCCCGCCATTTTGAAGGACATTTTGGACCTGGGACTTAAGCGTGTCGAGCGATGCCTTGAGACCTGTCAGGGCCTGAAGGACCTGGGATTGATTTGCTGCCATTTCGATAAACCTCGATTCAAGGTTTTTAATGAACCGCACAACCCGGTTGTGATTTTCGATCAATTCAACAAGGGTTTTGTGGTCCTTAGCAACCCGTGTGATTAGTTCATGGGCGTTCACGTTGAACCCCTTTAGCAATTGCCGGCGTGGTGGTGCCCCGCCGTCATGTTCTGCTGTGCCGTATTATAACCACGACCGTTCAACTTGGTGGTCGTCGCCATAATCCGCCCCCGTTTGCCCGATCCGGACGATTTCATTTCGGCCGCGCCGGTCGCGCCGGTTTTGCGTTTGATCCCTTGTGCGGGACGCTGGCCGATTTTTCCGTTAGCCATGATGGTCACCTCCTTTCCCAATCGACTCGGCCAGGATATCCAATCCGGCCGCGATCCGTTGGGGGGTCATTCTACGCACCCGGCCGTAATTGCGCAACGTTTCGGTGGGGGAGACCGTCCGTTGGGTAACCCTAACCCGGTGTTGTCGTCGTTGCTCGTCTACCTCGGTCAACCGCAACCCGCCCAGCGTCACATTGTTTTTTCGACAGAATTTTTCGATGTGCCGTTGGATCGGGTGCCATTGTTTGATGTCGGTACGCGGCAGCGCCACCTCGACCTTGACCATATCCCCGGGGATGTAGGCGCAGCGGTCGAATTCCTCGATACTGCCGATTTTGATTGAATCCTTGCGGATGGTTTTGCGGATCAGGTCGCGGAATTTACCATCCTCCTCCAGGATCACGCGCGGGGTGTAGGTGTCCCCATAGCGGACCGGGTAGGGTGCGCCGATGTAGGTGATGTTGCCAAGTGTTTGGGGAACATGGATGTCGCCGGCGAAAACCCGTTTGGCGCGGGCCAACGATTTGCGACGAATCCCATCATCCATTTTCCCGCCCGATTCGGTCATGGCCCCACGGATGGGTTGGTGCAAAAACACCTTGTCATATTTGGCTAGATCGTATTTGCCGTATTCGGACCGGAATCCCCGCGTGTGTGGTAGGAACAGCCACCGTTCCTGGAACATCCCGATTTCTACGGGCATGTGATAAAACAAAAGTTTACCACGCAGCGAATTGTGCAGAAAACGAAAGAAAGGAACGTTGGCATCAACGTAGTCATGGTTTCCCTTCAACAGGAACATCATTTTGCATCGCTTGGCCAACATGGACAGGTTATCGACTAACCGGTTGACCAATGCCGCGCTATGGTCATCCTTACGGTCGGTCATGTCCCCCAAAATGATGAGGTATTGCACGTTGTACCGAACCATGCGCTTTTCCAACCACGGGAACACATCCCAACGGTACTCGTCGTTGGGGCGGTCGGTTAAATGAAGATCGGCGGTGTAAAGAATGCGCATTGTGGTTCAGTCTATCTTTGGTCGTCGTGCCATCGCGGCTTCGAAAAATTCGACAAGGTGCCCAACCTTCACCTGCTCCAACACCATGCTTAAGGGGTCGTTTTTATAGGGCTCCAACAAATCCTTTATCTTCTTATCGTCGTCGGTGTCAATCGCCTCGACCAATTGCTCGATAAACGTGGCCATGTCCGCTCCTATTTGATCTCCGAGAAAATGTTCAATTCCGCGTCACGGGGCAGATACAATGGATGACGGGGCATTCCCCCGGCCGTTTTTTGGCCCAAGCAATAGATGCGTCGGTAGTGGCCGTGCAGAATCTCCAACGTTCGTTCGATACGACGGACCTTTTTATCCGACCCGAACGACGCACCCCATGCGGCCACGATCCGGGCCGCGCCGATGTTTTGAATGTGGTCGTCGTTATCACGGCCTACCGGATCACCCACGGTTGTCAATTGGGAAGGATCGGTGGCAATCCACGCGAACAGGTTTGCAACTACGATGCCGCCGTACCCCCATGTTTTGCCGAACCCGATGCATCGCCGGATGGTGTTGTCGTTTTCGTCCTCGTCGGCGTTAGAGGGGTTAAGCATAATGAACCCAAGCAACGCCTCGTTGGGACGCCAAACCCGGTGAAGCAAATAACGATACCGCCGGCATGGGGAAAACACCGCGCCGTTTTGGGTTGGGGGCGTGAAAAACTTCCGGGTTTGTATCATCGCTAGATTCCTTTCCTAACTACAACCGTCCCAATCCTTTACGATTGGCATACCTTTGACCGTCAACCCAACCTCTTGTCGAAGGACGCGACACGATGAATTGCCTACCTCATAGTCACGGCAAACGGCGGGGCGCAATTCATAGTGCCTGCATTGACCGCTCGTCAAATCCAACCAAATGCAGGGATTTACGTTCCCGTCGTTGGCCACCATGAAATTGAAACGTGGTGAATTTTCGTCAAGCCAGTTGGCTAATTCTCGTTTTAATTCCTTGGATAACCGTTGCCAATCCGGATCGGCATCGCCCCCGAACGGCGGGGTGCGCATATGCATACAACATAACCCGCAGTTGTTGCACCAATTGTCATCCGATGCGCCCATTGTCCTACCTATATCCAAGACAACTATTTGGATCGCCGGATCAATCGGGGACGGTTGCGGATGCGACGGATCGCCAGGCGCTGGGCATAGGCCGACGCCCGTTTAATCAATTTCCAACGCAAACAAAACAGGGACGACAAACCGAATACGTACATGTTCTCGCGGGGGTGCATGATGATCGCGCGGGGTTTGGGGTTACCGGCCCACCGCAACCATCGCAAACCCCGTTCGGACGTGAACAACAATTCCCCGATATGGTTCTGCTTCATTATCAACAACGGTTGGCGTCGGCCGTCGCACTCGTCCAACAATTTTTCCCACCATTGAAGGATTTCCGGCCGGTAGCCGAAGAAAAATTTGTGGGTTTTCAAATCCTTGTAGAATTTGCATTCCAGCACAAATAAATCGACGAGCGGTTGGCCAAGAGGGTGGGTGCAAACGATGTCGCCGGCGTGGGCGTCGTGTTTCGATCCCTGTTTGCGGGCCACGGTGTTTCGGCCGCCGGACATGGCCGAACGCCAAAAACAATCCTTGCGGGTCATGTCGGAAACCCACAGGGAAAGTCGTTTGCAGGTGGCTCGTTCGTATTCCGGCCCTTTGCCCATTCAATCACCCGTATTTCCGTCGTGTCGGCAAAAACTTCTTTTCGATCTCGAACCAGGCCGTGTCCACCGTCGCATGGACCCGTGCCATTTCGGTATTGTACTCGTCCCGGTCCATTTTGGAAAGTTTCTTGATATACTTGCCGGCCGTTTTGTCATTCAACCCCAACCGGCCCAGCATCCCCACCTCGTCTAGCCACATCAACGATGCGTCCAAATCGTCGATGCCGAAGGCAAACCGGATAGGAAAATCACATTCACGGTAGGCCAACCCCACCTTGTTCTTTTTGCATCGCACACGGGTTTTGACGCCGATCGGCCGTTCCACCTTGTCAATGGTTTTCTTGATTTGGCCCATGTTGGCCAACCAAATGATTTGCGATGCGTAGTAATCCAGCGCCCGGCCACCGGAACGGGTTTGGGTTTCCCCGAACGTGACGCCGATTTTGTCGCGCAATTGGGAGACGATCAATAGCGTGACGTTCAACCGTTCCAACCGTTTGACGTTCCGGCGGAACAATTGGCCCATCAATTTGGGTTTCTTACCACCGTAGCTGTTCGCGCCGAATTCCGAATTGTTTTCCGCGTCGTCGCCAAGGGCATCCAACGAATCCAAAATGTACAATCCGGCCTTAGCGGGTTTTCCCGCCTTGACCAATTTACGTTCACCATCCTTGGTCACCGACGTACACCGAACCCCCTCGACCCGATCGCAAAATTCCTCCAAATCGGCGTGCCATTCCTCCACCGTTAGGACCGAAACCTCCTCGTTGAAATCGACCCGATCGACCGGCAACCCCACCGTTTCCGCGTAGGGGATATCGAACGCCGCCTCGGCCTCGCGATACCGGATTAACCCCTCCTTGGGGTCCGGGTATTTAATGGCGAAGTTGGCGCATGTTTCGATCATTACCAACGATTTGCCGGTGGATTTGTCCCCCACGATATTACCGACCCGTCCTTCGGCCCATCCGCCGCCCAGGACGCGATCCAGCAACCGACAGCCGGTCGGAATACACCGGACTTGGCTTGGTGCCGTAAAATACAACCCTGCGCCGCCCCGTTTTAGCCGGGGGCGTTCCCGTTTTTTAGCCATGGCCGATCCTAGTTAGATGTGGAAATAGAATGGGTGGTGGCTTTGACGTGACCACCACCCAACAAAACCCAAAGGATTGCGCGTGTTCGGTTAATCCAGGTCGTCGTCCTCGTCGTCTAGGCTTTCTTTTTCCCGACGCGAGGATGGTTTGTGGGCAAGCCTTTTGCGTCTTTTGTGACGGCGGGAATCACGGGTTTCTTCCTCGTCTCCGCCTTGAAGCTCTTCGCCATCGTCATCTCCTTCTTCATCATCGTCATCATCCCGTTTGGACGCCGCGCGGCGCTTTTTACCACGGGACCGGCGACCATCATCCCCATCCTCGTCCTCGTCGTCAACGTCCGAGTCATCGTCGAGATCCTCGTCGTCATCGTCCGCTTCGTCATCATCGCGGAAGGAACGGCGGCGGGACTTTCGGTCATCATCCTCGTCGTCATCATCCTCGTCATGCCGCCGGCGTTCGCGGTCGCGACGGGTGCGAGGACGATCATCATCCTCGTCGTCATCATCCTTGCGCTTTTTGTTGCCGATGCCCCCGACCAACGCCTTGGTGATGTGCTCGGCGTCGAAAAATTCGATGCAATCGGGGATCGGATGTTTGGTGATGAACCGAAGCCATTTTTGCATCCGATCATCGTTGCGGTGCAGCGGGGTTTCGCGCGATGCCGGCTTGATGCCCTTGATTTCCGTGAAATCCCCCTTCTTGACACACTTGAAAAGAACATCACGGCCCTTGTAGGGATCATCGTAGAACACGGTTTCGTTGGTTTCCTCGTCCTCCGCCTCGGCGGCGATGTCACGATCCACGATCCATGACGGGGTCCATAGCATCGGACCATCCTCTTCACGGTCGCGGTCGATGATCCACATCACCTTGCGGGTTTTGGCCTTGGCATCATCCGCCGCCTTGTTGTTGCGGTGTTTGATCAGCTCGTTGCGCTCCTCGCACACCGGGCATTCCTCGTTCTTCATCTTGGCCAAACACGCATATTGGTTGTTGTCCGCGCCGACGCCGTAATGGACCTCGACCGGGTACGCGTAGTGTTCCGCGCCGTCCCATGTGGGGGGCATGATCCGGATGCGATATTTTTCCCCGGCCTGCGGACTAAACGTCGGGAATTGGGCCTTGATAAACCCGTCCCGCGTCCCGCCCTTTTGATTGGCCTGGGTCTTAATCGTCGAGGCATCCCGTTGCTTGTACTCAAACCGTTTGCGTTCCCCACGATCACGATTCTTCATTTGTTCTCCGTTTTAGAATTTCCTACATGATAAATGGTCATTTCCGCCGCCAGCGCCAACGCTTCTTGTATTTGCGGATCGTCTATTTTGTTTTTGTTCAACACAATACGGGAAGTAACCCATTGTTGGATCGTGGAAAACGCCGCCAAATCCCTACCCAACAACACGAAAATTGGTTCATCGTCCTTCGCCCGATTCAAACAACTGTTCGGATCGGATAATTCCTTTGATTTCAGCATCTACCACTTCCGTTGTTGTTTGGATCGTTGTTCGGCCATGGCGGTACGGTTACGTTCGGCCCGCATGTCCCGTTGGGCGAAATCGACGTGACCGGCGGAATTGGTTTGGAAATAGGCGGCGACGTGCAGGTTAGCCAATTCGCGGATCATAAAACCACGGTCCCGCCACACATCACGCATCCCCTCCCATTCGGCCAATTCCCGTTCCGCGTTCACCAATTGCTGGAACCCCTCCCGGCGTTTGGGCGAAATTTGAACGATTGCATCCAAAAGCTTTTCGGTTATTTTCTCTCCCTTGGATTCAAATTCCGCCCGTGCCTCGAGGTACGCCATGGCCTCGGCCGTTTTCAGCGCGTCCTTACATTGATCGCGAACCGACCGGGCATGGGCCAATCGGTCACACACCTCCCCGAAGGAATTGGGTTGTTCCATCAACTCCCGGTCCAAATCATGTTTATTGATTTGCAACCGGGCACGGATCGCACCCCGTTCCACGTCGTTGGTCACCGGTTCCACGGCGGGTGGGTTATCGCGTCGTCGTTTTAGTTTGGGACGTTTTTTCATACGATAATCACCTCACGCATCACCGACCGCACATACCCCGGCTTACTATCCACGTACCACCACAAATATTTGGTGTCATTCCATCGATCGACCGATGCCCACATTTTCCCGGCATACGCGCCGGTGGGCAACGATGCGTCATACCGTTTAAGCAGTTTCCAATCATCCGCCGACATTATTGCGTGGTGGTCATCGATCAAAATGTTTTCCGTCGATGGTTGTTCCCAGTACCGTCCCAATGGATCGGTGATCGGCGGAATGATGTTACCCGACATGGCCTAGTTATACCCAAGTCGATCATTCCTTGACGTTGGTGCGGTCGTACAATTCCGGGGACCATTGCGGCAATTGGTTCGATCCGGTCGCATCCTTGCCACGTGTAGTCAATTTAACCCACGTGGCCGGGGTCATTTTGGCTTTGTCCTTGGGGAAAAATTCCCACACGTGCCCGTGTTCGTCCAACCCCACAATCAACCGCAATCCTCCGGACCGGGGATCGAATGATGGGTGGATGGATACCATGCGCGGAACCTGGCAATGACCCCGTTCGGCTATTTGCTTCTCACCATGACGCCGATACTTCTTCCATCGCTTGGTTTTCTCCTTGGCCGACATCCTGCGGTTGCGTTCAAATTGTTTCCGTTTTTCCTTACTCATTGGTTTGTCCTTTGTTCCCCGTTCATAGCAACAAATTTCCAAGGGAAATGATGACCGGATACATCCCCGACACGTTGGGTGGATAGGGTTCGCGGAACGCATCTAACACCGCAACCGTCCGTTGCGCCGCACGATCCGATTTGGCCCCCATCGCCACCTTGCCGAAATAATCAATCACGGTGTAGCGAATCGATTCGGGCGAGACCACGCCATTTAGTTTTTTCACGATCTTCATGGCCCGGACCCAATCCACCCCCTTGGCCAATGCCCGGCACAATTCAATCACCTCGCCCTCGGCCAACACCGACCGGATCAATTTCGCCGCCGTTTTGGTGGAGGTACAATCGCCGCATTGGGCCAGGAACGCAATGGCCTGCCGTGGTGATCCCTCGGATTTTTCGGCAAGGAAGTAGGCCACGTCGTCATTAGTGGTGAATTTCTCGGCGGCGATGATCCGCTTCAATAATTGGAATATTTCCTCGGCGTCCACCGGGGCCAATTGGTACTGCAAACACCGGGTCCGGATGTTTTTGGGAACCTTCATTGATTCGGTGGTACAAATGAACCAAAAACAATGTTCCGGCGGTTCCTCGGTGTCCTTCAACAACGATGCCCACGCGGCCGACGATAGTTTGTGCGCCTCGTCCAAAATGTAAGCGCGGTTATCGGAATCACCAATGGTGTTGTACGCCATGGTTTTGGTGATTTCCCGCATGGCGTCAATACCGGTGTTCACGGCGGCATTGATCTCGATTATGTCCTTCTTTGCGCATCCCAATTTTCGGGCCACGATCCGGGCCATGGTGGTTTTGCCAACGCCGGGCGGTCCCTCGAACAAAAACGTTTGGGCCGTGCGACGCTTCAACGCCGCCGTTATCGATTTGGCCACTTCGGTTTGGCCGATCAAATCCTTAAACATCTTCGGCCGGTACTTGTTAATCAATGCGTCCATTTTTACCTTGGTTTAAGAACAGCGCCAAAATGGTCGGTCGCCTCGCCCGAATAACGATCAACCGTGGGTTGGCCGGCTTTGTCGAAAAACCACGCCGGTTCCCACTGTTGGTAAATAATACCCCAGGCATCGGTCCAATTTTTCGGTCGGTTTTCCAGGTCATCAAGCGCCCGACGACCGTAGACGCACAACGTTTTGGTCATTTTCCTTGAATCTTCCAAGAATTTGGCTAGAACATCGGGGTCCAAATGTTGCAAAACGTAGATGCACACAATGGCGTCGAACGAGCGGTAGTTTACCGATACCTTGGTGTATGAGGGTTCCAACACCCAACGAAATCGGTTTCGGGGATGGTTTAGTTGTTTCCAAAACAGTTTTTGGCCCCGCGCCAGCATTACCTCACTGTCGTGCGCCATGACCGCCCAATTGGGCGACATGTCCAACAACCCTACCGTGTTGCGCAACATCCCGGCCCCGAAATCCAAAATCTGCAATTGTCGGGACGTATCCAAACCGAACGATCGAAGTATATCGGTATCCGGTTTGAATTGGTCCAATTGGGTGATGTCCGAACAAATGCTTTTGGCCACCTCAAAATCGGTTCGGTGGTACGCGGCATTGCGCCGCCACTCGTCGGATAATCCATAGGGACCATCGTGGTTGCGGGCCATCATTCCACCTCATAGTTTCCGAAAAACCCCTTTTGTATCCGTGATTGCCGACGGTGCTGGATTTTCATGTACTCCGGATTCAATTCGATGGAGATACACCGCCGCCCTAGTTTGGCGGCGACCATGGCGGTGGTTCCGGACCCCCCAAATGGATCAAGGACAATGTCCCCGGGTCGTGACGCCATTTTGATACACCGTTCCGGCAGCGACGGTGGGAACACCGCAAAATGGGCATCCGAGCAGCTTATAGTTGGAATGTCCCAAACGGTTCGAAGGTTTCGTCCGTTGGGATTGGATGGGGTTTCGTGGTTATGGGCCACCGCGTATTGACCATCCTTGCCCTTGGTAATGCGGGTGTATTTATCCCGTTCCAATGTCGTGGCGGCGACCGGCACACGCACCGCGTCCATGTCGAAATAGTATTTGGATTTATATTTGGAAAACATGAACACGTGTTCGTGGTCCCGATTGGGACGATTGGGCGTGTTTTCCGGCATGGCGTTACGCTTGTACCAAATGCACTCGGAGCGAAGGGTCCAATTGTCCTCGCCGAACATCAAAATGGCGGTCATCCATGGAATGCCGACCAATTCCTTTTCATGGTAGCTATCCCCCAAATTCAAGAACAATAGTCCATCGGGTTTCAGCACCCGGTATACTTCGGTCATTACCCTCCGAATATTGTGCATGTAGATGTACGCCGTAGGTTCACACCCCAATTCCCCCAGCCACGCCGAACACGTGTCCTTGAATTTGCAAAACCGTCCCCGGGACACCCCGCGTTGCCGTTGGGCCAACAGATTGGTGCGTCCCTTGCGTGCGCTGGTTTTTCCGGGCGTTTGTGCCGGGCCGTAGCGGATGATTTCCTCGCCCCATTCGTGCCTGCATGTGGGCGAACCGCCCCATATTTGCGGTTCGGTCCCATAGGATCGCAATCCCCAATAGGGCGGCGATGTGACGGCCACTTGCACACATGATTCCGGCAACCCGCGCAATACGTCGATGCAGTGTCCGGTGATGTTGCAAATGCCACGCTCATCGAAACGGACCAATCGCCGCCGGTTAGTTGTAGGCATAGTGCGCCGCCATATTTTCGTGGTAATCCAATTTGACCCGATCCGAACGGAACGTGCCTAATTTACTTTGTTCGTACCAATTGGGACCGTAGGACGCCTCGACCGCCAACGGCACGTTGATGAAATCGAATTCCGGATTGGCCATGGTGTTGGTGATAACCTCCACACCCTCGTCCAATTTGTTTTTGGGGATGAAGAAGGACAGGTCGTCGTGGATGTTCAACACCGGGGCCAACCACGGACGGTCCGTTTCGTAGGACATGTGGCATAGTTTCCGCCACGCCCACACCACCAATTCCGACGCCGTGCATTGGATTTTGGAATTGATGACCTGGTTTTTGGACATGGGACCGTAACGGCGCAACCCGTTCAACGATTCGCTGTAACCTAACCGGTTGTACTCCTTCATCTCCCATTTTTGGAATTTCAGCACCCCGGCGAACGTGTCCCAAAATTCATCCCAAATGACCCGCAATACCTTGACCGGCATGTTATCCAGCGCCCGCGCTGCCAATCCGATCGATGCCCCGTAGAACCACGGAAATATAACATCGGTTTTCAATTCGCCACGGAACGATTTCATCGCCTTGTAGTCTAACGATCCGTGACGGCTGCGAACCACGGTGGGGTACACCCGCGCTATTTTCTCGGCCCAAACCATGTGAACGTCGTAATCATTGAACAACGAATCACATACTACCTTATCCTTCGACGCCATGCCGATCACGCGGTATTCCAATTGGCCCATGTCGAAACACGCCATGTAATGGCCGGACGGTGCCACGACCTGTTTGCGAATCCATTTCGATTTCCGCGACGGCCAATTTTGGTTGTTCGGATCGCTACTGCTAAGGCGTTTCGTGTCGGTGCGGGTATGGTTGAACCGGCAATGAATACGGCCGTCCGAGAACACCAACGGTTCGTCGGCGTCCATGGACATGCGTTCCACGTATGTTCCGAACAATTTTTTGTGTCCACGAAGCTCTAGCAGCATTTTAGCCAATGGAACCCGGTTGGCTATCGTAGTTAGTATTTCTTCTTTCGTGGAAAAACTTTTGGGGCCGGTTTTTACCTCCTTTAGTCCCAACATCTCCCAAAAAATCTTGATGTTGTTCGGGTGGCTGTCCTTGTATTTTCCGTACCGCGATTCAAATTCGCGGATCACCGGCAAATTAGAGATGTCCGATTCCAGCCGTTTGATTTCCGCCGATTCCCGTTTGGCGATTGCCGAATTCTCGTCGGCGTCAACCGGAATGCCGGTGGTTTGCGCCAGCGCAATGGCCACCACCCGTTCCACAAATTCACGGTAGGGTTTAATCATCCCCCGTCGTTCAAGAATGGCGATTTGCTTGAAATGGATTCGAAGGGTTTGTTTGGCGTCCAACGAGTTGTAATCCAACACATCGTCTACGTTGGTTTCCTCTAAACGTGCCCGGTCGATTTCCCCGATTTCCTCACGACCCAAACCCATCCATCCCTTAATCGTGCGGCCCTTGGACATCGATTTTAGTTTCAAACCAAAATGCAGGATGTTCAAGAAGTTTAACGACATCCCTCCCTCACGCTCATCGATCAAATAGGCCTCGGCCTGGGTGTCGAACCATTTGCCGGCAAACGCCAACCCCCGGCCATAGGAATAAATCAACCATTCCAATTCAAACGGGGCGTTGTGCGCAACCTTGTCGATGTCCGCATAGAGATATTCAATGAATGCATCCTCGATCCGTTTTAGGTCGGATGGGGACCACACGTGCCCGGGATGTCGCAATGGAAACGCGATGGTTTCCTTGGGGGAACCGATCGCAACCGATAGAATTTTGGCCCCGGCGCTGTAGGGGCGGGACCGGTTGGTTTCTAGATCGATCGCTGTGGGGTAGCGGTTGCGCCTGATGCGTCGAAGGGCGTCAATGATATCATCGGCCCGCTTTAGGACCCTTACGCCCGCAAATAGCCGTTTATCGTCGGTCTCGACCGGTGGCTCCGGCAATTTGTCGTACTCACGGAACGCCCGTTTGATATCCCGGCCGAAGAACCGTTCATGCTCGGTGCCGGGGATTTGGGCGTATTCGTCGGTGTTTAGTTGTCGGAGGATAAATGCGGGGTGGACGGTGGGATAAACCCAGCACCGGTGGCCGGCGATGTCGGTGGGGAATCGTCTACCACGACAGCATGTGATCGTTCCTGCCTCTTTGCCTAGACACCATTGCGTGGCCACGTCCCCCACCGCGATAACGATCCGGGGCGTGGCGGCAACAATATCCTGTTCCACCGATGGTCGGTAGCATTCAATTTCGTGGTGGTTGGGCCGGTTCGATCCCTTGCGCTTTTTGGGTTGGGTTCCGCAAACGTTGTTGAACCGGATTTTGAAATCGTCGGGCAGGAACCGCCTAAGCAATTTACCGGATGGACCGACGAACGGTTTGCCGATTTGATCCTCTTGTTTTCCCGGCGCTTCCCCAAGGACATAAACCTCGCATGGCGTCGGCCCGCTAGGTTTCATGTGCCGGGTGCGGGCGGCGGGATTCATACGTTCCACCCCCTTTAGTCCGATTGCGTGTAGTCGGCTATCATCGACAATTGACGTGCGGGACGACCGCTGCGCGCGGTGTTCTACCTCAACCCGTGTAAAAAATCCGGTGGTGATCGGCATGGGATTAAATACGTCGCAACAACTCTAAAAGATCTTCTGCAACCTTACGAAGATGTTCGGGGGCGTGTTGGACGTAGGCCATGGCGGCAGCGCGACACGCGGCGATGTGTTTTGGATCGTCTCCGTCGTGATCCAAACGCAAAACGAAATAGACGGCGTTCGGATCGACCGGCGTTCCATCGGCCTTGGTTACCTTGTAACGTTGGTGCAACCCCTCCGGGTTTTCCTTGGCGGTGGGGATAGGCGAGGAAGTAGCGGATTCAATATCGTATGTCCGTGCAAAAATATCCGGTTTGCACGGATAGAATTCACCTTTGACACCTTTGATGATCCAATCGCCATGCAGCGCGGTGTGGTTGCCTTCGAGCGTGGGGATCGTTAGTGCTATGTAATTTGGCCCTTGCTCCCCGCAGGTGTCTGAGGCCTCATCGGCGGGGATGTTTCTCGCGGGATTGTCCTCGCTAATGATCCCGCCAAGGAATTCGCACATTTCATTCCATGTGGACCATCGCAATTGGATTGCTTCGATAACGACCGGCTTCTTACGAAACCGCCGATTTGGCAGTGGTGGTTTAGGACAATCGCCGTTGTAGCCGTGGTACTTAAACATCTCCTCGCCGGGCGGCATCGGCTCACCACATATTTGGCATTTTGGTTGTTCGGGCATTTATTTCTCCTTTTTCTTGGTTTTAACCAACGTCCCGACCAAATAGGTGAACCCGTCACCGGAAAATTTAAGGCAGGCTTTATGAACCGACATGGATTGCGCCACGCCTGATACACGCAAAACCTGTTTGGGGTCCACACCCACCGAAATGTCCGGTTGTTCTATGTCCATGGATTCCCGCACGTCGGCGATTTCGGACAACGCCGTAACCTTCAATTTGTTGTCGGCGATATCCAAGTGAACCATTTTCTTTTCGTCCACCATGAAATCGAAAACCAAATTCGCCTTGACCATCGACCTCTCGAAATTCTTGGGAATCAACACCTCGCCGTCCCGTTTCATGTATTGGGCCAGCATGGTGCGATAGTCGGACGGTTCGGCCTTGGCGAACGTGCGGGCGAACAAACGCAATCCGGACGCGAATTTAGCCTCCACCCATTTGTCGTTGAACGTGATGGTTTTGGCGGCGTCCGATTTGGAAATGCTAATCAGATGTTCGACGAATTTGGGCGGGATGACGTAACCCTTGGGATCGGTATCGGTTTTGCCGGCACGGGCGTAGGCTACCAATCGGTTATCGGATGCGAAACATTCGTAACCGTTGTCGTGGACCAGCACCGTGACGCCGAACATCCACCCCGCCTTCTCCTCCATCCCCATGGCCACCGACGCGCGGGACAACCCTGCCAAAAACTTGGGCGTCAAATCCCGGGTGGTGCCCTTTTTGGTTTCCGGCTCCTCCCACGTGAATTCCTTGGGACCGATCTTGGAAATTTCCATCTTGGCCCGCCCCGATTTGACCAAAACGGTTTTTCCGGTGTCGGTGAATTCCACCGATTTGTGGGAACAATGGGTAAGGAAATCCAACAACACCCGCCCCAGGATTCCCCCCTTGATCGACGGGAAATTGTCGTCGTGTGGCAGGATCAGCGCGGTGCGGTCATCCCACGCATAGACCAGTTTCCCATCAAAACAGAAACATGACAACGCCGGGATTGCATCCTCGACGGACAGCGCCGGCGCGATTTGACCCAACGCGGCCACCAATTGTTTTCGATCGATCATCACATTGCCCTGTAAATTATGGATTCCACGGTTCCATTATGTTCCGTCACCGTAATATATACCATTATTCCACCCCGGTTTTGCCGGTAGGTGCGGATCAAATAGTTGTTGGGGGTGGCCGTTACGTCGCACAAAACCGGCGTCGGGAATGTATTATCCAGCGCCCTTTGCGCTTCCGTATCGTCCATCCCCGATTGGATCATGGGCAGGGACGTGGCGTTGCATCCGACAATCCCCAGCATCAACACGGCGGCAATCAACAATCGCATGGCAAGCTCCGGTTAAATGAATCGGGGGCCAAAACGGCCCCACGTTTTATCGTCCATCCAGTGTTGCCGGTTGCGACGGTTTTTGTCGATTATAAAATTACCGCCTATTGGACGGAGCCCGGATACCCTGGATATCGCGCGCTTCAATCACACCGGCCCGGATCGTTTTGCAATGATTCATGATTTGTTTGCATTGCTTGCGTACGCGCGTGCCGGATACGTAGTTGCCCCGAAACACCTTTTCAATGTCCAACCGCATCTCGGCCATCAATTTGTCAATCTTATCCATCGTGTCCCGCATGACCACTACCTCCGTTACAAACCCCCTTTTTTATGCTCCGTTATGTTATTCGGCCGGTGCCGGTCGGGTGGTGCTTCGACCCGCCTCGAGGATCGGCAATCCGGCCTCGGTTGGGATGTAAATCACCTGGTTTTTGGTTTCGGCCATTTCGTGAATCCAAAGGTAACGAAGATAGGCCTCGTTACCCTTTAGACTGTCGCCGATGATTCCATTGGCACGGGCCACACCCGTGGCCCGGATGATTTCCGCTTGGGCCAATGATTGCGCCGCCTGGGCCAATTCCGCCTCGCCGGCCTTGGAGGATGACCACACGTTGTACGCGGGATAAGAATGGTGGCCCGGTAGGCAGGTGGTTCACTCGTCGAAGATGCCTACACTTCTTCTGTCGTCACCTCGGGGCCACCAAACGCTCGATAAAATCCGGTGGAATGTGTGCAGCGCATTACAACACGAAACAGGGTCTAGAGATGCTCCGGTGGGTCCGCGTGGTCGATATTTCACAACCGCTTGCCCACTCTCCATCCACCGGATTTCCGAATCACTCCTTCGATTCGGCAACCGGCAGGTGTTCCACCACCTCGTCCATTTGCGGTGTTTTTTCGACCGCCGGCGCATCCGTGGATTGCGGAAAATGTTTTGCCATCGCGATGGGTGCGTTCCCCATCGCCGCGTCCACGATGTCCTGGAGTTTGTTTTGCTTGATGAACGCCTTGACCCCATCGTTGTCGATCCCCGCCATCGGCGCGGAAATGATGATCCGGTTCAATGGCGGTGCCGAACCGAAATAGGCATGGTTGGCGGCGTGGGAAAGATATTGCACGGACATTTGACCGTTGGAAAAAATGTCCGGTGACACGACACCATGGGCGCTTTTTTCAACCGCATGATCGAACCCGACCATGGCCCGGATCATTTCCGGAAGGACGGTGCCGGCGGCGTCGGTGTGATAGACGGCGCTGGACGAAACCACATGCATTTTGCCGGTGACCGCATCCATGAATTGTTTGGCCTCGACATCTTCTTCGGGAGGCGTGGGTGTTGGTGTAAAGAAAAACAGCGCGTGCAGAATCTCAAAATTCTGCTTGGCGAAATGCATTGCGGCGATACCCCGTTCGTCCGGGGTCACGATTACAACGGCGGTGCGGGCCATATGATAGCTCCTTTGGTTAGGGTGAATAAACCGGACGGGAAATATATTTCATCCCGTCCAATTTGCGCGGGGCCATCGCGATTACTTCAACTTGCCCAGGTCGTCAAGCTGCTTGATCGTGGCGCTGGTGTCGTGCCAAACACCCTTGATATGCTGTTCGCTGAGCTTGGGGTGTTTCTTGCCGATGGTGGCAATGGTTTTTTCGATCGAAATTTTGGGGTTCTTGCAAACCAGTGCCCGGATCGCCTTGCGGCCGGCCACCAATTCCTCGCCGGTCGGTCCCGCCGCGTCCTTGGATTTGCCGCCCTTACCCTTGGACGACGAGGTTTTGTCGCCCTTTCCTCCTTTCTTGGATTTGGGTTTTTCGTCCTCCTCGTCGTCATCGTCCGCGTCGTCATCATCGGACTCCTCGTCGTCGTCCGAATCATCGTCGGATTCGTCATCATCGGACTCCTCGTCCGAATCTTCGTCGTCATCCGCGCTGTCGTCGTCGGAATCGTCATCGTCCGATTCCTCGTCGTCATCGTCCGAATCGGAATCTTCATCATCGTCCGCCTCTTCGTCGTCGCCGTCGTCATCAGACTCTTCGTCATCATCGGATTCTTCGTCGTCCTCCCCCTCGTCGTCCGAATCGTCATCGTCGGACGTGTCGGAATCATCCGAATCATCGTCCTCGTCATCCTCCTCCGGCTCGTCCGCGCCGCCGTCGAAATCGTTCAACGGCTTCTTCTTTTTGGAATCTTCGTTGTCGTTGGCGATTTCGACGTTATCGCCCACCCAATCCTGCGCCTCCTGGGACAGCTTGGCGAACGCCTTTTCCTTCATGGTGTTCGCCGACTCCATCAACCGGTCCAAGTAGTCCTGCCGGTCCTCCTTCTTGCCCTGCGGCTTTTCCTTGGTCGCCGCCAACAATTCCGCTTCGATCTTGCTCGTCTTCGCCGTCTTTGTTCCCATAGTGGGACTCCTTTAGAATGAAAAATGGTCCGAACAATTCAACCCTATTTATATCCGATTTGCTATGCCAAAACCGCCTCGGGGGCGATTTTTAGGAAACTTAGCATTTCGGACACGACATCCCGATCCGCCTGCACCCGCCCGACGCGCCGCATGAAATCATTGACGGTTTCACGGGGTTTGCGTTTGGGCGGCCGTGACGATTTGGTTAGGAAGTAGACAATATTTTGAAGGTGTGGTGGGGCGGATGACATGTCCAAATTAACCTCACCGAATCCGTAGAACCGTCCCTGCCGCCGTTCCATCCAATTTTCCCGCCGGCGCACGTCGGTTGCGTTGCGGGCGATGTGTTTGACGGATCGTTTCAACGCAATCTTATGAACGGCGTTCGTAAACGATGTTCGGAATAATCCGGCGAAATGCTCCGGGGATATGGGTTTTTCATCATCCCAATATTTCCGGAAGCATTTTACAAACACGTATCGTGCCTCTCCCATTAGATCGTCCACGTCCATATAGGGTCGCGTGCGCCACACATTTCTATTGCAGAAGTTGAGTGCCCAACCCGCCAATGGTCCGTCGAATTGGGGACGTAGGCGCGGACGATGCCTCAGCACTTTTCCCATGGTTTGTCCTTTCCGTGTTTGGGAATAGCCCATTGCCCCGGATATGATGTACGTCCATTACTATGTTCCCGGCCGGAGCAACCGGGGTTTTACTAAATACTAGCCAATCATTTTAAGTTTGCAATTGCGTTCCGAATAATTGACATGATGACCGGCCGCACCTCGCGGGGGTACAAATCCCCGGCATCATCCCGGTATTCGGGTGTACGTCCGATGATGGGCCGAATGTTCGACAATCGTAGGGATAGGTCGTAAACCGGCCCCTCGGCCCCTATATCAAATAGAAGCACCGTGTAGTCGTATTTGGACGCCAACCGTTGGATTAACGAAACCTGGTAGTCAATGAATTGGGTTCCCAACGTGCCCACCCCCCGGATGCCCCAGCGCCGGCCATAAAAATCAATTTTGTAGGCATCCCACGGCCCCTCGATCACGGTCAATACCCGTTTGTTGGGTGCGGCTAGGGCCGGGCCGTGGTTGAATAGTGCCCGTTTGGTGGTTTCGTCATGCGGCCACGTATCGTACCGCAATTTGGCGGTCCCGATCGCGCGGCCCTGCCAACCGATGACACGTTGTTTGTGGTCGATCAACGGACAAATGACCCGACGTTTCCATTTACCCTCTAAACAAAACCGCAATTGGTAGTCCCGGCAAAACCGATCCACGTCCTCCGGATTGAATTTCCGGTTGATGATGTATTGCCGGAAGAAGCTTGGAACATTGTCGATGGTGCGGAATTCATCCGGGAATTCCAAGGATTCGGGATGGGTGGTTTGTAAATCGTCGGTCGCCAACTCCTGTTCCAACGAATCCCATGATTCCCCGGTGGGCACGGCGTCGGTGTCGCCGGCAATGCGTTTGGCCTCGTCCCACGAACATCCCTTAAAATATTGGATGATTTTAACCGGCGAACCGCCCTTGTGCTCCGGGTTGCGCCAACACGCCCAACCGCCGGATTCGGGACTAAGGCCAAGATGTTCGGAGGGATCATCCCCGCAAAACGGACACGCAATGGACACCCAACCTTTTTTCGTGTTGGGTCCGGACGTAACGTAGGGTACGCCCACCTCATTTAGAAATTGCTCGTAGTCGAATTTCATTTCCCGGTGTTACTTTGACGTTTTTGGGCCTGCATCATCAACACCCAAACCGCGCGATCCGAGTAATTGGATAAATCCAAACCCAAGCCCTTACATATTTGGCGGTATTGATTGACCGTTTCACGGCGGCGTTTTACTACCTCGTCCACGGTGACCGGACGGCCGTAAAGATTAGCCAACTCCATCGCAGCGCATTCATCGCGGGGAAACGCTAACTCGTCGATCGGTTTGCATTCGGGCGGATTACTCTCTAGTTTGGTGTCATGCTCGCGGACGTATATAGTGTAATTACGTTCCGGGCCGGGGAAACACGCGGCGGTTTTGACACACGTGTATTGCATCCGAATGCATTTACAATGACGGCACGTAAAGAAATCGCCGGTGAGTACCGCCCAATACAGATCACGGTTGCCCTCGAAACGTCGCACGACGGCACGTCGTTTTTCCTTGACCAATTTTTCCCAATCGTGGTTCATGTAAAACTTCTCGGCAACCCAGTTCCAGCGCTTCCACTGCAAATGGGACACAACGGAGCTAATCCACGTCCCTTCATCCGTCGTTCATCATCCCGCGACAATCCGGGCCATGTGCGGGCCAATTGAAATCCAATGCCGGCGGCGGTGACCACCTCTAATAAACGTGCCCCACGTCCGGCCCGATGTCGTTCCAATCGTTTATCCAAACCACCATCGGCGCAAAACCCAAGGTAATGGCCGGCATGTTTGAACCGTTGGTTGAAATGAAGTAGGTACACCATTAAAACCCCTTGATTTCTTTGGTGGCACCACACTTTTGACATACTAGGTCGATTGACCCGTATATTCCGGTTTGGCTGCTTCCCATCGCCAAACTGTCATCGATTTTCACGTCGGTCGATCCGCAAGACAAACATTTGATTTGGAATTCACCGGGATGGGGCAGATTCACTAGGTCGGGCGGCGGGTCATCAATGCGGCGGATTTTAGACATAACTATCTCTTTGGTTTGAACACACGTTTGGGCTCATGTTATGGTCCCGGACAATCGGGTGCCCGTTTGTGGGATATTCCATCCAATGTCCGATATTTTGTAACCCATCGCTCCCCCAACAAAACCGGCTCTTATGCTTCGTTCGATGCGGACACAACTACAAGCGGTGCAAACGCTAATGCGAGCATCAGGGAAAGGATTGCCCAACCCACGATCCCTTATGAACCGATCACGTTCTACAGGATCGATGATGTTTCGCCACACATGCATCACAAACCCTCATGGATAATGTGTGTCCCCGGTTTTGCCAGCTTGCGTTCGGGTTTGCTGAATTTCTCCTCGTAAAGAACCTGTTTAGCCTTACCAAGCACCGATCCGGGAAGGCCCGCGGTCTCTTTTACCAAAATGCGACGAGGATGTTCTTTGGTGTCAAAATGCACCTCGAATTCCCCGTCAACCAACCGGTTATCCGCGTCCGCGAACCCGACGATCAATTTTTGGCCGGGTTGAATTAAAATAATCATCGGTTTCCCTTTGGTTTGAACACCCGTTTGGGGATTACCCACCCGTATTTACCACCCAACACCACAACCACCGGAATTCCACGGATCGTGCCTTGGTTGACCATCGTATACCAATGCCCGCGCCGGATCGGGCCGTAGGACCGGTGCGCGGTGACGTTCCGGTAGCGACGGTGCCGGTAGGTCATCGGCTGTAGTGGAAAAACACCACCATCGCTTCGGCGGTCGCCATGGCGGTGATGATGATCGTCCCGATAATCGCCACCGCACGGGTCCGGTACACCTTGATTTGTTGGTACACCACCTCGCGGCTGTCGTCGAAAATCTTGCGCTGCTCGGGTTTAAGCTTCAGCCAACATTTATTGCATATCCCCCATTGGTTCAACAAAACCTTGGCGCTTTGACACTTGGAGCAACGCAGGTCGCCGGGAAAGATTTGTTTGATTTCCATGATGGGTTCCTTGGTTTGTTTTGAATAAACGTCCGGTTCAAACGGTTCGTTCAAACCCATTATCCCCGCTTCAATGACGGCCAACGGAAACAAAAATGCCTTCCTGGTATCAGGGGCGATCCACCAAATATCCATATGCTGGTGCCAACCCTTGTTGACCAACGCTATTTTTGCCTGGGTTTTCGTCATTTCCGTTTGTCCTTGATTTTGGCCAGTGCCGGCACGACCGCACCATCCCAATGCTTGGATGCCCGCGACAAATCATCGCGATGTTTATCCTCCTTTAATTCCAGCGCGTTATATTTGTCGTCGGCGCGGTATTCGGCGATTGTATCCGTAATCAGCGAATCCAGCACCGTTGGTTCCAATGCATCCAATTCCCAGCTTTCCGGTCCGTATTGCCGGACGTATTTTTTGAACCGGCTATCCGTGGATTTGGCCGGGTTCGGTGGTGGATTGTATTCCTCAACCTGGTCCATATTCAGCGCGATCCGGCGAATACGGATACCGTCGTGGCCGGTCCGATCCTTGATGGATTTGCGCACGTGATCGTATGCGTCCTTGGATTTGAACGACGCGCTTCCCTTAACCACCTCATGGTAGTAATCGACGTACAGGAAATGGTTCAACCGTTCCTGGATGTCGCGGGTCATATCGATGCCGGACGGGTCGTGGTCGCCTAGATGCAAAATGATTGGCGATTGTCCGGCCATGACGTATTCCTTCAATCGTTGCGCCGCCTCCCACATGGACGACATGGACGTATAACCACGGCACGAGAACGCGGACACATCCATCGCGTGCGCCGATTTTTTAACAATGCCCTCCAACGCATCCTTTTCCACCCATACCTCAACCCGGTTTTTCTGGTCCACCCATTTATCCAACCGGAACGCCACGCCGCACGTATGAACGATATCCGCCGGGCTGTCCCAATGCGGAACCTTTTCCAATTCCCGTGTCCGATCCTCGATCGATTCCCAATCGACGTACCCGCCCATCCGGGCATCGCTAAGGATGTCACCCAACCATGTGTAGTTGGGTTGGGCGTTTTTGGTGCCGTTTGGGTCCTCGATCCATTTGGAACCAGTCCATGAATACTTGCGGTCATCGGGGAATAGATCGGCCGCGACAAACCGGTAATAAATTTGTCTCACCGTAAGCTTGTAACCTTGGTCCATGTATTGCGAAATGATGTCATTGGCCTTGGTCACGGCGTCCAACTTGTCGCCGGTAAATCGCTTGATCTTGTATGTTCGTGTCGGCATAGTCCTAATCCGGTAGTATTTCCTTGACCTTTCTATAGGTGAGATGGTTGTCGGCCGGATTGCCTAGGCGGGCCAAGTATTTCAAATCGCACAATTTCCTGAGCGATTGATAGACGGCACCCTCGGTCAAACCGGATAGTTGCCGCGCTTTGTAAACGTCGGCTACGGTAAATTCCTCACCGATCTCGATCCAATCGCCGACGTAGTTAGAAACCCGCTGCATGGCGGTGAGTTTCGGTTTGCCGGTATCGGTCACCTTCTTGGCTGTTTTGGTCCCGGGATTGCCGCCGCCCAACCGTTCCAGCGTTTCAATGGCGTCGATTGCCGTTTTGTATTCCTGTTGTGCGAGTTTTAGCCGCGTTTCGACGGCCCGGCGTAGATCGGTCAATCGCATGGTTCATCGCTCCGTTAATTATGACCCGTTCGGCCCCCAACATGTGATCCACCGATTTAGCCACCTCGCGCATGACGGTTAAATTTCCCTCCACCACGCGACCCAAATGGTATTTGTCGGTGCCGCTGCGGATTTCCTTTAATTTCATACCGGCCCGCCGCGACAACCGGTACGATACCTGGGCCACCGTCAACCCGGTGGCCATGGCGATGTAGCCCATGGGACGGCCGATCGCGGCCAAATGTAAAACCTTACGGTCCCGGACCGAATCGACGAAATTAACCCTTCCGTTCATTGACATGCTCCTTTGGATCATTACAACTATTACTAATACATAGTAATAGTATCGGTGGGAAAGTCAACAAAAATTCTAAAAATTAGTGACGCCGAGCAAGAAAATTGACAGGAACGGTGCCGTCCACAATCGCATCCATCAAATCCTTACCTTGTTTTTGCATTTTCAACAAACGGGTGTCGATTGATCCCCGCACCGCGTAATCCATGACGAACACCGAGCGTTTTTGTCCCATGCGGTGGCACCGCTTGAGCATTTGTTTCCGCATCTTGGGATCGGATGGCGGCTCGAAGAACATCACATAGTTACCGACCTGCCAATTGCCCCCGAACGCGCCGGCGCTGGACGACACCAACACCCGTACCGATGGATCGTTGAATGCATGGGCGATGTCCCGTTTCAATTTTGCCGGCGTACCGGACCACAACCGGATATGTTTGATTTTAGCCTTCGTCAACGCGTCACTGATGATTTGCCCGGTTTGGTTGTAGTGATGGAACACCACGATTTTGCGTTTGGGCGAGATATCATGAATGTCGGCCAGCAACGCATCCAATTTCGGGTTTTCCTTGAAACGGATGATGGATTTGTCCCCGGCCTCGGTTTTCAACACCAAATAACCGGCGGTAATGGATCGCATCCGGTGGAACGGATTATCCGATACCTTCACCGCTTGGGCAATTTGTTGTTCCCGTAATTGCTCGACCAACCGATCGTAGTATTTCCAGGTTTCTCGTGGGAATTCCACCAACCGGGTAATCGGAACGATTTTGGGCAAATCCAAGCATTCGTTTTCCTCATATCGGATCGACCGATTGCGGATCATGCGATTAAGCAACCATTTCTTGCGACGGTCGAATTTCCACTCCATCCCACCCCAATAGTTGCGCTTGCCCCGGAAGAATGCGCCACGGTACAACGCCATGGTCTCGCCCAATGTTTCACCACCGTCGATCACGTGGAATTGTGCCCACAATGGCGTCGGATCGTTGCCCATGGGGGTTCCGGTCAACGCATAGGCGGCGCGGGTGGTTTCGGACCATGACAGCGATTTGCACATCCGGTAGGTCATGGAATTTGCACTGCCGAACGCGGTCGATTCATCGAATGTAAGAAAACCGAATTGTGCCGCCACCTTGTCCACTAATTTGTAATCGATTTTCCAACCCCGGGCGGTTTTCCGTTTCTTAGCCTTCTTGTTGCACACCAACGACAACAACCCCATGTAGGTAATAATCACCACATCGGCGCTGGGGTCCATCAATTGCTGCCACCGCTTGGTTGATCCGTTGCCGTCCACGCCCACCGGTTTAAGGCCGGTTTGCTTGCGTATTTCGTCGCACCATTGCCCAACGTTCGATGCGTTGGGGACGGTGACCAGCATTTTGATTTTGGGATTGCGCCGGCGGCGGTAGTGGCTATATAATGCCAACGAAATCAACGATTTGCCCAACCCCGGATCGTAGAACAACAAATAACGCCGGCGCTGCAGGCATAGAAGAAAACCAACGCGCTGGTGGTGCCGAAGTTTGTTGCTTAATTTGGGTGGGTGCGATTCCCGGTACATCCGCAAAATACGTTTGCGGGGTAGACGTTTGGCCCGTGCGCTGTCGCGAAGGGGCCGGTCCATCCATCGTTGTACCGCAATCGGGGAGATCATCGTTTCTTTTTACCAAAGACGAAGGGTGGTTGTGCCGGTGCCCACGGATTTGCCTTATACCACAAACCCTTTGTTTTGGACAAAATCGGGTTGATTACGTCCGCACGTTCCGGTTTTAGTTTAAGATGATCCTCCAAAAGGGTTTTCAAATCCTTCCATTGGTCCTCGGTCAACTCCAACATTCGCATTATGCACCTTAGACGTTCCGGCCCCTCGCGCCCTGTTTTCGTTTGATCCGTGCCACCAATTTGTGGAATTCACCGCACGGCATATTGACGACCTCGGCCAACGGTTGGCCGTGGCACAAATCCGGTTCGCAGCAACACCCCAACCGTTTGCCCTTCAGCTCACGACGGGCCTTCATCATCAATGGGATGTCGTTGCGCAATTTGTTCCGGTATTTATCGACCACCGTTTTACGGTCCCCATCCTTGCCAATGATGAAGGGGTTTCCATACGGTCCCGGACGCATGATCGATACGTCGCACGGTTCATCCCGGACGTTCACGACTATCGCCTGCTTCGTCATTGTTTGCCTTCCATTCCCCGCACCAATCGGTGCCGTCCACCATCGGAAAAACTGGGTCGTTGTCATATTCTACAACGGTAGGTGGGTATCGCCGACAATCCCCATTAACACCGCTATCTGCCAGATAGAAGCGGCAATTGCGACACAATTCCTTTTCGTTAGTCATGTTTCCACTCCAAATCCTTAATCGGCTCCTTCGGCTCCTCCGATTGGCGCTGCCGTCCGGATTGATGGATTCCCAGGATTTTGCCATGTTCCCGTTCCACGTATTGAGTACCGACGATGGATACATGGCACCGGTATTCCGGCATTTGGTTGTTGATCGTCGATTCGATATTGAACAACATGGTTTTCAAAAACGTTTCGTCGGCGGATTGAAGGTGAATGATCCCATCCGCTAACGTTTTTCCCTGTTGTTTAATCGTAATTTGTGCATGGGTCGGGGCCATTAGCGTTCCTCGGTTTGGCGGATGCCGACAACCCACAGGCAATCGCCGGGTTTTAGAAATGGAATGCATTTAGCCTCGTAGTGCGGGTCCAAATGCACCCCGTCATAGTCGCATGTTTCGGCCGGTTTGTGGTAATCGGTTCCGGCGTTCTCCAACGTAACCCAATGTTCCCATCCCCATGGGGCATAGGTGCGCAACCGTTTGCGGGGATCGGCCCCCACCACGACACCTAAAACCGGGTGGTTATATCCCATCCGTCGCATCCCGTGCAGGATTCCGACTAACGACATGCCCGAACCCACCGGGACCACTAAACGTTTTATGCCCGGTCCGCCCTCAACAAGAAGGTTATACACCTGCATTTGGGTTTGCCGAACCGCCGCGGCGCATTCCATGCCAAAGGGGATGTGGACCCATCCGGGATGTTGTGCGGCATCCGATTCGGCCCGCGACTTGATGACCGTGTTGTACCCAACCCTGTGTTGGATGATTTCGGCCCCCGCGTTTCGCGCCGCCACCACCTCCGGCGACATCTTCCCGGATGGAATATGGACACGGCACGGGATGCCCAATTTTTTGGCGATGTGCGCCACGATATTGACCTGCGGAGATGCCCGCGATCCGGCGGTAATCAAGCCCATCGCCCTGGTTTGCGTGGCCAAATGCCAACACGTCCGCGCCTTACCCCCCGATACGCCGGCCACGCGGAAGTGGTCATCCCGCTTCATCCAAATGTCACCATGTTGTTCAATCGGGGTGAATTTCATACATTACCCCAGTACTCACTGAAATCCTGAAGCAATTGACCGGCCGATGTAAACCTCCTCCAATATCGCGGACCACCAACCTCGGATTCTCTGGTGTCAAAATAATCGGTCCAACGATCACTATCGGTTATCGGGTCCGGACGGGCGCAAAATACCCTTTCGATTTGTTGTCGCAAAAGGTGTTTGACGGCCAACCCCACCGCATCCTCCATGTCCTCATCGGTTGTGTTGGTCACAACCTTGCCATGAACCGTTTCCTTACAATCGCTGATGACAATTTCTATGTGTCGCATGTTTTTCTCAAATCCTTGAACATACATCGCCAACATCATGGCATCGGTAGAAACGGCAAGGTTGCGGCATTGCATTAACCCGATTTGCCGTTCCCTTTCGTTCAATTCGGCGATTGCGCTAAGGAATTCTTCATCCACCGGCGTCGGGGCCGGGATTAGGTAGCCGGTTAGTGGGATATTTATTTCCTTCATTTGTGCCTTATCGCCGCGTCACACGCTTCTTTTTCCGTCGCGAACCATTTGCCGATCAACGAACCCAATGATGGTTTGAACCGTTTGCGGTTTATGCACACCAATTGCAGTCTGTCGGTGACCATGTCCTTTGTAACGTTCACATCACCCCATCCAATGGATATTGTTGTAAAAACGTCCGTCGCGTAAATCTCGGCAACGACAAAACCACCCTCTATGCGCCATTTGGCCCAATAGTATCCCGGACGCATGGGTGTGTTGTCGCTCATCGTTTGTTCCCGATCCGGGCGTTCCAAATTTGTTCTACCTTCGAAGATTGTTTGTCGGTGAAGGTTGACCGCAACACGATGCTATCCAGGAAATTGACCTCCCATTCGCTAAGCCCCTCTTCAAGATCTAGCAACTCCCGGATCATGTTTTGGATGTCTTTGTCATTCATTTTCGCACCAATCCTCGACGAAATGCCTCCGCATTCAAATCATTCAAAATCGGGAAAAACTCCGATGCATCACCCCGCTCCATCGCGTCAATTTGTTGATCCAATACAAACGCACCATCACTTTCCGAATCGATCATCAACGATAGTGCATAGGCGGATTCGATTGATTTTTCGTGGTGTTGACGAACACAATTGATTGCATTCTGAAGATGCTCGTCCGTCATATCACAAATCCGGATGGTTTTTCCGGATTTCATCTTCCATTTTTTGGTCACCTTTCTCATTTCCGCACCAATCGTTTGCGGTTACACACGGCGGCGGCGATGCGCGGATCACCCTTCACAAACACCAACACCGTTTGGTGGGTACGGCCCACCTTGCGGGACCGTTGGAATTGCTTGGTGACCCGGATCGGCAACGAACCAATGGCCGTCAACAACATGATTTCGTTGTAGTAGCGTGCGCCGGCGTCCTCGAATGCCCGGATCGTGTCCGGAACCAATCCGTAATAATATCCTTCCTTTTCCCGTGTCGAACGCGCTTCCCCAACCACCCACACCGCAAACCGGTTATTTTTCAACCGCCGAACCGATTGTTTGATGATGTCGAAATAGGCACGTTTGAAGGTTTCATAGTCCATGTTGGACAAATCGCGCGGATGGTCCGAATAGACCTCCAAATCGGCGTAGGGTGGGCAACTAAAAACCAAATCGAATGTCTTTTCGTCGTTGAATTCCTTTAGCACCCCACGACTATCCCCGCAAATCCATTCGGCCGACCGATCGTCCAGGATTTTTTCCTGTTGAACCAAATTGGCACGGACCTGTTCCCCGCGTAATTCAATCCCCAAGTATTTTCGTCCCGTATGTCCGGCAACGATGCCGCGAACCGATCCGCCGGCGAATGGGTCCAACACCATTCCCCCATCGGGCGAAAACCATGTGTAAACACATTCGCACAACACCGGATCGAAAATCGATGTGCCCGATCCGGTATCCAGGATTTTCTTGGACACCGGGTCCAAATCCTTATATTCGCGGGTGCCGGCAACGAAGGTAAACCGCTTGGTTTCCCCATTGGACGCCCGGCCCAATTCCGATTCGATCCCCAGCGCCAACCATGCGCGCTTGCGGTCCTGCCAATACCCCGCCTTGGCGTCCAACACACTAAACGGGGGTACGACAAAACGTCGCTGTAATAGACTCGCGTTTACCGGGGCGTATGGGATGTTGAAGAACCCCTCTGCCCGTAGTTTCCTACCCACAACACACCTCCGGCCCTGAAATTGATTCTGCGCTAGTGAGGACGGCCACCCATGGGCCGGGATGCCAACCGTTTGGCGACATTGGCCCGGGGCGCGTTGGCCGGGGCCGAATTGGTGCCGGCTTCGAACGGTTCCATATCGGTCCGTTTGGACCCCACAACATGGCTAATCCGATACCGGCCCACCGGCATGGCATCGGCGGCGGCGCGGGCATCGGCGGCGGTCGCGTGACATGGTTTGGTGTCCCGATAGGTTTGCAACCGGGGGTCCAACACCGCCAATTTGTAAAATTCCTTGTCCATTGCATTCCTTAAAATGAAGTGTGATGACGGGCGGTTATGTTTGCGGACCCGTCATACCGCCGAACCTTACCTTTGCGCCGCCGGCGGTCCCTATGGCACACTTCATGGACTATTACTATATGATAGTCATGATCAAATGTCAATCCTCGTCGGTAAAATCCTCATCCGTGTCATCGGCATTTTCGATCATGTTCCAATAGGTATCCTCGGCCATTAACGCGCTGTCGATGGCGAATTGGCCAATGGCCAAATTCTGCGACACCAACACCTTCATGTTTTTCCGGTTGCCGCGAACCTTGGGTGCCGCAATACGGGTGAACCCCAAATCATATTCGGCCTCGGTTTGATTCAATGACAAAATGATGTCGGCCGTATGCTCCTTACCACGACCCTCCGATGCCCGTCCGGTGCGGATGATTTTGCCCTGCTTGGTTTCGTTGACCTGGCTAAATCCACACACCATCATGTTCCGCGCCCCGCCGATGCCGCGAAGGTCCACGGCTATCTTGGTCAATTCATTGCGCTGGTGTTTGGTGTCGTGGTCGAACAAATCCGGGTAATCGACGATCAAAATGTCCGGGATGAACGAATGCGCCCCCTCCATGTAATCCATGTATGCCTTCAATGTGCGGACGGTTAGTGTCCCGGATGGAAAATCCTTGACCCACAATTTGGGACGGTTACGCAACGGTTCCAATTTTTTCAACAACCGGGCGTAGGCATTTTTCCCGTTCAACGTCAACCGCTTCAATTCGCGGGACCGGTGACCAATGATCCGGCCTAATTCGTCCTTGTCGAACCGGCGGATAATCACATCGGCCTCGTCCAAACTCACCGAGCAAATGGCCTGCACGTATCGTTGCACCACTTCTTCCTGTGACATTTCACACGAGATGTGCATTACCTTGTAACCATGGCGAATCCCCATCTTGCCGATATGAACCGCGAACCACGATTTGCCCGTTCCGGTGTCGGCCAACGTCAAATGATATTTCTTACGTGCCGGTCCTAGTTTGTACCGGTCCAATTCGGGGATGCCTAACGGAAGGAAATCGGTTTCGTCGCGGTTATAGAACGACAATGCTTGGGTGGGATCATTTAGCAACAACCCCGGTGACAACGATTCCAGCGACGATCCGCGACCGGCCGACGCCATGATTGCCTCGGCCTCCAGCAGCGCGGTTTCGTCCCCGGTTTCCGCCTTGCGGCCCAACCCGATGATTTTGGCGGTATTGGCCTTCATCCGTTGGGTGCGGACGAATACCGAAACCTTATCAAATAGATATTTGCGGTTTAATCCCTTGGGTCCGTCCAATCCCCGCTTGACCGAATTCAATGAATCCAAAATCCGGTCGTACATTTCCGCCGAATCTTCTTTGCGGGCCTTAAGCGTATCCACCAAATCCATGGTGTGTTCGCCCGGCGGTTTCTTGTATTTTTCGTGGTAGTCGATCGCCGATTCGGCCAAATCCCGGTAGTAGGGGTCGAATTGCCGGGCCGGCACCAACGAACGGACAACATTGGCGGTCGGGGAATTGTCAAAGCAAATCAGCGCTAGAATTCCCTCCTGGATTGCGGTCGTCAATAGTTTCATTCAACCTATTTATACCCCAAATAAAAACCCATCCGCACCACACGGCACGGATGGGAATCGATAGGACACAACCAAACGGAAGTTTTTACTCGGACGAACGGCCCGGCAATAAAACCAATTTCAACAAACCGGCCGGCCCATAGCCGGGCAAATGCCGGTCCACGACCATGGCCACCTCGGTCATGCCATGGGCCACGGTGCGCGGGGTGACCGGGATGCGGCGCTTGCGCAAATCCTTGACGATCATTCCGCACAATAATTTGATGGCCCGGACGGTTTGAACCCGGGCACGGCCGGGACGCAATTCCTTGCGGATAAATTCCATCATCGTGTTTACGCCGACCATGAACCGTCCCCGGGTCGCGGTATTCAACACCGAAACGGGAACGAACCGGCCCAACAATTGCGACAACACCTTGGCGACCATCTCGGCATCATCGGACGTGCCAACGGCAACGGTCGGTGCCGCACCGGTCGGGTTTTGCAAAAATTGGATGCGCGCCGCCGCCTCCCGAAGTTTTTCCGGGGGCAACGTGGATAATTGTTCCAATACGTCAACCATTACAACATCCTATACTCCCGCAACCCAAAAATGGAACGCCCGATTTTAACCCACAATTTCCTTGCCGTTGTCCCGTGCCCATTTGCGGACCTCGGCCAATCGAAACCGGATACTGTCCCGCTCGTCACCCGGAACCACGACGTAGGGAAGGCCATGGTTAAACATCCATTCCCGGACCGTCAATTCCGATTTCCCGAACAACTGGACCAAACGTGCGGTGGTCACCAAACCACGCAAAACGGTGTACTTTCCCCGCCGTTCGGTTTTTTCCATCAAATCCATCGCCATATCACCTCGCAACTAACACTAAACTATAGTAAACCCCGGCCAACGTGGCAAGCAGAAAATGCAAGGGGTATAAGTAGGACAACAACCTATTTATATCCGTCCCACGGCTACGGATCGCTGCGGCAACCGTGGGGGCATGATCCGGTGGCCCCGTAGATCGGAATCGTTAAGACGCAGGGACCTGACCTTACCCTGCGCAATGTCCCGTTTGCATGGCGTCAATACCCGGCCCCAAGGGTTCACGACAAAACCGCACACGGATCAAACATTGGCTCCTTCGGTTGGAACAACGTGGTATCCCCTAGCGGATGCCTAAGAAGCCGGTAGATCACGACTACCTTAAATGACATTCAACCGGTCCTATGAGACCATACCCGGAACCATACCGCGTATCCCTCGGATTAGGATAGATTTCTTCATTGAAGAATTTCTATTGCCGAGGTGTAATTCTCTTCACTGATAATTACACCTCGGGGACTCCTAATCCACCACCCCTACCACCCGCGTGTAAACTCTCTTCTCTTATAATAGAATAGATGAATGAGAAATGAAAAATACAGCGCTTTATGGAAAACAGCGCTAAAATGCCCACCAATTAGCGCTTCTTGCGATCCAATGCGCGATTCTCCCATCAGCGCCAATCAACAGGGGACCATTCTCTCACCGAACTCGTCGAACGAAATTTATTATCTTCACGAAAACCACTTGCTTAGCGATGCACCGATGATCGCGATGACCTCTTCTGCCGTGGCTGGCCGTGGCTCAGCCGATAGGAAAGAGCCGCCCTCTTCCCAAAAAACAAATGCGTGGTCTGGATTACCCGTCACGGATCGCTCAACAAGGGTAACCGTCCCTGACGCGGGGCGGTCTCACGGCGTCGGTTATTCGTTGTTTTCCCTCCGGACACCATCCAAAATGATCCGTGAACAAATCGCGTTCCCAAAGTTTTATTTGAATGTGGATCGGTGGGATTCGATAATCCTTAGATGATACCCGCATAACATCCGGGGATTGGTGAACGGAAATCGGCGGAAACACCGCTACCGGGATCACCTGTTCCGGCCGTTCGTAATGAATGTGAAAAAACAACAGTTTCGTTCTTACGGACAAACCGGATGTGTTTTTAAGAAATTTTGCATCCACGTCCACGGAGAAATAACCGGGGCCGGAATGGATTTCCCGGATAAAGGTTTCTACCATGGATCGTTGGTATTCAACCCACACCACATTTAATCCTTTATCGGTTCAAGTTTGATCCCCCACACCCGATCCTCGGCCATGGTATTTTTGGTTTCGTTGATGATCCGGGCCAAATCGCCCAAATCCGCCGACGTGATTTCCCGTGGGATGTCAATCACGGCATCCACCAACACCGCCCGCGCGCTGTCCCCCAACCGTTTGTGGATTTGGATCGTGTATTGGCGATTGACCGATTCGGCGTCATAGCAACCATCACTGTCAAATCCCAAAGGGTTTAACATTTCGATCACCATCCGGGCGACCCTTTCATTTTTGAAGGTGGTGGCCTCGTCGAACGACACATACCGGTAATTGCCGAACCGGTTGATGGTTTTTATGAACCGTTTGCATTCGGTTGAAGGATCACGGTAGAAAATCACCCACCGGGCATCGTCCTTCAACAATTCCCGGATTTCGTTGAACCGTTTGACGGTAAACAAATCGATGATGTGGGAATCCTGGTAACGCAAATGGTTTTCCGCCTTTTCGCGTGAATCAAACCGGCCGGTGTCCCGCAACGTTTCCACGTTACCGTCCATGGGATTGATCGCCACAATGAAGTAGCCGGAATCAAAACCGGCGTAGTTGTCGGGGGATTTGGTTTTCATGGTTTGGTCCGTGTTAGCCGGACGCGCCGCGGGCGTGTTTCCCGGCCGTTAAGGGTGATAAAGGATGCTTCCATAGGCCGTTGATGCTTAAATAGCGGAAATCGACCGGGCGGCAGCGCCAAACGGATTTGACGGGCGTATAGGTCGAAATCAATTACCAAATCGGCCACCGTTTTTACTACGGAACCGAAATAACAAGCGCCGCCACGTTCCCGGCCGTAGCGCAAATAGTCGGGGAACAACGACGATCCCCGAACGCCGGCCGGCAGTTGTTGGAGCAATTGATCCAATGCCCGGCCCATTTATTCATCCCCCGGTTCGTCGTCATCATCGGTTTCGACCACCGGTGCGGGTTGGGGTGGCTCCTCCAAATTGTTGGTGGTGTTGCGCAACAAAACCTTGAATTGCGGTTGTCCCTGCAGCCGGGTGGCATTGGCGACATCGGCAAGGATTTCTAGCGCCAGCGCCGCATAGTCCGGCACCGAAACCTTGAATGTAGAATTGAAAACCTCGCCCATTTCACTTTCAAGGGTCACCTGGTAATGCTTCATGTGCAACGGTTCGTCGCGGAACACAACGCCGATCATGCCGCGCGGAGGTTTTATTTTGGACAAAACCTCCATGGCGTCCCGCCACCCGTCGAACCGCTTGGCCGATTCGACCGTGTAGGTGGTGTCGATCCGTTTGGGTGTCGCCCGTTTATCTAGGTATTTGGTTTTCCACCCGGACGCCGGATTCTTGGGAAGGAATGCGACCAAAAATGGTTGCTCCGCGACCGTGGATTGTTCGATTTTGCCCTCGTCCCCCATGTTCCACGATTCATTTTCCAACAACTTCTCGGCCGTTACCCGATCCGGAAATTCCGTGGCGTCGTCGATGTTGGGCGTGAAGGTGGAATGTTCCCCGACCAACCGAAGGTAGGCGCGGGGTGAACCCTCAAAATAGATGTAGAATTTGGTGCGGTCCATGGATTCAATCCTTTGTCAATTTGTCCATAACTGGCCCCAACCCCTTTTTGTTCATCGATCCGACCCGTTTGAAGGGGACGGTCAAAACCAGGCCGCAACCATACCACTTTGATTCGGGATTGCGGATAAAACCATAACGTCCTTTGGCGGGTTTTTCCTGAAACCCCTCGTAAACCTCTAATTCCTTGGTGTCCATGTTGACGATGTATCCCCATTCGCACATGACACTGTTGTAAATAAAATCGTTCCAATTCAACATAACCCCGACCACCAGGGTTTTGTACAACTCCCCTTGCAAACGGCGAAGCAAACAATACCAATCCTCTGCGGTTTGGTTCCCGACCGATATATCGGAAAAACGGCCGTACAACATTTGTTGTTGAAGGGTTGGTTTGGTTTTGCGACCAACCAATTCGATCCGGCGAACGCGCTTGCGGAGATTGTCAATGCTGGCGTAACGCTTCAACATGATGTTAAGGTCATATAGAACGGCATCCCCCAGCGCATCGGGTGCGCTGTCGCAATGGTTAATTGAAAGCTTGTCCGCACCGTCGATCCGAAATCCAAAAACGCCACGGGTAGACATGATAATTCCTTATCGGTGTGGTTTCCGTTTTAGTTTCTTCCGGCGCTTGGCCGGTTTTTCATCCAGCGCCCGCTGGTTGGCCTTGATCTCATCCAACATATCCAAGGCGCGCTGCCGGCCCGGTTGGGTGTCCTGCGGTTTGGCTATACCCAGGTGTTGTTGGATCAACGACGGGTCGGGCGTGGGATCATTGCCGTAGACCGTGAACGGGTCCAACCCAAGGTTGATAATGGCTTGGTCGATGTTTTTCTTGATTTGTTCGGCCAATTTGGGGTTGCGTTCCATGCGGGCGCGTTTGTAGTCATTGACCCAACCCTGCAATCCGGGTGGGATCGTTCGACGTAATGCCTCGCCGATAACCCGATCCGCCTCCTCCACCAATTTCGTTTTGAATTTGGTCAATGTGGATTGAAGGATTGATTGGGTAGCATAGGGCGATGCCGTTTGGGGTGAATCAAACGCCGGTTGGTTGGGTGGTTGTGCGGCCGTGACGCCTTCCGTCGCGATGGGTTGTTTGGCCTTGCAATAGAAATTGTTGGACCCGGCCGGCAATTCCTCACCGGTTTTCATGGCGTCGGACGCGATTCGGCACATTTGCCGCAACCGGGTGAATTCATCGACCGGCATCGAAACGTGAAGCTCATCCCCGATTTCGGTCCGAAGAACCAAATAGACCTCGATGGTTCCATTGCCCGGGTTGTATAGACATACCCGTTGCGGTGACGTGTTGCGGTATTTGATATTGGTCATGGTTCATCGTCCTCATTGTTCCTGTGGATAAATCGCGTTACCCACGGCTCCCGCCATTCGCAAATCCCGAAGATTATAGCGCACGCGGCATAGATGTTGCCGAACACCGCCCGCGTGGTGTGGTCGTCCGTATGAATTGCGACGATTGCCGCTAATGCATAGACAACAAGGAAAAACAAATGGGGCTTCATCGACTATTACTATATAATAGTCATAGCCGCGTGTCAATTGAGAAATCCACCACGGCGTATTTCGAAGGGTTTTTCCGCCGATTTGCGGCGCTTGCGGTTGGACCTTTCCAACGATTGTAATTGCACCGCCAACGTGGCCCCGCGAAGGTAGGCGATGGACCACGGAACCGATAGGGTTAGGCGGGTGCCCTTGCGACGAAGCAAAATGGCGTGGGGTGTTTCGGCTACCAACAACGGCCGTCCGTCATAGACGGTTTCGGTTTGATGCCACACCGGGCGGATGCGTCGTTTAATTGTGGTCATTGTTTCTCCGATTCGATTCCAAGATCTCGGCAACCACCTCACAATGGTCATCGCCGCTCAACCCCTTTTTTGAAAAATCGCTTGTGTTGTCGCATCATTACGCGAATGCGATCATCCACAAACTCTTGTTGCTTGTCATTCAATTTATCCTCGCTTTCGTTTGGGTCGGTTGGCCGGCGCACGTTTGCCGATTGTAAAGACATAGCCGTTATTGGCCAATACATGCTTGGCGCACGCCCGGCCGAAATAAAACAAACCCTGGGAATGTTGGGCCGGAACGGAACCGGGCAACCCGTATTGTGAGGTTCGCATATCCAATTCCAATTCAACCATCGTTTTGGGGTTTAGTTTTTCCCCGCACCGTTCGCAATGTGGATCGTTAATTTCGGTCATGCGTTCCCTTCGGTTTGACTATGACTAAATAATAGTTTCCGGATCGGCATTGTCAATAGAAATCTTTAGAAAAATTGGATTTTTCGTCCTCCGAGACGGATATAAGGGAAGGTGGAAAACTCTAGCGTGGTTCGATGATAACAGATTTTTGGATTTTTCCTTTGACATTTCCATAAAGGTCGTCATACTTCAAGGAAATGGCCACACACGGCCGAAAGGACAAACCAAATGACCGTGGCACTACTACAAGGAGCAAACGATGCGAAACCACACACATTAGACCAATCCGGACGATGCGAGTTAATCACAACGACCATGGCGATGGCCCGGAACCTATCGCGGTCGGACAATCGAAAATGGCGATACACACCGGGCGTTCCGGCGATATCGCCCGCCCCGATTCCGGTTGGTGCCGAACGCATGGCGGCAATCCGAAGGGGCAATGAAATTGACCGAATGAATGCCATGCGAACGACCGAGAACACGTACACCCCGGACATCCCCGGGGAAGGACCGGATGACATGTCGAAGAAGAACAAGAAGGCGGCAATCACCAACAAGAAGGCGGCGGCAAAGCGCGCCAACGAGTCGAAGCGTGCCAAGTGGCATGGCCTGGGCGTTATCAAATTGATTACCCACATGGGCGCGCTCAATGGCAAGGGTAAGGAATACTACTCGCCCAACCGTGCCATGAAGATCATCAAGGCCGCCGGTTTGGACACCACGCTTAACACGATCATCGCCTACCTCGGCGACGGCAAGCGCGGCCTGGGTGTGGTCGATTTCAACCGCGAACAATTGTCGGCGTTCCGCGAATTGGCCGACAAGTACCCGGCCGATCCGGACGAGAAGCCACGTTCCGCCGGACGGATCAAGAGATCGGGCAAAAAGAAGGACAAGGGATCGTCCAAGAAGACCGACAAGAAGTCCAAGTCCGGCAAGAAGCACAAGAAGGCCGCGAAGGCCGAAGAATCGTCGGACGTGGACGAGGCCGAATTGGCGGCGGCGCAGGCCGAGGCCGATTTCGACGGCGACGATGACTAACCGCCGATCCACCGGCGACCGATGACGCGATGCCCGGCAATCCTAACACGGTTGACCGGGCATTTTCATTTTTATTAAGATTTTAGTTGACAAATCCGGCCGATACTATTACTATGTACAAGTCAAATGACGGTAGGAGACACCACATGCGATTTGACCAAACCCACGCGATTGTCAAACGACTCGAGGACCACCGGATAACCGGCGAACCATTCCAATGTTCCGGCCCGGTCGGTTGCGATGATTTCGCCATTTCCTGCAAAATCGGTGAAAAGGTTTATCATTACGCCGATGAAGAAATGGTAATGGTTTATCCATCGACCAGGGCCGAGGAAAATGGTGGCCCGTTCACGACTATCGACAAGGGCGAATTTTGGCAAAGGGTTTTGGACAATTTTTACGGTCCCCGGCCGGCAAGAGCATGAACCCAAAGATTCTACAACGGATCGCGCAATCGATTGAATCGGACGCGGCCGACACCACCCGCTACCAAGCGGAATTGGTGGCCAACTACACGCCCGGAACCGTGGAGAATTGGCAGGGGATTTTGCAACGGGTGGCGACCCTTGACCGCCAATGGCGGGAGGCGCGGGAACGCCAGGATCGTCGATTCAATCGCCGACGGCGTATAAATAGGGTGGCAAAATGATTATCGAATTGATCGCAATCTCGTTCATTTGGCATGAATCCTTCTCCCAGCGGGGATGGATTCAAATCCCTATCCCGGTCTACCGCGCCGGCGGTATGATCCCACAAACAATTGCCCGGCCCATCACACAACCCGGCCGGAGGAAGGATGGTGTTAAGCGGACCCGCCCCATGGCCGTAGGTTGACCGATAGCACATCCCTATAAAAGATGGATTGGCCTAAAGAGAATAATGACGGCAAGGATAGACGGCTCTATCCTTGCCGTCGTTCATTTGGTGTATAATGTAGTTATCATGCGATTGATCCGCGTAACGCTTGCCTATTTCCGTTCGTTCCGAAAACCACAGACATTTTACTTCGGTCGTCGTCCCGGGTTGTATCTATTGCTTGGCGACAACCAAACCAACAAACGGTTGGGCGGGAACGCGGCCGGCAAATCCACATTGTTAGACGCCATATCGTGGTGTCTCTACGACAAAACCCTCCGTGGCCTCCGCGCCGGCGACATCGCCAATTGGCACGGCGAGGGAATGCCCACGGTGGACGTTGAAATAGAAAACGACGGACGCTATATTGTTTCGCGAACGTGGAACCCCAATTCATTGACGGTCACGCACCGCGATAAAACGCGAACGATGACGCAAGCGGAATTGGAGAAATGGTTGGGCATCAACCACCCCACGTTTTCCGCCACGGTCCTTCTTGGACAATTCAACCGGTTATTCCTTGATTTGTCCCCGGCCGAAAAATTGGCCGCGTTCGCCCATACGTTGGGGTTGGACCAATGGGACCGGGCGGCGGATGTTGCGAAAAAACGGGCGACAACGGTTGCCCAAACGATTGCGGAACATGATCGGCGGATGGCGCGGATCGGTGGTAAAATTGCCGCGACGTTAGCCGAACGTAAAGAGCTTAAGAAATTAGCGACGGCATGGGATCGAAAGCTTAGTGGTCGTTTACTCGATCTTAAATCCCAGCTAAAATCGGCCAAACGCCGACGAAGGTTGGCCAATGCCAAATGGATCGAAACGCAGCAATCGGCGGATCACATCGACGCGACATTGGAGAGTTTGTCCGGCGAAATCCGCAAATTCGACAAATTGCACTCGGATCAATCGAAGATAGTCAACCGGTTGACCGGGGAACATGACACGGCCGTTAGACGGTTGGCCAATGCCAATAAGCAATTAGGGCTTCTTGAAACGGCCAAAGCGCAATGCCCGACGTGCGGTCAACCGATCAACCCGGAGCATTTGCAACGGGAATTGAAGGGAACCCGGGCGGCGATCCAATCATTGAAGGCGGCGGAAATCCACGCCCATGAAATGTTGGCCATGGGCAAGGAGTTGTTGGGTAAATATGCCAAGCGATTGTCGGGCATGTTGGACGCCAACCAACAACTATCCGCGTCCCGAACCATGGCCGAACGCATTTGCGGGGGCGCTAAACGGGATTACGACCGGGCACGCGACAAAATGTCGGACCTATCCCGTAGGATCGACGAAGGCACCGAAAACCCCCACCGACACCAAGTCATACGCCTTAATCGATCCTTGGCCCGTCTGCGTTCGACCCGTGACCGACTAGCCGAAACCCGTGGCACCTATGACGCCGATCTACGGACGGCCGAATTTTGGCACCGGGAATTTAAGGCGTTGCGGTTGTGGTTGATCGAATCCTCACTTCGTCAATTGACCATTGAGACCAACAATAGCCTAATCAATCTTGGGTTGCGTGGATGGCGGATCGAGTATGATGTTGAGCGCGTCACCAAATCCGGAACGCTAACCCGGGGATTTACCGCCCACGTGTTTGCGCCGCACCACAAGAACCCCGTGAAATTGGAGGCATGGTGCGGCGGTGAATTCCAACGCTTGAAACTCGCGGCCGCAATCGGCACCGCCGCATTCCACCGCGCCCGGACCGGTGTAGACATGGGCGTGGAAATGTGGGATGAGCCCACGCAACACCTTAGCCGGTCGGGCGTGATGGATTTAATGGACCACTTCGCCGATCGCGCCCGTGATGAAAACCGTGAGATTTGGATCGTGGACCATCGCGCCCCGGCCGCCGGGTCGTTCGTCGATACCGTCACGGTCCGCAAGCGCAAGGATCAATCCCAAATCATCGGCGGCCGGATGCATTATGGCAACGCCACCGGGTTTTCACGTGATAGCCGATCCAAATGGCAACGGCGTTTGAAACGGTCTACCTAGATTGATCCTCGGCGAATTTGACGCCGGCCAAGAATCCCATGATGTATTGGTTGATTTTGTGCAACGATTCGGGTGAACCCTTGATCGTCACATCCCAAAGATTATTTTCGGGGTTGCGGCGTGATTCAACGGTGATGTCGTTGTATTGGTTGATCCAACCGCTATAGGTGATTTCCTTGGCCAGCGGGGCGTTCATTTGATAGCCAAGTTGTGCGTCCGGTGTTGGCGTGATATCCGCCGGCGTTTCCACGATATTCCACGTGTCCGACTCCACGTCATAAACCGCCGTGGTCCGGATGCACCGGACGTAAATGGCCACGTTACCGATGGGATACTCGTTATTATCGATAAGAACGGCGTTGTCGTGGTGGTTGTGATCCACCAACCATTTCTGCGCTCGCTTGTAGTCGGGAAAGAATTTTGGTGCGGTGGTCAATGATTCGGGCGGATTATCCCCTAGAACATCGGCCGTGTGACCAATGAAATATTCCCTGTCGGCCGAAACATGCCGAAGCGTTTTGGTGTGAAAGGCCAGACCGGTCGGGTGTGATGGATAAACGACCCACCACCTACCCTTGGCCGCGCTATACGACACCACCCCGATTTCGGCCAGGGTTTTGTTGATGCCCCTAATAAGCCGGTGTTGCTCCTTTATGTCGATCATGCATTCGGATTTGACGGCGACACAATCCCCGGGTTTGAAAGCAGGCATGTGGTCCTCCTAGTGTGTTTTGGCGTGATGTAAAATCGTTCGCGTGATTCCCTTAGTTGGTCAATTCATCCAGCGCATCGCGGCCGATCCGCAAACCGTGTTGCAACCCCTCGACGAAACTTTTGATGGATCGGATATCCTCCTCCGTTCCCCGGAAAACAACCTCCGTAACCGGTTTGCCGGTATTGGGTCCGGCGGTTGGCGTGATTTTCCGGTAGGTTACGTTGTGTAATTCCAGCATGTAGTCCAAAACGCAACGCCATACCCTTTCATGCGCGAATTGAAGGGTGATGTTGTGGGACGTGTCGGCCGGTTTTGCCGGCGGTTCAACGGCGTGTATTTCCCACGTGTTACCGGTCCAACGGGCGAAATGATCCTGCCCCAAATCAAGGAAAATTCGCACGTTGTCCGGGTGTTGTGTAATGTCGCCCGGAAAATGAAGCAACCCATCATCGTCGCTGCCGGCCTCGCTAATGCCCATTTGCGCATCGGCTAACGATTCATAAACCAATCCGTCAAGGGGTTTTGGCACCCGTTCCGGCCAAGTGCCGATAATGATTTTGGTCCGTTCGGTTTCCAGGTATTGCTCCGATACCCAAACCCCGCACGGGTGTGAGGGGAAACGAACCAGTAGGCCGGTTCCGATTCGATCCACCATCACACCCGATTCATATTTCATCGGCGCGGATGTCATTTCTCGGCGGAAGGCCGGTTTTACATGAACGACAAACATGATTTTGTCCTCCGATTAGAATTATACCGGATGCACGGGCGCGAACCGTGCAAAAGCGCTGATGATCCGGTTAGAACCGTTCCCCATTGGCCCGTTTCCATAGCGTGAAGGATACGCTATCGACCACTATGCGGGGTTGCCCGGGCAACAACCGCCCTACGTATTCCTTCCAACCGTCCAAATCGGCCGGCGGATCGTCGGGCATCGTGATATGATCCGCAATCGTGTCGATTTCATCGAGATCAAGCATGGATTAAACCCCTTAGTCACTTATACGGATTCCACCGCTCGCCGGTCCATCGGTATAGCCTGTCGCCAGCAATCATTTTCTTGCTGGCCTCTTTAACTGTCTTGTGAGCTGCCGCAACTTCAACCGTTCCGTCTGGCAACGTGCGGACGGATGCGAAGTCAAATATCGGATTGCCCGCATCCTTCAACGCTGCTAAATCCCCTACCCGGTTAAGACGTTCGCATTCCTGTTGTGCTTCATTTTCCGTGTGGAAGAACATTTCGGCATACCATCCAAAATGTTGGCCGATGCTGTTGGTGTACCAGACCAACCCAAAATCCACGCGGTCGAAAACAACCGGGCGCGGGTAGTATTGAAGATCCTCGTTTACGTCGAGGTGCCAAATCGTTGCGCCGACCTTGGGAAGTGGTTGAAGCATAAATCACCTTCCTATCGTTCGAAGCGGTCGTGAAATTGAACGGCCGTTCCGCGCACCCCGCCTAATTCGGCTACCCGGTCGTGATAGCGCGAATCGCTGCTATTGATAAACGTTCCGCCGAACATGCGTACCCCGCCCGGCCGTGATTGCACCCACGTTGCCGTAGCCGTATCCAATTCGGCCGGCACCGCAATGACGTGATCGCGTGAACCGGGGCCGTTAATCAACATCACGGCCGGCGCGTCTTCACGGGGCATGAAGGGGCCGTCGCAATTGACAAGGGTAACGGTGTCGAAACGACCGCTAATCCCACCGCCGGAACAATCGCCCAAAACCGCGCTTTTGAATATTTCCGCACGCAATCCCATTGGGTAATTCCTCCAAATCGGGAATGAAAATCAACGCAATCCATTGTTGACAAACCACCGCCAAAACGCAAGGAAATTCCTGCAAAAATTCTAACCCATGTTCCGATGGAACCGGTTGTAAAGCGCCGATGCTACCTCGCCATAGTCAACGGACATCAACGATTCCCGCAGGATCATGCCATATAACGTGCCGTCGTCGCGTAACGGGTTGTGGGTATTGACGTATCGCGGCAACCAATCAATCAATTTGGCCACCACCACATCACGCGGTTCGGCATCGATCGGCCGCAGAAATGCCGTGATGGAACCGATTGCGTTCGGATCATTGGCAAACCACCACACAACGCGCCACGTGGCGCGATTGGCGAAGGCGTTGCTATCGGCATTGGGTGCCGGAAATTTAATCTTGGCCATGGTAAACACCTCCAAAATGGGTAACCGTCGATGCCCGGTAACGATCCGGGCAACACGTGATGAAATATCGACGGAAAACGGCGTTAGGCCGACAACCGATGACCGCATTTGTCACAGAACCGGTTGCGCAGCGCGTCCTTCATCACGGCCAATGTGTTTGAAATGATGTCGGGCACGTAGGGATTTTCAAACGGATCGGATGCATCGCGGTAGCCTGCGGTGTTGCCGATACTATCGGCCGTGATCCACGGTGAATCATCGTCCAATCGGTATTGACCCGACACCACATAAACACCAAGGTTTTCCATCCGTTCGATGTGTTCGCGCTTGGATCGTTCGGATAGGTGATCCCACGTATCCAAATAGGAAAAATCCGGATCGGTTTCCGGTGTTAACACGATCCGGACCAAACCACGTGATTTCAAATGGTTCCATCGATCCATTTCGCGGGCAACCACAAGGGAACCAATCGCCGACGCGCCGGCAAAACCAACAATCCCGGCCGATCGAACGCGACGATATAATCTTCGCAATGAATTGGTCATAATAGCACCATCGTGATAATTAACGCCCCCACGTGAAGGAAAACTAGCTATTGCCGGTCGTTATCATCCGGGTATCCATCCACCCATTTTGTCATGGAACGCCGATCCAACCAATTGTAGAGAAATTTCGGAACGCGCCCACCAAAACCAATGCCACCAATGTAGAACGTCCATTCGGGCAACGGTGAATGAACGCCCGTGGTATCCAAACGGAAAAAATGGCCGTATCGCCCGCGAACAAAACCAATGTGGAAATCGAAAAGGCCACGGAAAAAACGCAACGGGGAAAACCGCCCGAATAGCCGGGATCGGCATGGAAAACAAAACAATTCAAAACCACACCCGTAGCCGGGCGAAACAAAACGCCCTAGATAGTTGCACCGGCCAATAAAAACACCGAATGAAACCGGTAAACCATCCAAACGGTAAAAACGTTGTCGCCATGAATGGCGTTTGTAGATCGTGATGGGCATAGGAAACACCTTCGCATGTGGAAAACCGATTCATGTGGTGGAAATACAAAACGATGGGAAAAACTTCCAAAAAATGAACCATTAAATCCGGAAAACAAAACAGGGTGTCAATAACACCTCTCTGCGTGAAGCTTTTAATATAAGCTATTTACGTGAAGCTTCCGGTGTTGACGCCTCCAATTTGCCGGCCAGGTACGCGTACAATTGGCGTGATGGAAGCACATTGCCGATGCCCGACCCCGTGACGTATTCCGCACCACCACCTTCGGTTGTTTTCATCAACGCGAACCCACGCCCGGTGTGGCGTTGCAAAAAACAATGCCCGGGTGTGGTGGGTTGAAGGGTTTGTTGGCGTTCGTTCAACCGATCCACCAACCGTTGAACGTCGTTTCGCAAGATGCGCTGCATGGCAAATCTCCTATCGTTTGGCGTGAAGATTTAGTATGACGCGTTCGGCGTGATTGTCAACACAATTCTGCGAATTAAATGTACAATTTACCATCGTCGCCGACGTACAAATTGCATTCGCCGAATTGCTCCGAAGCTTCGGTCAATTTCTTGCCGATGTCCGCATGTTCCGGATCGTTGACGCCGTACCGGTCCCAAAACCCGGACCCGTGGCCATTGCGCGTCAACCAAAAATCGTGACCGTGATCGCGCGGCGTGAATCCGAATTGTTTTAGCAATTCGGCGTTGTCGCGCTGGAATTTGGTGCAATCGTCGATGATCCGGACCAACGCATCGGCGTGAAGATCATCGGGCGCGTAGTGATCCTCCAACGGCGCATCATTGCTATCGTTCGATATCCACAACGCGCATTCGATGTAGCCGGCCGTGAATTGATCCAATTTGGGCATAAATCACCTATCGGCGTGAAGCTTTGGCGTGATGGTCCGCGCGTCGCGGACCATCGAAGCGCCGGCGCAACCGTTAGGCTACGCGCGGCGTGATGGTTTTACGATTCAATACACGTTTGGTTGATATCATCCATGGCCATATGTTCGGCCGGTGTGATGATCCGTTGCCCATGCGCATCGGTTTTGAGCGCGGGATTAGACGGGCCGACGATGCCCGATTTGGTGTTATCGATGTGCAACGTTGCGCCGCATAGGTTGCGTGATCGGCGTAGCCATTCACATAGCACGTGGAACGATGCGAATAGGTGGCTACACGTGTAGCCACCATCAAAATAGACAATCAATTGCCCGTTGCCGTCCGGATCGTCCGGCGATGTGTTGATCCGGTGAATCGAAACCAAATGGACGTTGTGGTTTGATGCGAATTCGACCAAACCGCGAAGGTTTTTGGATTGCCGCACGACCGCGCCGGTGGCGTCGATGATTTTGACACGTTCCATGTTTCCATCCTATCGGATCGATGCCCTATTGCATCGATGGTATTTTGCCGGTGATGATGTGATGTTGAAGCTTGCGGATGATCGCCCGCACATCGGCCCGGGCACGATCATTGTTGATGTGTTGCAATAGATCGGTCAGCGCGTTGAGCGCTTCATCGCAACCGATTTCATGCAACGCGTTGATCGATGCGCCGGCCGTGTGGCTAAACACGTTGATGGCGGTGGAAATCCACGCCATATCATCGGGCGACAAATTGAGCGCCGCCACATCCACCAACCGCCGCGCCGGTTTGCCGTCGATGTGGTCGATGATCGATTGGATGATTGGTGCATATTCAACCGATTGTGTGGGGATGAATTCTACCAGCGCGCGGCGGATGAATTCCGGTTTGATTGCGCCTAGATCGGGATTGCCCAACCGGGTTCCCAGCGCATGCGCGATCGCATCGAAAACCATCGGCCGTTGTGTGTCGCTAAATCGCATTTGGGTTCCTATCGTTTTTGGGTTCCTATCGTTTTTGGTTTAGCACCATTACTAAACCATAGTCAAATGATGACCATGGTATCGGCGAATGTCAACACCAAAATGCATAAAATCTTCGAATTTATTTTTGGCGTTGATGATCGGCGTTGATGGTTGGCGTTGATAGCGCTAGCGCTTGGAAGCGCAGCGCTAGCGCCGCCGGCGCGCCGCCCGACACGCCGATTGAACCACCGCCCGCCCGGGCAATGGACAATGGCCCGATGCACAATCATGCATGGACCGGCACACCCGAAAAATCTTTTTCATGGCATGGCGATTGCTGGAAGCTTCGGCGATGAAAAAATTCCAAAATAATTAGAAGATTTTTGTTGCATCGGTCGATGGATTTATGGTAATCAACACACATCCGCAATGGTGCGGACCAAACGATAGGATGGAACCCATGATCGCAACGATTCAAAAAACGTCGGCCGATGGCCACGCAACCAACGGTTACACGGTAACGATTTCGGGCGATGGTGCCGAGACGATCCGCGATCTATTCGGCGACACCACATTGCCATTGCCCATTACCCACGCCGCGCCGATGCACCGGGCAATTGAAATGGTCCGGCGCATGCCGCTATTGATCGGCGCGGAAATCCGCACGGCCGAATAGGTCGAAGCATTTAGGGGGTAACGCCAAACGATAGGATGGAACCCATGCTAACGATTCACCACAACGGAAACACCTACAACTACCATCGCGGCAAAATCACGCCGATCAACGAACGCACGGCCGCGCAAAACGAACGGTACGCGCTGTACGCGGGCATCGATTGCGCCCGCTACGTCGCCCCGGAATTGGACCCGGCGAACCCGGCTAATTGGCGCATGGCCGACGGCGATGCACCAATCGGCGCACGGTTCCAACCGGCCATGAAAAATAATTAGAAGGTTTTTGTTGACACGCCGATAGAAGATTGTCAAACTACATCCATGGCAAACGCAATGAACCAATTAGCCAACTACATCCGCAACCACGGCAATCAAGCGCAAATCGTCAACGGAATGTTGATGGTTTTTGATAGTCAATGGGATACCGTGGCCAAGCGCGAATGCGGCAAATGGATCGTGGTAGCGCCGACATGGCGCGCGGTCCGCATTTGGCTAGGCTATTGATCCAACACGATAGGTAACGATCCACCTATCGGCCGGCCGGGCGCAGCGCATCGAACGTAGGTGCGCTGGCCCGGTGCGGTTTACCGCCCATGCCACAATGGCCCGCGGCGCAACGGAACCGGCCCAAGGATCGACGATCGACGCCGCAACCATGCTAGGGTAGCCAAACGACCGTCCAACGCCGCAAATCGAACGGAAATCACGCGATGCGAACGGGTGCAGAACGATGGAGGGGAGTCCCTATGGCCAGACCCACCCCGGCAAGAATCGGGCTCCCCACACATTCACACTTCTGTCTCAGGTTACCTCCTGAAGATTTATAAATCATCACACCCCCCCCCCCCCCCCCCCCCACAAAACCCCCCCCCCCCC